TCTTTAATTGGTCGCCTAGCTGGTTGAGTCCTACGTTGGTGAAGATGGCATAATTGAGGGTATCGCCCCTAGTTAGTGAATTTACATATAGACCATATTGGTTAGTTAAGATTGGATTCGTACCGAGAGCATCAACGACTTCGAAATGCTTAAGATTAGATACAAGACCCGATGCCTGGTTTCCAAGATAAGCCTGTGAACGAAATCCAACAGAATTATCTACATTGATATTCGCTCTATTATCTGAAATAGCAAATATTGATTTATTTCCTATTACTAGCCCTGTGTGAGAACCTGCGACTCCCATGAAAGCAGTATTTTCTAATGAGACAACTGTTGCGTTAGGCTGGTCCCAAGCAGTATTTACCTTAATAAATGTCCTGACTCCCCGAATTTCTCTACCCCCTGTGGGAGCGAGTGAGGTAATAGTGGTCGTAAATTGCGTTCCTGCACTTGAATTGCTTGTATAATTCCCGCTAAACGTTGTTTGGAAATTATTTATTTGTCTAGAACCCGTATCAGGTGTTGTTACTGTCTGTAATATTCCACCATCGCCTAATATTGCCAACAGTGAACCTCCCCCACTTTCCTGCACCTCTACTATATTTTCTAATTGTGTAGCATTTGCCCGAATAGCCAATTGCAATTCATCAACACTACCAGCTATAATTAATGGCCCAGTCATGGTATATCCCGCCGCTTCTACCCATTCCTCCGATGCAATTTCAGCATATGAGCCGCTAATAGTTGTCACAAATCCAGGACCAGAGAAATTTAGCCTATCTGCTGAACCAAGCGGCACGCCATCATCCAATATGATTACTGTGCCAGACACAGACACATCGGTGGAAAGTGGAGCAAGTCTAAGGTCGTAGATTTCGCTCCAATTTATCCATTGCGTTCCTGATGTTAGATAAACCGCGGCAATAGGAATGCCTTGCTCCGAATCAGGCATAGCAATGAAATTGGTAAATGTTCCGCTGGGTTCATATGCATTGAATTCGGGACCAGCAGTATATTGTAAAATCCCATCATCTGGGTCTATATAAACCGTGACGAATTTGCTGTTGTGCGCACCCGTGGGCTGGAAACTTTCAAATCCGGCTGACCCACTACCAGGCCACCAATTATATTTCCCGTTTGCAAAATAATAGCCCGCTTCAACATAAATGGACTTAGTTCCGGTATCACTAGGGCGTGGAAGTAGCGGCATGAATTGTCGCTTGTAAATCCAGGCAATATCACCTCCGGTATTTGGTGCGCCCGCAAAGGAATGGTCAAGTCCATGGCTGGGCAAATAACCGCCGCCGCCCCAATCAGCATAAGCACCAACATCGCGAGCAATCACCTTCCATCTAATGGGGTTATTTTCATCCCGCGCTACCAAAACGGGCAAGTCAAAATGCCTACCGACAGTATCATTAAATGCTTGAATAGGCTCGGACGTAGCCCCCCGAATTCGCACCCATACATAATCTGGACGGTTGGATACAGTAACTACGGGACGCCCATCATCAAGATAAGCGCCTAGTAGTCCCGGATGGATAACTGGTTTATCAACCTTGCCTTTTAGGGCCTCTCCAAACGCGCCCTCAAAGGCCTTGCGCCCTTTATTTGCGACCATGACTAACTATCACCCCCAAAGGTCGCAATGAAGCCTAGCGGCTGTCCTAGGTCGCCCTGGGTCGTACTAGCAACGGTTAGGATATCTCCATTTCTATCTGCCCAGGAGCGACCACCATCATCGCTCCCAATTATGGTTGCAGGACCTGCAATCGAAGCCGTTATTGATTTAAACGCATAGAATTTTGATGGGTCACCAGCATTTAATTGAAATCCATGCCGCTCAAATGAATCCCAAAATCTTAATAATTCCCAGCCGCCACCAAAACTAGCAGAGCGAGCGAACACGGTCTCAGGATTGGTCGTAGCCTGTTGAACAAACATACCATAAATCATTCCATCAGCGGGATGGACACGCAATGACCTCTGTCCATTGTGGTCTTTTCCTGCTGTCGTTCCGACCCATCCAAATGCACCAAATTGCATGGTTACATCTATACGATTCTCTAAACCATCAACAGAATAGATGAGCCGTGCAAGGTTACAACTCGCAAACCGCGTTCTGTCTAAGTATGAGGCCAAAACTGTAAACTGCCCTGAAATCACCAAATCACGAACACCGCCGCAGGTGTTGCCGGTCAATTCATCTAGCGTCCGAAACCATATATTCTTGCCGCCATTAATACTATAATATATTTGCGCCTCATCGTTTCCACTACCTGCCAAACTTGCGTAAAGTATTGTGCCCAAATCATCAAATGCTAAAAATCCAGGTGAAAGCGGATTTGAACCGGGACCAGCCGCCCCCGTCATTGTTCCAACATCATTTTCATCCCATGTATCACCGCCATCAAATGTAACCGCTACTTGGTAATGAGGCCCGCCAGGTTTATTTCCATTACCAAAGAATACGACATGCGCGGGGTCTATGGGATTTATTTGCAAATCAACATAATGAATATTGCCAGAATTAGTTATTATATCCTTCAATTCAGCATCACTGATTGACTGGACGAATCCGGCACCAGAAGACTTATATAGCCCATCACTAGCTGTCATAATCCACATAGACCCATCCGGCCCAATGCGAAAGGCCACGATGTCTGTGGCGGCAGAGATAGAGACCTCTTCCCAGTTCGGGCCAGAGAGTTCCCAGAAATTTTGTGTCCGGAAAACCCTGCCGCTAACCGTGTTATCAAAATAAATCACGTATACATATTCTTCGACAAGCGGCGGCGGTTCTGGTCCGGGAACATCCGGGAAGGGCGGAATCGGGGGTATGGGCGGAAAGTCTGGAAATTCAAATTCAGGTAAATCCGGGGTATCATAGGGCGGGTCTACGGGGATATTTACCTTTCTGCCGGTTATTGTTTTCAGCCCTTCGGTCTCTTCGCTGGCAGCAATGTTCATGAGCAATAGATTCTGTACCGGATTATATTCATAGAATATTTCTTGCGGCACAAACTTCTTTCCATTCCAAATCAGCCCTCGGAAATTGTCCGCGGCCGCCAATGTGATTTCTACGCGCTCTTGCGGCGCAATGTCAATATGTCGATAATCCCCGGCAATGGGAATATCGATTCTAGGAAAGCGTGAATTTATTTTGTTATATGTCAGCGCAACAAGGTCATTTAGCTGCCCTTGACCAGCAAGAACTAGACCCGACTGCCTTTGGACGGACCCAAAATAGTCGGCTGGGTCACCTGGTGCGGATGAGATTATTGGAGTGTTGCTTCCGGTCTCTGGACCTGAATACGCAATTCCGCCCAACTCAACATATGCGACTATTGGCGTGGATTGCTCTTTTATATTTATTTCACCACGCCAATCCTGGTCGGTCATATTCATGGCTGTATTAAACGATGTGCGGGAACCCGTGGGGGTGAGCGACAAATCTATTTCAGCCCAGAGTTTACCGCCTCTATCTGCTATTAATGAGGCGAAGAGTGTATTTTGAAGGAAACCATTAGCTCCCGCATATAGTGAGCCACGTGCAAAATCCGCATATTGTACGGGTAAAGTATCCCCGGTTTGGGAAACATCGGCTATTTGCAATATTGTTGATTGCCAGCGTAGATAAGAAATAAGTGCCTTATCTACCGTCAAATATCTGGCCTCATTCCAGCTATTCGGATTTCTTTTGGATTCTAGTGTAGCCGAATAAGTACTTAAGGAATCCATTCTTTCCGTAATCGATACAGCTCGGAATTCAATTCGATTAGTTGCAAAATTCTTCCTAATCGAGTCGTCCTGGACATAGCCTACGAATAAGATATTATCACGGTAGCGGCCGCGCCCAATTTCCTTCCCCCTAACACTCCCTTCCCAATCTTCAGTAAAAAGAACTATCAATGCACCCTCAACAACTTTGTTGGCATCCGCTTCTTCAATAACCCATACATCCACACTATACCCCCCCTTTTCCCGTGAGCCTTCAAAGGAGCGTAGCCCCCAGCGCACAAAAGTCCGGGCCGGGCCTTCATCTGGTTTGTTGTAGACTAGGACGTGCCGTGTTCCTGTGAACTCTTTTCCAGTTGCCGCAGTAATTGTTAGCCGTGTTGTAAAATGTCCAACACCTATGTATTGCACCCATCCAGGGTCTGCATCTGTTGAGCCAGTAATATTTGTATTGCCTTCAAATATCCAAGAGTAAGTAGAGATTGTGGAATCTGGAACAAAGCTACCTGTACTAGAATAATAAACCCCAAATGCGCCTGTCTCCATGAAACCGGCCACATTGCCGCCCATATGCACGACTGGGTCGAAATTACGCCCTTCGTCCAAATAAACCAAGTCATAGTCTTTATAGAATGTTGGCCTGTTCTTTGCATCTAGTGTGATACGTGGGAACACGGCCCAAGGCTCTCGGAATATTGTTACCGTGATGAACCATCCATTTTCCCAATCGTAATCATTTTCGGCAAGCGTGAGAGTGGTGCCGCTTCCAGTTATTGCCCGCAAGCGACCAATATTCTTCTGACCTTGCGTACCGCCTATATAGGCAGTCATGCCTTTCTCAACATCATCAATGTCACCGCTCAAGATAGTGACTATTATCTCGCGTGCGCCCTTCGCAATGCTGGGCTGATTAATTTGCATTTCAACAAGGGATTGCGGCTCAAAAATACCCATATGTATGACCGAGCGATGGGGGCGTTGCCGCAGTTGTGTGATTTCAGATGGAGTTAGGGAAGCCATAAAATTCCTATTATTCTATCCGGATATTTGAAATTATGATTATCATTCGACTTGGATATCCAGCAAAGAACGGCCCTATTTCAGGCTCTGTAATAAACACGCCTGAATATTCGGTAAATCCATAAACAGAACCAGTGGTAGTTGGGAATGTAGGAATCTCAACTACTGTCGTGCCCGTGGATTGTATATCGTCAAATACGGCTTGCGCATTTGCCCATTCGCTAAAATTGGTAAACCGCCACTCCAACTGGAATGAACGCATGGCAGGATAGATTGGGCGGCCATCGCCTTGAATATCAACAACTGGGCGCCCCATCCAGCGTCCGCGTGTTGGGCAAGCATCATGACCATTAATTTTCCAGGACATTTTATTATCTACCTCTATGCGTGTTGCGGGTAATATTTGCTATGACTGCTGCAGATTCTTCCAGCCCTTCATCAATGATACTTGCGATTAATCCTGAATCCAAACTAATATCCAGCATGACGGTTTGTTCGCCACCCCTTCCTCCAAACCCTGCAATTGGGTCGCCTGTTCCAGCACTGAGCGGCGAAACATTGACAAGTTCTGGGCGCTCACCAACCAATAGCATTGTAGGGGCTGTAAAGATTTCATTAATTGCTCCGCGTTGGCGCTCGCTCTCGCCCCCTATCCGACGACCTCCGGGTGTAGCCGAGGCAGTAGGAGATGTGCCAAACCCAGACAACATTTGATAATACCTGTTCATAAATGCTTCAACCCAACCTCCCGGACCATAAGCATCCATCAGCATATCAAAGAGAGCCCTCAGCCCTTCGTTTGTCAATTTAAGTTCGTTCGTAATCCCTGCGAATATGGTTTCGATTCGTCGCTGATGGTTGAGCCGCAAGTCATCTAATTGACGTTGATATGCCCGTCTTGCATCCTCGATTTTGCGTTTATCGGATTCTTGCTGGTCTTCTATTTCCTGCAAAAAAGCCTGAAGGCGTAGTTCTCTGCGAATTTCTACTTGTTCTTGAACCTGCTTTAGCTCAAGGGCTAGGTCTTCTTTAATTCTTTTTTGCCTTAATCTAAAATCGCCTTCACGCTTACGCTTTTCAAGATTGAATCGCCGCTGGAGCATGAGAACTTGGCGTGCATCACGCTCACGAACAGCATCCTCAAGGTCTAACAAGAATCTGTTTTCTAGGTCACGAATATCCCGTAGAAAATCTTCACGAAGCCGGATTTCCTCAATTTGGGATTCCCGAATTGCGCCCATGCGGGTAACGGCTCCCTGCTGCTCTAACCTTTGCAAATCGCGTTGCAAATCAAGTTCCATGTCCGCTCTACGGCGACCTGAAGCACGCGCCAAGTCCTCCATTGTTCGATTCAAATCCGTTCGTGCATCTTCCATTCCCTGCGCCAAATCTTGATTCAATTTGTCCATTGCTTTGGAAATATCTTCAAAGGCGGCGTTAACTTGCATTGCCATATTTTCTGCTTCTGGGCCTGGTTCACCAAATGCATCGCCCATATCTTCGGTAAAACCTATCATTTTCAGACCCACATCTTCAAATGTTTTAAATGCCGCTAGATAAGTAGTATCAAAGACATTTGCCAATTTTTCTCCATCGAATACTAGGTTAACCATTTGAGTACGCAATTCTCCCAACACAGCAGCCGTCGCAATTGCAACAGCACCAAATGCCGATAATGCGTTAACCGCAAGAATACCAATAACCGTAACTAATTGGCTAAATGCTTCAAAGGCACTTCCCACAACTTCTTTTATGCTAATCCAGATTGGTGTTACTATGCGCCCAATATTTTCTGTCCCGCTCACCATCTTTTCTGATGCTTCTTCCGCACGCCCCGCCAATGTGTTTTGGAGGTCTGCCGCATCCTGCACGATTCCATTCGTTTGGTCAAGGATTATTTGATAGCGCACCAATTGCTTTTCGGCTTCGCTCATGTCATTTTTAGACTTGAGAATTCCAAGTCCAAAAGCGGTCTGCTCAAATAAAGCCTCAGAATATTGAAGCCCTAAATTGCGTAAAGCGTCTGTATAGCCCGTTTGGATAAAGTCTGCCAATACTTCAGATGAGCCAGTAATATCTCCATTCGTTTTATTTAGAGCAATCCCCGCCGTAATGACATCTCTAATTTGTTGCTTATTAAGTGATAATTGTGTGCCCAACCGCGAAACGGCTTCAGCAATTTCATCATATGTTTGTGTTAAATCCCCGCCGAACTTCTCAACAATTTCTTCAGCGAATTCTTTCCATTCACCAATTGAACCCGCGGCTTCGCCTTGTATACGTTGATAGCGCCGCACTTGGATGGATAGACTTGACAACGCTTTATCATATTCAAGAGTAAGTTTAATACCCTCTCTAACTACTTGATTAATCATTTGCAAGCCTTTTATTATTAATGCCACAACCGCAAATTTTTTTAAGTAGCCGACAACTGCGCTCTTCGCATCATTAAAGATTTGGGCCATAGGAGACGCTTCGGCCTTTGTCTTTTGTAGACCTTCAATGGCCGCATCCGCAAAACTATTTACAGCCTGTTCCCCTTCTTCCAATGTTTCCGAGGTTTCTGCCGTCGTCTCCAGCATTTTACGTAGTGATTCCTCTGTTGCTTTATCTATTTTTAAACCGGCAGCTTCTGCTGCATCGGCAATCCGATTCCATGCGTTTTCAATAACAGTCGCCACTTGCTTGTCATAAACATCAGCGAAATCTAATAATTCATCTAGTACAAACTCAGTATTTTCATGTAGTTTTTGAAAATCTGCGAGTGCGCCAAACTGACCACGCTCAACGCCCTCATATTTTTTTAGCAATGCAGAAAATTCTTTTCCAATTTCTTGTGCGCGTTTGCTTATCCCCTCAAGAGCCTCGTCAAATTTTTCTGTTTCCTCAACGGCGTCTTCAATCCCCTTTTCAATCTCTACTATTGCATCCGAAGCATCAATAGTAAGTTGAACAGCAACCTCTTCAATCGGGTCATTGCCGCCGCCAGCGCCACCAGGGAGTGCCATAAGTTATACCTCTGCGGTTCCTTGAACTTCTGTCATGCCCAGAACCTTGGCCCCGCTCAATAGTTCTCCAAGCGGATTTTTAATAAGTCCTTGACCAAGTCGGGCTACAAATTCCATGCCGCCCTTTTCCTTCAACTCCAATACCAACTTCTCCAAATCCCCTTTATGTTCTGTGAGAGCTAATAAGCGCACAATACTCATCACGTCTTCCCTTTTCCTAGAACTTGGGAGCATATCGCGAACAGCATCAAAAACGGTCTTAGAGTTTGCAATTTCATTTCTATAGCGTGCTGCAATTTTCATGGCTTCAATGGCTTCGTAAATATTCATCGGTTCATATTGATTATAGTTATTGCTTTCCATGGTTTTAAACTTCCCTTGCTGGTGATTTTATGATTTTACCAAGAGGGATGAACTTTGGGTCCACCTTTCCTATCGGATTTATTCGATTCCTAATTCCCATCATCATCCATGTTGGTATGGCCAAGGGGATATACTTAGATTTCTTGCTCACCTTGTCATAATCATAGGCCACTCTGGATAGGGAGTGCAGGAAATTGCGCTCCCTGAATTTCTCCGCTTGTATTTCCTGTATATATGCGACCGCATCTTCTGGCCAGAGATTAAGAATTTCTTCCCTTGACCAATGATAGGCGTCGGCAATAATATGAATCCACACATTTGGGGCGCGCCCCGGATAATGCCATGCCTCCACTCTCCCACTTTTGGCAACCCGTTGAATCAATATTGCAAAATCTTCCAATTCGGGTATCTGATTAATGGCATCAATAGCGTAATAGGCAGATAATATTTTCTGCCAATATACGACATTAAATGTTTCCCGCCTTAATTCCGGCATTGCCACATTTAGAAAAGCGTAAAGACCATCCGCAATCTTTGCATTATTATCGATGCGGACAGCATATTTAATCAGTTCATTTGCTCTCTTTAGAGCAAGGAATCCGCCTAAGCGGGAGCGGGCAATTGTATGCCCGCTCCCGCCCAATTGGATAGTAATGGGTTTTCCCATTCACGCTATTGGTTATGTAATTAAGGATGGGTCATAGCGGATGACGGTTGCAAACTTTTGTGCATCGGGTAGTGTATCATCCGCAAAAGCTCGAATCATAATGCCGCCAATAGTCCATTTATCACCGCTGGCCATGTTGATACTAAACGCATCTACGAATTGGGCACGGTGAAGCGTGAAACTGACATAATCCGCCGCGGCTTCATCTGTGACCTTGGGCAACCACAATCGATAATAAGTAGAATTATCAATTGTGCCAATTCCCATCTTCTCAAAGGGAGCGCTTGTAGTAACAGGACTCGCCTTAAGAACGGGGCTGATGGTGGTTAGCGGGAACAGTGTTGAAAGCGTGATTGAAAATTCCAGGAAATTACGCTTCTGGATTACACCAATATCTCCTGACCTATCACATCGAATAGCATTTACGGTGAGGTCTTCGCCGAGACTCACATCCTGATAACAGGCCAATTCAATAGCCGGTTCTGTGGCTGTTCCGCTCATTCCCCAATAAAACCCGTCCCCATCAGGGTTATTGAGTGGTGAGGCCACAATGTCTTGATAATAAATCCACGGCGCGCCTTCAGGGAAAACGGTCGTGGTTTGTTGGGTAATACTACCCTCAGGTGTTCCGGTAATAAGTGCCATAGTAGGAATCCTCCAATTTAAGGAATATCAAAATACTTTCTTTCCACCGAGCCAGAACCACAACAGGCCGCTAATTTGCGGTTCTTTTCCCGGAGAAATTCGATATCTTGTGAACGTACTGAAACCGCTGCGCCCGCTTTATCAAATACGTATTCTTCCCCACTAGGAGCACCACGTATTATCATTTTTCCGGGCAACAGACTGGTAACAGTTACGCGTTCTTCACTCCCAACAGAAGAAGCCATTGTGGATTTGGCCTTTTTTGTAGGCCTGCCACGCTTCACCTTTTTAATTGCAGGCTTAACCTCCGGGGAATCACTGGGAGTAATATCCGATTCCTCATCGACACCTAGTTTGTTGTCGTCATGTTCGTCTTTATTATCATCCATAATTCACGCTACCCTTTCATCAAACATTTTTATATGTACAGTACCCATTTATCATTAAAATAAGCCTCTATATTTTTTCTATCACCAGCCAAAAAGACTCTGGCATAAACGTGAATTTCAAAGATGTCGCCATTGAAGAAATTTGAACGCACATTCTCTGCAAACCTTGCACCCAGACCGGCTTGATTCAAAGCGAGTACTCCCACATCTAGGTCTGTGTCTGAACTGCCAATTACCTTGCCGTCCAATCGCAATGTCCCCACTTGTCCTGTGAATTCTATGCTTAATAAATGTGAGGACAAATCGGGAGTTCCTGCACTAATTTGTTTGAGAGTGCCAGCATCGTCTCGCCTCAGAAACCGATAGCCTGTAGTGCCATTAATATCCAGCACCAACAATGAGACGGATGCGGGACCACCAAAATTAAAAAGGGTCTGAACTCCAGTATTGCTGGATTGCCGGAACGCCACAAATATGGATATTGGCACATCGCCGCCTTGAAACAGGTTTGCCAATGTAGTTGGAGGATTGAGAATATCATCTATCCCGTCCCAGAGTCCTCCGCTTAAGCCGTTCTGGATTGGCGATACATATCTCGGCGCCCAAGCACCTTCCTCACCTTGAATCGAATCATATCCGTTTCCGCTTTTGTCTTCTAGTGCTCCAATTGCTTGAAGGGATGTGGTTACGGGATTTGTTTTAGCACTATCTTGAAATAAGGTAGCAATGTCAGATATATCCCCCCATAGCGTTATGTCTAGCTCAGTAGGTACAAGTTCGCTTGGATAAATATTTCCTATAAATGTAGCCATGGCCATCCACAAATTTTCCGATATTCTTACCGCCCCGGTCAAACCCGCGCTTCGCACTCGCGGTATACTATATCCAGTTCCATATAACTGCTGGCGATGGAGCGCATCATTAATAGCACCGCCGAGATAATCCGCATTTTTGCTCGATGGTCCTTCTGTATAGCATCGAATCGTGAAGGATAATGTGGACAAATCGGTTTGGTCATGCGTGTTTCTAGGACTTTGAGGTAGCACATCCACGCGCACAGCCGGATAACCAAAGGTTCTTCCTTGGTATTGGTCCTCGCGCACATCTGCCGCATCACTACCAGCAAGCAAATTCTGTATTGTCGAATCCGCTTTCAGGAAATCAACAATATCCTTTTGAATAACATTCATACGTATCATATTACTTCAACTGTGCCTTAATGCTGGTCAGCACTAATCGGACACCATCCGCTTTTGTCTCGTGTGCAGCCGGACGTAGATAGGGGTGCGCTGGAACTCCTGGATGGAAAACACGTTTGAAAAAATGCTTTCCGCTTTCTGGGTCATACGCAGAAATATCCTTTGGTCCGCCCGGCCAGAAAAAGGCTAAAGACTTTTTATTCTTCGCCTCTATTAATATAAGTTCGCGCTCTGATGGGTCAGATGCATGAATGCCCGAACCCAATTCGTGTGCGCGCGCATATACCAGATTAGAGCCAATCAAAATCGCCCAGATATATGGCTGGATTCCAAAAGGAATTCCCTGCGTAATGCTTCGTGCCAGACGCCCAGTTTGAACGGGCGCCTTTAATGAAGCGCGCTGCGCCGCAAGTTCTCCCCATGCTAATACACCTTTAAATACAGCGATATTTATAAGTTGTTTTAGCTTTTCTGGACCATGCTTGCGTGTGACTTTTGCGGCCATTTTTATTGAACGCTCCGATTCGTCTGATACCGTTCCAGCGTTAATTGGATTAGAGAAATTTTCTGCGATATTGGCATTTGAGGGTAGTTTACTTTGATAATTCTCCAACGCGTATCTAAATAAGGATGATAAGACGGTGCGGTTATTAACAATTCATCCCGCTCCAAAATTATCATTGTCGCAGGGCGTACTAATGCGCGCCCCATTTTTTTTGTTTCAATACCTTGCTGTAGCAAAAGCATACTCGGCGGCATCTCCTGCAATGTAGTAGCCACACACTCATAAACAGCCGTTCCTGTTAGTACCGCGCCACCTACATCGTCATCCGCAGCTTGATTCATGCGGATAATTGTTGTCTGCACATTCATTCCAGCAGGCATTTAGTATTTCTCCTATCTTCTAACCACGCATAGATGGAACTGCCAGAGTCCGCTTCGGCTTTTTTAAATGCTTTATGGTTTTGGCGACCATGTTCGCACGCGCGCTTTGCCCCCAGGGGGTCATAATGAGGTCTCGGCGAGACTCAGAATAGCCCAATGACCCATAGCTTTTTATTCCTGGGTCACCCGGTCCACCTTCATTTGCGGCGGGGTCAACAATCTCATTAAGCATGATTTCTGCGCCGAAGGCAAGCCCCATGTGTAAACTGGTATCGTCTGCAATTGTTCCCGTAGAAAAGCCTGCCCGATACACTACTTCCATCTGAAATGGAACTACTGCATAGCCACAGGCACTTATTAGTGCGCCCTCCACTGGCTGTAAGAACACATAACCAAATCCGCTATCAAGTATTATTCCACAACCATCATTTCTTGTTAATGTACAGGAGCAACCACTATTCTTTGAAATAGCTGTTACCGCATCAATACTTGTGATGCGCGCCTCAGGCAACGGCAAAGTATGCGACCCAAGCGGCCACGAAAAGGTACCTGTAATAACGGTATCTAAAATTGGCGACCCAGCAAAATCGATGAAACGCTGCTCAGACCATAGATATGCGGCCTGTCTTTGTTCTACCGTTCCTACATCGATACAACCAGGCACATAGGCAAAGAATACATCATCCGTTAAAACAACAGGCGACGTGTGATACCACAGTGAAGACATTTTCTATTACTTAAACCTCGATGCCCTGGGGTCATCTGGCGTTATGATGCTGCTATTATTACTCTTCATCATCGCTTCTTGGTCTGCCCTTAACAGCATCTTTCTCGCCTCATGTTCCAAATACGCCGAGATAGCAAATAGTTGAAAAGGGGTTATCAAATGCATGTCAACACCCACAGGAATTGCTGTGTTGCCAGCAAATCGAATCCTTATTAGGGAATCATCTTTGGCTGGAGTATAGCTGGGATGTAGGCTGGCCTTTGTAGGTTGGTCATCATTTATGTTATCTTTGTTTGTATTCTTAGTATCATCATCCATTATAAATACCTATAAACGTCCCATTCCAAGCCGTTTACCCAACGGCCGCGGAATATCTGTTCATTAGCGGCCAAATTAAAACCATCAGAACCAGCTCCCTGAATAATGGAGCCGCCAACAATATGATACGCCTCTGATTGAGGAGAGTAAACTACTTTTTTACCATGCGCCCTAGCGTTGAAGCAATAATCCACGTCCTCAAACGTCCCCTTCCCATAACCTTCATGTAGACCGCCTATATCAGTCCATAGGCCACGGCGTGTTATGAAACACGACCCGGTTATAGATGCCATTTCCTTGCGGGTATTGACCTTTGGATTATTGCGACTCCAACCCAAGTAGATATGGATTATCTTCCCTGATATATCAACGGCATGACCCGCATGTTGCACACTTCCGGGCGGACCATGAGGCGAATCCTGTTCAGGAAACAGCAGTTTTATTCCCACAACGCCTATCTCAGGATTGTCCATTTCATTTATCAAATTGGTAATTGCGCCATTGAGCAGAACAATATCTGCGGAAAGAATAAGGATTAATGGTGCTTTCCCCTTGGATACAGCAAAATTAATGCCGCCCGGAAACCCCCTATTCTCTTCTAACCTGACTAATTTATCCGATTTTCTTAATAGCTTTTTTACTCCCGCGGACTGTGTTTCAGGAGAGATTGTTGTTCCATCATCATTGTTGAATTCGGGCGTGCCGTTATCAAGTACGATAATGTTGTATTCAGGGCTTCCCCAATCTTTCATACCTGCTTCTATGGATTTTATCGCGCTCTCTGCCAGTGCCCATTCTCCATAAACTGGAACGATAATATCTAAAAGGGGCTGAATATAAGGTAACACCTGTGTGTTTTCTGCCAGAGGCGATTCTTGTGGTTTAGCTTGGCTACCACTATGCCTGCGTTTCCTTTTATTCTTCGACTTTTTCTTCTTCGCCATTTTGGTTTACCTCCGAATTCTCACTAATATCTTCCACGATTGGGGGTACAGGCTGTGGAACGCCTGAGGGTATTGTGCCGATTTGTTGAGCAGTGTTCTGCACCGGGTTCGCTGCCAGTTTTTCCTTGGCAATTTCCCTGTCAATCACATCCTCCAATAAAATCCCCGCAACATCCCAATTCCTGCCCTCGGCATATAGTCTTGCTCTTGTAATAATCTCTGCCAAAGTCGAATTCTTGTTCTTGGTTTCCCAATATTTAATGATTTTTAATAATTGCGCCGCGCCAGCCTCCACATCTACATAACTACGCCTCGAATTTCCCCATACATCAATATGCGTGAATTCCACCGGGATAGTAAAACCACGTTCACCATCATAGTTTGTATTTATGCGCGCTGTTTCCGCATCTTCAAAAATGTGTTCTATAAGAGCGGCGGCGTGGGTGGCAAGAACAGGAACGCCAGCCGCCATCGCTTCAATAGCTGGCATTCCCAAACCTTCGGCCTTGCTCGTTAGCATAAATAGGTTTGAAAGAGCAACCAGTCGCCACATTTCCGCAAATGAAATACCCCGCTCAAGGCATACAAAATTACCTGTCATCCCATATTTTAGGGCAAGGTCATCTAATCTCCAACCCACTGGGGATTCTTTCCTTGTTACCAATATCCAATGAATCCTCGCATATTTTTCGCGCGCCTTGGCAATAATTTCCATCGTAGCAGATAGGTTTTTGCGTTCCTGATTATCCGCTACTGTGACAATCACGAAATCTTCGTCTTCAAAACCCATTGACTTTCTTAGCTGCCTCTTTTCTCCCTCAATCGGCATTCTCCATGCCTTGGTATCTAGGCCAATACGAATATGTTCACATTCAGCCCCCGCATCTTCAAGCATATTCTTTCCATGCTCACTAATAACCAATCGAGCGTTCAAATTACCTAGTCCCATCGCCCAGGTCTGGCAAATAGGACCATCTTCAACAGGGAAAATACCAATATGCGGCACAGGAATCTTTTTCGCATTTGCAATACCAATTTGCAACGGGATATCAAGGGCGATTACAACTGCTTCGACAGGTTCGTTTCTTCCCGATATGCCAAGTTGATGCAAATTATGCATCATGGCCGGGGCGTGAGTCATCCACATATGGGGCTGTACCGGAAGTAGGGAAAAAGGCCAGTGGTGTTCTTCGCCCGTATATCCAATACCAAGTGCCGTTACTTTTTTGCCACGCGCTACTAATTGATTGCATAGTGCAAGGGCAATGTTCATATACCCGCTCCCCTTTAAATCCAAATCACTTAAAAATATTATCATGCTAATTTACCTCTTTCAAATAATTCTTCCCATCGTTCGGCCACTTTCTCATAGCTGAAACGGCGTTCTGCCCCAAGCTGCATTCGGGCTTGCTTATCTTGCAAAGATTCCCTGTCCGCCGTTAATGTCTCTATAATTCGATTACTGAACAATTCAATCCATAAATCTGAAGCCGGGTTGCCGGCAATTATCTGCCCAAACTCATTTGTAGTAGTTAAAGCCCCTCTATCAGACGTTATTGGCAATGCTCCAGCTATTTGACATTCAGCGGCGGATATACAAAATAGTTCATCATAGGTGCATGGGTAACTCAAAATCTCGGCTTGCAGTTGGTGTTTAATCAATTCTTTTCGCGGTATCCGGCCAAGGAAACTGACATCCTTTTGTCCCATCCATGCTAGGCGGTGTTTGGTATTATTTGCGCTAGTACTTCCCCATAAACGATAATCACTCGTAATAACAAGGCTGGCATCTGGCACCTTTTCTTTAATCTGTGGCCATGCGCGTAGTAACTCAGCCAATCCCCGGTCGGGAATACTGCAATAAATTAGGCGATACGCCACCTTCTTAATAACATCTTTATTTTCATATTCCCACGCTCTTACCCCTATATCGATATGGCCCATTTTTGTTAGCGGTATTCCATAATGCGCGTGATGATAATTTGTATGGAATGGCGAAATAGTAACTACATAATCAACTCTTTGGCCCAATTGATGAAAATCTCCAACCGTAAATTGGTCTGTTGACCAAAAGATGGTGCGTTGTTTTGTCGGAATACGGGTATGGAATACACGCGGGTTTGGGCTACGGAAGATGAGCAAAATATCACGTGGGTGTTCGGTAATGAATTCAGCCAAGGCACGGTAGGCAACCCCATCATATGTACCAGGATGGTCTGGGTCGTTATATACAGTCACTTCATGACCTCTCTTCGCCAATACCCGCATTAATGACATCATTGCCAATTCTGCACCACCAACTCCGCGCCCATCTATAATTGGCGGTGTTACTCCAATGGGACTTCCGTCATTTGCAATCAGATGAATCTTCATTAAATTTCACTCCTGAAAAACCCGATGATTTTATTTGCGGTATAGGTCACCATTTCCGATGTCAGGCCAGGCCAAATACCTACCCAAAATGTATTGTCCGCTATTATGTCTGTGTTGGGCACAGTAACGCTTGCATTTATAGCAGAATATGCAGGTTGCTTAAGTAAATTGCCTCCGAATAATCTGCGCGTCCCAATTTTGTGGCTTTCCAAATATTTTGTCAGTAGCACACAAATATTAGGTTCGCGAACTGTTATAGGAAACCCAAACCAGCTAGGCTCAGAATTTTTTGTCGCGCGTGGCAGATGAATAAATTCCTCAAGCCCGGATAGTAGCCCATACATTTGTTTAAAATTCTCCCTTCGTTTGGCCACAAATGTTTCTATCCGAAATGTCTGGGCTAATGCAATCGCTCCCTGAAAATCGGTTGATTTGAGATTGTATCCTATCCGGCTATAAATATATTTATGGTCATAATTATGAAGTTGCGGAAAATCCCATTCAAACCTTTTCCCGCAGGTGTTATCTTCACCAGTTTTGCACCAGCAATCACGTCCCCAATCACGATAGCTGTTTATCATTTTGTTGACTATTGGTGATTTGGTAAAAACGACCCCACCCTCACCCGCCGTTATATGATGTGCCGGATATAGTGAGAGAGTTGACATCAATCCAAATGTGCCTGTTAACTTACCTGCATATGTGGACCCAAGCGCATCACAATTATCCTCTATTAGATGAATGCCTTTTTCCTTACAAAGAGCCAATACATCTTCGATGGGAAAAGGGTTGCCTAGTGTGTGCGCCATGAATATCCCAACCGTATCTTTGTCTACTGCATTAGCAATCATATCAATGGTTGGCACATAGGTTTCAATCTCAACATCCACAAATCGTGGAATGAATCCGTTCTGAATAATAGGATTTATTGTAGTTGGGAATCCTGCCGCGGCGGTAATGATATTAGACCTGCCCTGTATCCTATCCACAATTTCTTTAAGTGTGGTTATTGCTAGTAGGTTTGCGCTAGAACCCGAATTGCACATGCTGGCAAATCGCAGCCCCAAATAATCGGCTATTCTTTTCTCAAACTTCTCCACAAATCGCCCCTCAGTAAAATGCATATCAAACGCGGCCGCAACCGCATTTTCTACTTCTAATCCGCCAACCACCTTGCCGCTTGCCGGAATAGGGGTTAGTCCAGGCTTAAATGATGTGACCTGCTTTTCAATCAATTTTGATTCACCATATTTATGCGCAAGGGTTTTGATATCAGCTTCTAGGGCTTCATAATTTATCATCAAATATCTCTATATTAGATTATAGATAACTAAGAATTCTTCGATTGAAAGGCTATGAAATCCATCATAAGACATGGCCAATTGAGCAACATCGCCAGTAATGAAATAGGCTTCTGATATATCACCATGTTCTATGGCTGCACGTTGCGCCATTTCCGTTATTGCAAAGGACAGAGATTGATAATCACCGCCGAGAACTAATGTATAGTCTGGATGGAATTCGGCTAAAATCCGATTCATTATTTTCGTGCTCTCCAACGCATCCGCATTTGATTCCATTATCACTGCCACAAGATTTCCCTCAGCCCGTAACTGCTCAATAAGAATAACTATGAGGGGCATCCCTTTCAGAGCCGAGCTATCAAAAATATAAAGATTGGCCATATCAGCTATTCCGAAATTTCCTTATTATATTCGCCAAGGCTGAGCGGGAAATTTAATAATGCCTCAAGCGGAGTGCGAATAATTTCATCTGGGTCATGCGGAATGCTTGCAATATTACAAATTATGGCTGAATTAACGCTACCTTCTTTTGCCCTAAAAGCATTCCATATGTAGGGTGGGATAGTTAATAATACATAATGCGGACCATCCGCAGCAAGTTCAATTTTCATGGGTGTTCCAAAAGTTATGCCCCCAAAACGTTCATCGTATAAAAATATTGTGGCGCGTCCGCTTACGCACAGATAGCGTAACGTCATTTTTGTATGTAAGTGCCATCCTTTGATAATCCCTGGATTTACCTCAGAGAAATAAATCTCGCCAATTTTGTTGTCTGCGGAAATGAACCATTCCTCATCAGTTCTTAATCCATGCTTTACCGAACCGCGCAAATCGCGAATCACATCTCTTTTTATGGTTTCAACCCCTTGAATGATGTGCACCATATCTATTTGCTCCTAAAATAACTTTCATACCAAGCTATTGTGTTTAATAAATTTTTTGTGAATAGTCCCGAATTATCAGGACGTATCCAGCCCAAATCTTTCTTGGCCTTATCATCTCTAATAATTATTCTGCTACTCTCGCCTTTAGCGGTATTCAATATCTGCAATTGTAAATCTTCTCGCTTCATCAGACTCAATAATTGCTTCACCAAATCCCCTACCGTCCACCATAAACCGCCAAAATTATATATTTCCGCAGTGTCGATATTGGGGAGTTGTTCATGAAGGCTATTGGCAAGAAGTAAATATGCATGAATGGCGGCTTCAACATTTATATATTCCCGCACAGGCATACCATCGCTCCGGATTTGTGGACTCCGGTCATGTAGGATATCCCGAATTGTCTCTGGAATAAGCCGCTTAAAGTTCAAATCTCCAGGTCCAAATATATTTGCCATGCGAGCAATGGTTATGGAAAGCTTATAGTGATTTGCATAGGATTGCGCAGCCAAATCCGCTGCGGCCTTGCTCGTGTCATAGGGATGTCCGGGATTTGGTATTAGCGTTTCCCTCAAACCGCCATGCGCCATTTCAGAACGGTCTTGCTTGCCATATGCTTTATCAGAGGAAGCGATGATAATCTTGGCATTGGGAGCAATCCTTTTGGTCGCCTCTAAAAGATTAACAGTTCCCATAACGTTTGTGTCCCATGTCTGCCGCGGGACCTGCGCCGCCTCTGTCACTTGCGTAATCGCGGCCAAATGAAATATATAGTCGGGTTCAGCGATGGTAATTGCGCGTTCAATCTGTTCATAGTTCCGAATGTCGGCCTGGATTGTTCTTACCTGTAACGGCCAATCATTAGTAGGCGCATAGACTTGGCGCACGAAATCCGCATTATGCACTATGGCAAACAGATTTTCTGTTGCGTGATTTAGCGCATACATTAAATGGCTACCCACAAAGCCATAAGCACCAGTAACTAGAATTCTTTGGTTCGTAAATATTGATAGCATTGATTACCTTCCTTCCAGCCAAGGCTTTCCTGCCTTATAATCGCGTTCTAGTTGTCGGCGATTTCGCGGCGTATCCATCATCTGCCAATAGCCATTATGGATACATGCGCCTAGTTTATTTTGTTCGGCCAAATTGGGCAATATATCAAATTCAAAACGCACACTCTCATTCCTAATGGTATCTAATAGTTTTGAATCAACAATGTAGAAACCGCCATTAATATAGGCATTATCAATCTGCCGTTTTTCTGCAAACCTAGTTACATAGCCCGATTGTAATTCCAGAACACCAAAGCGTGCTGGAGGATGTACAGCCGTTAATGTAACCCACGTGTCTTTTTGAGATTGACAAAGCATATTGTGGAATACTTCTAATTTCGGCAAATTTATGTTTCCTAATCCGTCTCCATAAGTTAGAAAGAACCTTTCGCCCTCATCAAAATGATTTGCCAATCGCAATAGCCGCCCACCGGTTGGCGTTTCCAAACCAGTGTTGACTATTGTCAAATTTTCTACCCCGGCAGCCCTTTGATTATATCTTTCTCCCCATTCTCGAATAATTTCGTGTTTAAATCCAGCCGCAATGATAAACTCGCGATATCCCTGCTTGGTATAAATATTAATGATTAGTTCAAGTATTGGGATTCCTCCGATGGTGACCATCGGCTTAGGAATCAACCCCTTTGTCTCTTCTTGCAGGCGCGTTCCCTTACCCCCGGCAAATATAACTACCTTACGAACAGAATCAATTTGGTTTACCATTTGTTTATTTCCTTGGCTATTTTTCATAGCCCATAATTCGCATTGCTTCAACAATCCCGTTATCTTTCCAGAACGTCTTTATATGCTTGGCTTTAAAATGGTTTTTCCAGTCACCAATTTCCCCCTTGCGAAACGTTGGAGATTCATTAGGCTTAATTCTTTGTGCCAATGTTGTAGATGATTCGTTACGAAACACATCAGGCGCGAACTTTATCATTTCTTGGCAAGTCGCCAGCGGAACTGTGCGAAAACTCTCGTATTTTAGCGGCAGGATATTCGCATCTTTGTAATCATTCGCACGACTAATCCAGGGCGTTATTTCTGCCAACCGTTCCCCCAGACCACATATTATATCCATCATCGGGTCAGGACGTGTGTGAAGAAGCTGGCCGGAAACCCTAAAATTTTGTGCTGAAGAAGCAAAGAATTTCTTAACATGGAACATATGGGCCACTACGCAATCGCGCGGGTCTCGTATAAGTAATATTGTTTTGATTCCCATTTTCTCCAATAGATAATAAATGGTGTCGTTCCAGGGTACATGCCCAACACATCGCCTTTTATTCGTAAGCGGTTGAAAGCTTTCCCAAAGGTCTTCGCGTATAGCATCGATATCCCTTTTAATGCCCCCAACGTCTGTTTCATACCTACGGATATGCCAATCCGCCCTTACGATTTGCAAGAGCATATTAGTGCCTGAATTAGGGAATGAGTTGACCAATAAGTGTTGCATTATTATTCCACGGTTTGCATAGTCGAATGGCAAATATACCGATATTCCACAATCGGGGGGTGCCGTGGGTCAGGAATAGTCACCTCTGGATTATGTACTTTATATATTTCAGCATTCATTTTAAGTGTGTCAATCCCAATAGGAAACCATCCTGCTCGCTTTAAATACCATTCTATTTGCACGTTATTCATCATTGAATAGTGGTTTCTGCCCGCATAGGTCCAATATTCAGGAGCGGGAGCAATTAGATATAACCATTTAATTGAAACCCGCTGCCATTCCATTAAAGTAATTAGCGGAAAGGGAGAATGTTCTAGGACGTGTCGGGCAAATAACAAATCAAATGAATTGTCAGGAAATGGCAAAAATGTCATGTCGGCTTCATGCACATTTAACCCCACCGCCTTGGCAATTGCGTAATCCTCCCCGCGTGTAACTCCAGTCCAATCATGTAGTCCAACTTGCGCAAATAATGGTTTACAAAAACCAGCCGCACAGCCAATGTCCAAAACATTTTTAGTTGATTCTTTAGCGGCGGTCTCGTAATATCTATTAATGGCGTCCTCTGCCCAGGCGCGGTGACCAGCGTCTTCTGGCTGGGGATAAATATCCTGTGCCAATTCTGATAAATACGCATCGAAATGTTTATATTTATTATTCAAATCGTTTGGCATAGTCTGGCAATTCCTTTAGTGGTCCAGCGAATTCTAGTGGGTGTTTTGTGTGCTCTCCCTGAACCGCATGATAAAATTCCAACTTAGTTTTGGTTGTTTCTTCATCTGGCCATGTGTAATGTAATAAACATACAGGCGGTTCAATGTAAAAGCGATTTTCACGTTCTGGAATATTCTCTATAGTCATACCGCCGTCTTCATCACCAATCTCTCTTGCCCGAACATCTACATCTGAGTGCCACGCCCACATACTTTGGCCGGGTTCGTTTAATAAGGGGAAGTATTTATCTAGCCCCCAAAGATACAGGCGATAAAGAAAGACTGCCTCATAATTATTATAATGAGCAGTTTCAATTAGCAGACGCCCCTGCTGCTTTAGTGCATAATTGGGAAGACTGTCACAATCGTCAAATATTATCCAATCAGCACCCTCCTCTTCAATTGCCCAATCAATTAAGAAGTTCACATGCCTACCCTGTGGATTAAAATGATGACCATTCTTTTCTACGATGGTCGGGAATTCTCTTACTTCAACAAAGTCATACAATGATGCAAACTTAACGGTATCGTCCGTGCTCCCTCCATCTGCAACTAATATTTTATCAGCCCAAACATAAGAACTGCAAAAAGGCTCAATATATTTTTCCTCGTTCATTGTTCTGACGATAACGACAATTTTTAGTTTATTTCCGTTTGATATAACTTGTTTGGTGTTTGGCATTGGACACACCTTTATTAAATAATTCAGACGTATAAAAATAACACACAACCAACTGCTTGCCATTATCAGAGATTCCCATTTCCATAGCTTGTGCGCCTGTAATTAAGACCGCCGGAGAGCCGCAAGTACACATTGCGAACCACCTGCCGCGCCCACCTTCTCCCTGTTCTTCATAAAGTGGGTCAGCATAGATAAAATGCTCCCCATGATATTCAGCACATTTCACGGCTTCGGTCTGTGCAGGGCGGTTACCATCGCTGGGAACTGTAAAATAGATATACTCTTGCTTCTCTACCTTATGGCCGCTGTCCAAAACGGCGGATTTAGGGTCGCCGCGGCGTTTGATTAGATTAAGTCTAGTAGTCTTTAAGTCAAATCCATTATTGTCGCCTATGGTTTTCATAGCAAATCCATCTTTTCTAACAATGTTTGAATACGTGCATCCCAAGTATGCGGCTCTACAGCTCGGCGTGCTGCAAAGCCCAGGCTTTTGGCCCTCTCTGTATCTTGCATTATCTCTTGAAACTTTTCTACTGCATCGGACACATTGTCAAACCCAATAAAATGTTCGCCATCAATGAAAAGTTCCATGAGGTCGGGAGTCCGATTCAGCAAAGGAACAATACCGAAGGCCATGAGTTCATATACTCGCGCTGTCGTATCCTTTAGGCTGGAATGATTGAATCCTACTTTTGTGTTGTGATAAATTTCTCTGGCATCATCATAGGCCAATCCTATATCAAAATAAGTGGCATAATTTTGGCTTTTTAGCAGATTAAAGAACTCGATTCTTTGCGTATATTGTAGTCCGATAAGACTCGCATCTATCTCCCTTTCTGCCCATGGCTTGGGCGTTTGGGCATGATAAATCGGGTCATAGGCATAGGGTAGCCATACGTCATTTGGTTTCATATAGGGCTTTTGCATACAAAAGAATTTTGTCGCGCGCCCGCGTAGTTCATCATAATTCAATACATGTGGGTCGGTCCCAACAACTGCATATGGAGCATTAGTTGGGGCAGCAGGCGAAGTTAATCCGGCGTTGACCTCCAACCATAAATCGGGGGTCCAGGGGCATAGATTTTCAAGCATTTGGTAATTGATTAATGGCGGACTTGATAGCGGCAATGGATAATCTGGCGTGTAAACATATTCGGGGGGGAGCACCATGCCCCCGCGCCACGGAATATTGCGACCAGTGAAAGGACCAGCAGTCCATATTTCTACGTCTTTCCGGCGTAGCAACGCTTCAAGGAAATATCTTCCCATTGCTACTGGATAAAAAATAGTTGTGAAGGCAATTCTCATGGCGCCAGATATAGGACTATCCAGATTGACAATAAATGTAATGCTTGGTCATCCATCGCTTTTACAAAAAGATAATCATCTTTCTTGAATAGGCGATTCCATAAACTACCTAATTGAAAGCCATCAATTAATAGGTGTGTAATTGCTATCATTATGATTTGGCCGAGGGAAAATCCGAAGACTACAAATGGAAGTGCCGTAACCAATACATGTACGACGAGAACTTTCCGGCTTTCCCTCTTGTTCTTTGTCATCCAGGAATTTTGTAAGAGCCAATCTCCCAGCAAGTGTGCGACAAGGGCATTGATAAACATCGATTCTTCTCCTTTTATGGTTTTTCTGGAACATTTGGTAGCCCCCACTTTTCAGCGAAGACCGCACGCATTTTTATGGTTTGTTCTCTTCGTGCCGTTGAATATCCTATCGTTCCCGCGCCTAAATGTTTTATTGGAAGTGTTGGAAAATCTTGGACTATATTTAATGGGACAATCCCAGCATTCTTTTCTGACAACAACTCTACCTCGCGCGCGAGGTCGATGTCTTCATAGTCAAATGGGTAGTAACGCGTATCAAACCCCTTAATTGCTCGCCATGTTTTTTGTGTTAGCGCAAGCCAATATCCTTCGCCATATGTAACGACAATGTTTGCAAAAGAATTCCAGCCTGAATTCCAATCCACCTTTCTATGGCACGCCAATCCACCGGCCTTGCAGTGCTCATAAATTCTCAGCCCCACTTCTCCCCCCAAGAAATCGCCAAGCATCACTACATCATTTGAATACAAAATCAATACCTCACCCTCTGCTATTTTTGCGGCATGATTAAATCCGCTCCCAAACCCATTATTCTCCATAACCCTATATGCCCTTAAATTCGGATATTCTTGGGCATTATGAACAAACATCTCTGAGATTTCAGAGCCAATACTTCCATTATCAATAAGAATGATTTCTGTGTCTTTGCGCGGAACTAGATATGAAATTGCCTCAGCCATGCGCTGGCGCGCTAGAGCAATTTTGTTGTAATTTAATATTAGAACTGAGTATTTATACCCGTGGGTTGAGGGGTTCATGAACAGCGCGCTCCTGGCTGTGATATTCCTCCAAAGCCTCTTCAACTTTAAGAATTGGCAAGCCTAAACTTTTTGCCAATTCTATTGATAGACCTGCGTTTCGAGGTCGTGGAGCCGCGCCTTTAATTTTGTTCGTTGCTAATATAAGATTGTGGTCGTAATCAAATTTTTTCGCTATCAGCCTTGCAAATTCATATCGCGAAAGGATTGATTCGCCAGCAATATGTAACAGCCCTATTCTACTCTTTTTCGTAGCCAATTGCAATAGCGCATCTGCCAATGATGGAATATAGGTGGGATTTCCATAAAGGTTTTTAGGCATTTCTATTGGCTTATTGAGGGCAAGCATTTCTCGGACAGCCCGCACAAAATCTATGCGTGAGCCATGGCCAAAGAGGTCTAGTGTTCGTACAACACAGGTTGGATTGCGAATATTGGCAGCTTGCTCTCCGCCAAACTTTGACCACCCATATTCGTTCAGTGGGTCCGGCTTATCATTTTCCGAATAATTCCCCTTCTCCCCATTAAATACATAGCCTGTCGATATGTGAATGAAAAAGCCCAAAAATTCTTGGCGCAGAATACCTACACCACGATGATTAGAACTAAATAGGGCATCCTTCTCTGCCTCCTTCTCCGCATCATCAACGGCTGTATATGCCGCGCAGTTTATTAATACATCAATGCTTTCCCGCTCCAACGCATCCCTAACCGCTTCACGGTCATCGATACGCATTTCAAGCGGGACACACCCGCGTTTAATTAACTCACTGCCTAGCCGCCCATTTGGGCCAGTAACCCCTATCTTCATCAATCAGTTCTTTGAAGAGGCTTCGCGAATCCGCTGAATGCGCGGGGATGCGGGCGGCAAATCTTCACTACCACTTACTACATTTTCAACTGGTAGCCAATCTCCGGGGACACTCCCAACCTGATATGTGAATTCACCCAACTTGGTCTTACCCGATAATACATGCTCATCGGTATCTGGATTGTTTATCATAATGCTAACGTCAGAGAATTCACCACCCGGAGGGGCAGAGATATTTTCTTCAATTAAGAAATCCATTAAATCGGCGTCAAGACCGGCTTCATCTTCGGCTTCAGGTTCGGCGTCAGGTTCAGCTTCAATTTCGACCTCGGCTTCGGCCCCCGGTTCGGCTTCAGGTTCGGCGTCAGGTTCAGCTTCAATTTCGACCTCGGCTTCGGCCTCCGGTTCGGCTTCAGGTTCGGCGTCAGGTTCAGTTTCAATTTCGACCTCGGCTTCGGCCCCCGGTTCGGCTTCAGGTTCGGCGTCAGGTTCAGCTTCAATTTCGGCCTCTGGTTCGGCCTCCGGTTCGGCTTCAGGTTCGGCGTCAGGTTCAGTTTCAATTTCGACCTCGGCTTCGGCCCCCGGTTCGGCTTCAGGTTCGGCCTCTGGCTCAACCTCGGCCTCTGGCTCAACCTCGGCTTCTGGCTCAACCTCGGCTTCGGCCTCCGGTTCGGCTTCAGGTTCGGCGTCTGGCTCAACAGCACCCTCTGGTGTGGTTCCATCCATGCTAACGGGAAGTTCTTCCGTATCTTCGCTTTCTTCGGTTACATCTTTATCTTCATCAGCCATAACAATTTCTCCGATTAATTAATATTTAACGTCCGCCGCCGTTTGTCCAGCGGCGCACATCATTTTCATTTGCCAATACGATTATACCGGGCCTTTTCTCACCACAACAACCGCCTTTGGTAGCCAATGCGCAACCCATATCCTCTGGGGGTATCCAGGCCATGCTTATATTAGCTCTTATATTGAAAATATGGGTCAGCTTTTCCCCCGTGCCATTACACTGAATAGAAACGCGCTGTTGGCGTCTATACTTTAATGCAACATTGCCATCCTCGTTTACAATGGCGTCATCTGGAATAATACTTGCTGATAACAAAGCCACGATGATTTTATTATATCAGATAATCGTTATGGTCCCAGTTCCGCGGGGGCATCATACAGCATTATCCAACAAAGCCTATCATCAGCGGTATCAAAGTTTGCCCACAATACACTCAAGTTTGCCAAACCTTCCAGCGTTAGCGAATCCGTATCTGTCGAAGTTATGGGGTAGCCAGTATCAGAACCAACCGCGACCCCAGTAGCAAAACCGACCCATATATTCCCTGCATTATCAGGATGTGGCCTTAACACGGCGCGCTCTCCAGCAAGGTTGGGGAGCTGGTAAGGCGTACCAGTTATTAAACCAACTAATTGGCCGGTTTGTACAGATTTGCGGTACGGGTCAACCCTTTGGTCTCCCATGGCATCTCCTAGACAAATGATAGATTGGTAAAAAGGTCAGCCCTCAATAATCGACGGCTGACCTTTATTATTTTGTGCTAACGACCTAGGCAGAAATTAGCCGATTGTCGGACATGTGGTTTGGATACGCCCGGTGAACTGAGTCGTATACGCACCATGAGCGCAACAGTGTTTGATAATCAAGGCAGTCTTTGCCCAGACCTCAAAGCTAATCGCGGTACAACCCGGCACCAAATCTTTAAGTGCCAGCGGGATTTGCGTCAGCTTGTACACAAGGGGCACTCCATTATGATTCATGCGGAGCGCATAAACAATGCTTTGGAATGCGCCAGTGCCCATATCGGCGGAGGGGAAGTTGTTGTCAGCGACCACTGCTAAACGGCCAACACCCGTATTGACAAATCCGGCAAAGTTGAAACCGGGAACAATACGGTCGCCAGTAGAGAAGTTGACGATTTGGCTACCTTGATAACCGAGCTGGAAATAGGCCGACAGCACTTCTTGCATTGCTTGCGGAGACCCAAATATATGGGTCGGTTTTGCGCAAGTTTCCGCCAGGAAGCGGTCAAAAGAGATGGCCGAAAATGTTCCAGAGGCTGAGTTGTCGTTGGTATTTGCGCCGCACGCCACATCACCTAGGCGATTGACAATACCATCAAATTCCAAAGAATTGTTGTCAACATCACCGTTCACCAACAAATTGTCCCAGCCGTTAAGAACTAGGGTCATCGATAAACGTACTTCCTTTTCCTTAACATCGGCAACATGTTCTTGTTCAAATGTGCCAACATCGGAGCCGCCAGGAACGCCTTCACCGGCAGGAATCGCACCAACAAGTTGGTTTATTCCGTGCCAATTCGCGCCCGCGACAGCACGCGAATGCATGATGTCTGAGATGGACAGAGTTTTCTTTGCGCCGATATTCTTCAATGGGACAGTAGTGTTCTCGCCATCATGCGTGTACTCTTCCGGACATTCACCATCGGCAAATGAGATATAGGCCGAACCAGACGTAAAGGCCAGCGAGTTTAGCTCACGCCAAGTATAGGCTTGGAGCGCGGTAGTGTCTTCGGGAAGTGCCTGCCAGACAGTAATTTCCTCGCACATTGCAATGACTTCTGTCGGGTCAAGGGGCGTCGGGTATTGAGCAGCAAAATCTGCTGGTGATACATAGGGTTGGGGCAAGATTACCGGGTCAGTGGTGCGCTGCACCGCAATTTCGGACTCGAATTCCTGCCCATGGCTTCCACCCAAATCCAGGACTCTTTCGCCAGCAATATCAGGTGTAGATAGCGGATTATTGATAGTCATGTTATTTTCCTCATTTATTGATTAATTTGACTTCTTATCCTTGCTTAACGCTTGCGTTAGATATTTACGCTGCCCACAAAGAGATTAATAAAGTGGTTGCTCCACAAACAAATTATAAAGATTAGTAATATTGTTGTGGAGGAGCAATGCCAGTAGAGCGCCGAATAATATCCTTCACCGAGCCTTTTTTGTAGCCCGGAGCCATAGGTGAAAGCGACGTTTCCCCGCTATCCCTTTCAATCACCAAAGTTGGTTTTGGGGTTACTGCCCGGCGCGCAGGTGAAGTAGTGATGGGCGTAGCGGTTCGCGTTCCCAATTGCGCAAGTACGACATTTAGCTGATTAGTAATTGGTGCCATTGCCTCTGCGACCGCTCTTTGAATAGCCTCTGCAGGCATTTCATCGGCCGCGGGTTCGCCATTTACGGTTTTTTGTACCCTTGCGGCTAATTCATTCAAAGGCTCTTGAAGCATTTTTAACCGCTCAATGTTGGTAAGTGGCGTTGCCATTGCATCATCAAACTGCTGCGCAAAGGCATCAAAGTGGCTACGAAGAATATGCGGAGTGTCTTCAGTCACTATTTCTTCGGTCGCTGTTTCATCCTTCTTGGTTTTTTCTTGCTTAGTTTCTTCCGTCATGACGTTTATTCCTCCGGTAAGTTTATTGCGTACATCCATCAGGGTTTCAAGAGTAAGAATATCTAATCCCTGGTTGTATTCATCGACAACAGATTTTATGGCCTTTGTTGCCACTTCGTCTGCGCCAACTATATTTGCCAATACGCTTGAAAATACTTCAGCATGGTGGGGAGGCTCTTTCAGCGGATTGGCTTCCAGGAACTGTTCTGCCTCGCCAATGGATTTAGCCCCTGCGTAAGATTGCAGGCTTGTTTGGACCTTCGCCAATTCCTTTTCGTCATCTTCCTCTTCTTCTTCATCGTCCTTATCTTTCTTCATATGCTTTTTCTGTTTTTCAACTAGCTCGGAAGAAGGTTTGGATTTCTGCTTTGAGGAAGTTTCATCGCCTTCACCACTGTCATCATCGGACTCGCTTTTAATAACAGTGACGGCTTGAAGTGATTCGTCATCGGCTTCACTACGCCCAATCATTGCCTTACTTTTGTCTTCTAATTCGCTGGCCAAATCCTTCCCAATTATGGATTCGGCATCATCTAATCGTGTGCTCATAGCTCGCTCCGTTAGTGCCATCGATGTTTCTTTATATGCAGGCACTCTTGTGGCCGCCAAATGTATTAATTGTCCTTGGCGATAGATTTTCTCGCCAACGCCATCCACGCACATTGGGCATTGGTCCGTTAATTTCTTGCGTTCAAATATTCCTTCTCCCTCATGCTCATGTCCATAATCCAGAAAAGCGATTGAAATACGTATGCGCTCATCCTGGGGAACGTTCTTTGCAATATCTTTTTCTATGGCCGCATGAACGGCATCTCCCAGAGGCGTATTTGCAAATTCACCCTTTCCCTTGAATATATTACCGTCTACCCAAATTTTCTCGCTTGTTCCGGCCACACCTTTTCCATCAAGGTCCTGATAATGAGCAACGCTTAGATAGGGCAGCCCACCATTAAAATAACTCGTGGAAAATAATTCTGGCAGTTTTGTGCGGGCTTCAATTTTTTGAATGAAGTCCTGGAATAGTTCCACAGACATACGGTCTTTATATTCATCATAATTAATCCCGCTGGCAGTCGCAAACCAATATTTCTTGCCGGTCTGCTTATTTTCTGACACGCGGTTTATGAACATTGTGCGCCGTACAGTTGTGCTTGGCAACGTAGCTAATCCTGCATTCATATGTCCAGAACTCCTGATGGGTTCATAAAGATTACAAATATCGGAGGGTTCAATTGCACCCTCCACAATTTGGCATAAGGCGCCTTCAAGAAATCGGCAGTTCCCACAGAGGTTGTCTCCGTAGCCACCATTTTTAACAAATCCTGATTCTTCCTTAGAATATTTTCGGCCGCGTTCATCTACAATTGCCAACCTATCATCAATTCTGGGTTCGTCATCAATAAAATTATCATATTCTGTACCATGGTCGCTCATTACTTCTACCCATTAGTCATGAAAGCCGCACTTCGCCACGGTCCAACATTGTGGCTGTGCTCTTTTCCACAAAGCGCCCCATGACCTTGGGATAGAAGGATAATTCGTTTGTCTTGCGCACTAGAATCATGCGCATAAGGATTGGCAAACCATTGGTATCTTTGACAAACTTTCGGAATTCCATTTCGCCCGTATCCTTGCGCCCCGGCAAAACTATCCCGCGCCAACCATCTAACCGCATATCATCAGCTACCTGAAAATAGTTGCGGCGGATTGCTCTGCGCATCAGTTCACTGCGCAAAGTTTTTTGATTTTGTGGCATCTTTCGCCAAGTTACGGATTCAATATAATCAGGGCGTTCAATAATTGTGTCGCCAGAATGCTTTGTCAATAACTGCGCATCCAAATCAGCATCACCAATACGTGCAGCGGTTCGTTCAACAAACCAATTTGGCAGATTTGACGCGGATAATCGGTCATTTGAAATCGCTGATTTCCAAATTTGAGGAATCAAGTCCATCAAACCTAATAGACCAGCGCGCTTAATAATATGATTGCGTGCCTGTTCTGGATTTTGAGCGCGGTCAATAGCTCTAATCGCATATTCAAGGTCTTTTTGATTCTCAATTGGGAAACTGCCGTCTGCCATGGCCTTTCCCGCTTTTATTAACAGTTCGCGGTTTTTTGTGGAAAAAACGCGGTAATTAATTAGGTCAGCATGGGTCTCGGTGGGCTTTTCGTTTTTATTACGCAGGATAGCACTTAATTCTTCAACAATGTTTGGGTCAATAGGTTGAAATTTACCAGCGTCATCCAAAGATTTTTGTGCCCAGACAGAATGGCCAAGGCTGGCATACCTATAGGCCAATTCAACAAGTTCTTTTGCCCGTTTATCGGTCACTAAATCTAGTGCTGTTTTTTTTCTAGGCTTCTGACCACCTGCAATAGCCCCGAAAAACTTTTTTTGCTTATCCGTTAGGGGCTTGCCGTCAATTTCCCCATCCTCCAGTATTTTTTTGGCCTTCGCGGAAGTGACCCCCCCGGCCTTTTCTACCCTTAAAACACCCCAAGCCACTTTAGCCGCGCATACATGCGGTGCATCTGCATCGCGGCATTCGCCGTCGATTGCCTGCAAATAGGCCGCATTCCAATTGTCCGCCTCTTTGCTACCTAAATTTTTGGGAGTGGGAATCTTATCTGCCCGGTCTTGGAAAGAAACCATGATGTCGTCTTCAATCCGGGTCCGCAAAACGAGCCAAGCGGTTTTAGTAGCATGGACGCGGCGCGCCGATAGGTCAGATTGTGTATTTTTCTCTTCATATGCATTTAGATATGCATCGGTGAAAATCTGTGCCTGCTGAGAACTTAAATTATCAGGAAGCGGAACAGCTATTTGCTCATCCATCATCCCCCATACTATATTCAAAGCGCTTTTTTGAAAACTACATTTTCACCATACGCAAAATGCTATGGTTGCTTTCTGTACTCTATTTAAGTATGCTGTCTTTCAAAACAAAATTCCCAACTAATACGGTATCGCGCTCCCCGCCGATGTCTATTTTCAATTCATGAAAATATTTGCGCGGGAGTACGCGCAGATTGCTATTCTGCTTTTCCCCGTTTACTTATAACAATGACTCTCTTTTCGTTGCCTTTTGGCTCAGGCGGTAATGGAGGTAGAGAATCTCCCCATGAAGCGTTTTTCTTTTGGGTATCTTCGTCATTGGCCCGCCGTTCTATGACAGCCAAACGTAACTGCTCAGTAAGCACTATTTGCCGTGCAGTATACCGTTTTCCCAATGAGCGTTTTTTATTATTATTCATCTTCTTCGCCACTCTCTTCTATATAACTATCATAGGAATTTTCGCCTTCTTTTTCCATGATAGTTACTGTAGCATCAAAATCTTTGCGGCTATTACTCACTCCTGCGGTATTAAAACTTTCAGTTATCAAATCAGCGGCACTCAAATGTTTTTTTGCATCCCCTCCCCACTGGGGCACGCTTACAGCGCGTAAAGCTTTCTGATTGCCGTCATTATACCACGTCCAGCCGCCAATACCACGCGCCACCATAAGGTTTTGTACAATATCTCGCTCTTTATCGCTTATAGAGCCGCCAAATGTCCACGTTACTACCGGGGAACATCCCGCCCCTTTACAGGCCTCATATATTAATACACCATCCTGATTAAACTTTTTTGCTGTTTTGGCAATTAGGCTCAATGCATCCCCGTCGCCATCAAAGGAAATTACCCAAGTTGGTTCGCTACCGCCTTCCCACCCGCCTTCACCAAGTTCTACGGACACTTGCGACACTCCGGCAATCTCTTTGAGCAATGCTTCAAACTCAAGCATATCTTCTAATACAGTTTCTTCTTCCTCGCGCCCAGGTCTGGCAGAGGTAAGGCCGACATGCTTTTCCCCTTTTCCTTTTCCACCGCCCTTGCCAGCGGGCAAACTCCCACCAACCTCGTCCGCTGCGTCTCGACCAGCATGACCAAAGTGGCCGCTTCCTGGACCGCCGCGCTTTATTACTCTTTTCAGGATTGATAAATTGCTATCGCGCTCCACAACTCTTCCCAAAATACTAAGCCGCATTATCTTTCCCCTCTCCCCGACTAATAATTTGATTCAAACTGTGCATCATCCTTTTGAGTAACTTCAAAGGCACGTCCTTAAGCGAAATGCTTTTCACGTCTTCAAAATCTTCACGGGCAAAATTAATCTTGCTTATGGGTATAGTGCCATGAAAGGTAAACTCAGGGATGTCCATCCCTTCCTCTACCTCGTTCCCTATGGTAATGTGAGGCGAATAATTTGATATTGATGAAAACTTGTTAACGACAACACCTGCTTGTGTGGCCGCACTTACAATCATGGCTTGCAGACTTAATAGTGCTTCTGATGGTTGTACCCGAAGCACCAATGGGCGCCCCTCAGCCTCAATGAATGTGCCCAGAAAATCCAATTCAATTGAAAATTCTGAAGGGTAAATAATGTTTTCAACCATTTCTTTGATTTGGGAATCGCTAACATTCTCTACCCAAAGCAAGGTTAGGTGAAATTCATCAGATGCAACCGGAATATAGAAAGTATCAGCCAACAAATTGTTGACCAGCGCCTGAACATTCTTAACAACCTCATTATCTTTGAGCGGCAGGTAGATAAACAAATTGCTGACTTCCCCGGTTTCTTCGATTTTATCACCCGCATTAAATGCCCGATTCTTTTTTAGGGACAATTCATGCAGCAGTGATAATAAATCTTCCTCTGGCAATTCCTGTCCACTGTTTTCCCAAACCAATTCTCCATCCTCGCCACTCTTTTCCCCTACCACGCCATCACTAAGATAGGCTCTAACAGGCTCATGCCCTTCCCCTTGCAGAAATTTTTCTACGTGTGAATAACAGAACCAGGCGCGCGCATTTCCATCAGCCCACTGTAAGTCTACAATCGGCGCGCTATCACACTGCATACACTTAGAGCGGGTCTGCTGCACGCGCGTCAGTGCCCCTTTAGACTTTGGCACTGACGCCCTTTTGTCCTTTGACATATTCCTTGCGGGCACTCTCTTTGGCAGTTCTTGCAATCCAGCCACCAAACCAAAATGACGTGGTGAATATTCCGGCAGATGTGAAGGCCAATATCCATGGCTTTAGAACGACTTCAATATCTGTAGGTGAATTAATTGCGGAACGTAGCCATTCCTGAAAAATCAAAAAGATGGCCATTATAGCTATCCAGGCCTTAACATCATAATGTTTAATTCGCGAAAAACTAAACCCAAGCGTGATGGCAGCCGCTATCATCAATCCGAACCGGAATGGAAATCCTGGCGTTAGCAGGAAGCTTGTTAATATGTTGTACATAATATCTATAATGCTGTTATCCATTAGTCTTTACCTCCGCGATTATCGATATTGGCGGCACGCGCCAGAGCCAATTCTAATTCCTTTTCATATTCTTCCTGCGCGTCTAGTTTATTGACCACAATTCCCATCCCAACTTTCACTTCAATAGTCAAGATGTCGATTGTGATTCGCAATCCTTCAAGTGTTTTGTTTCCTTTAAATAACAAAAAGGATGCGACCGCAATGGGGAAGGTTAGTTCAGCCAAGCCTTTCAGCCAAGCATTGAAAGCATCGATGTCTATCGGCATGGGCATAACTCCTACTATCTAATTCTCCAAATATGTTATTCCATACTTCGCGTTCCATCCCATGCGCGCAAGGTGTGTCGCAAAAGATGAGGCGATACCGGTAATTATTTCGCTTATGAACGGTATATAGATGGGCGCAAGAAAGTTAATACCCATAATATAGGCAAGGAATGGGAATATCCATACGCCAACGCAAAAATCGCATTCTCCAAGTGCCGTTAAATAGCTATTAAGTTTCCATAACCATTTTGTTGCGCCGCTGGTCTGGAGTGTCCATACCAATAAACGACCAAAAACAAAATATACAACTAGGGTCATCGCACCATAACCCAGAAACAGTTAATGCCAGCTTCGGAAAAGCCCAGCGTTTCAAAATGCGCCAATTCCCAACCTTGCTCCAAATAACTGGTAAGGAAGCTGTCCGCATGGAATCCGGAAAGACCGCCAACCTGAGTAATGACAATATAAATCTCGGTATGCAATGATTCCCGATTTTCAGGTTGTATAAAGACCAGCATGATGTTATGCCCGCTTACCTCGGCCAACGTTTCTACGCCAATATGGGAGACGAACGCCATTTCATAGCCATTCGCAAAGTAGACTTCCTCAATATAAGCTTTGGCACTTAGTACAGTATCTATCTCAATATGGCTTTCAGCGACTTTCTGATTTACTTCATTTGTTGGAACGATTAAACGCTTCCAATGCACGGCGCGTGTCTTCAATTTGCTCTTGGCAGGTGCTGGCAGGGGTTCCTCTGTCCCCGATTTCTCTGACACTTCAGTGGCGGTATCTTCAACTGCAGGCGGTTTGTCTAAAGGTTCTGGCTCAACCTTTTCGCTCTCACCCGCCTCATCCTCTTGGGCCAACTGCTCGCGGATAACAAGTGCTGTCGTGATGCTGTCTGCAATATCATTCTTCCTGGTTGCGCCTTCCAGTCCTATATCCTCTTCCTTGGCATAGGCACGCAATTCATCAACGGTCGGACAATCTTCAAGCAGCGCATTCCTTACTTCTTGGAAGCGCGACGGCGGCGTTTCCTCTTCTTGCACCTCTGCGGTCTCTTGCTTGTCAACAACTAGCTGGTCAGTCATGTTACTTCTCCTTCACAATTCATGTCTGGGATAAATATCATAGCCTATCTGCTGGCTATTAATCTCCGGTCCAAGGAACGAATTCCCCGCTACCAACAATTTTGAATAAGTCCTTTTCAGCAAAATGAATAATACAATGGCACACGCCGGGATGTCCAGGCGGATGCTGAATGGTTTCGTTCTTGAATACTGTTTGGTACTCAAAATTTATAGGCACTACGCCAGCGGCCTCATTAAGTGTGCAGACTGGGCAAGGATGCTCGTTGCCCGCATCGGTTTGTCCGCGTTTGCCAAGATGTCGCCACAATTTTTGGGTTAGGCTAGAGCGTTTGTATTGTTCTAGGCGCGCCTCATTTTCGGCTTTATTAATTTCGGTATTAACAATGGAAATGGCTCGGCTACTGGAAATTTTTGCGAGCGCATTTCTAGTTCGCGCAATGCTTGTGCCCACAAAATCTGCATCTCCCAAAATGTCTTCAAGAGCCGCCCCGCTACGGATTGCCTCGGCAATATCAGGCGATGCAAGCCCCGTCCTAACGCCGCTAATGATTGCGTTTTTAATGTAATAGCGCGTACCCTCATCGATGCGCCGAACCAATAATGCGGCTGAATTGTCCAATATACTCAATGTCACTGGATTGCTCAATGAAAAGGAAATTCCCAAGAGTTGCGGCGTATCTCTTAATCCCGACTCATAAAGAGCGCGCGCAATCGACAATGCGCTATCATAAAGCCCATGCTCAAATGCCCTGCGAAAAACCCTGATAATTTCTGCCTTGGTTGCCTCTGATGATGTCTGCCACCAAGATTCTTTCGCTAAAAGATTATCCAGTTGTTGGCGGATTTCATCATTATGCGCGCGCAAAACCGCTAGTCCTTCTTCCTCAAAATTGGTCTGGTGGTAATTTCCATCAGTAACATCGTTCATTTGTGACAGCCAAGAAAGTTGGATATTTTCATTGCTCATGGATGGAAAGATGCGTTGGACATTCGGGAACATCTGCTTGGTAGCGGCACGGATAAGACGCGTAAGTTGTGTATCCCCCGCATTTTCTGTTATTTGTGCCAACTGTGCATTGACCAGATTCCCCAATTCATTAATAAGTTCGGGGTGTGTGACAGGAATCGGCGTCGCCGATGTTCCGCGCCTCTTTGGCATGATTCTGGCAATTGTCCTTTTGATTGTGCCGGTCACATCACCGCGGCCGCCCTGAGTAGCTGGAACCTTTTGGTTTTCAGCGTTTTCTTCATTGCCCTGCTTGGCCAATTCATCAAACGGATTGGATTCCTGCTGATTGCCTTCATCCTCTTCTTGTTCTGGCAATTCATCCGGGTCAAGGTCGATTGTCAGATGACCATCAGCTATTAATTGTTTGCGCCCTTCTAGTCTACTGATAAATTGCTTATCCACAGCCGTACCAAGTGCTTGTGCGCTCGTCAGCAGTCCGCGGCTACGCATCATAGTATCTTCGGAATCACTTTCAATCCAAATAAATTTTAGGCCAGTGCCTTTTAGCAATCGATTGAAATGATTGGCGGTTTTAGTGCGGATAGTGGCAAACCCATTTCGCTTGGTCTGTCTTTCGCCGCGAATAACGCCCGCTAATGTTTTTTCTCCGCTTTGCTCCGCCATTCCAATATCACTCAAGCGTAAGCCGTAGCCCGCTGCCACAATCTGGGCATATTTATGTGTGGTCTTATCCAATAATAGTTCTTGGGGAGGGCGGCCAAAAGATATAAATTTGGCGGGTATTTCGTGTTCATACAATACAGGGATTTTCATCCCGTCAATCCCACTGAAAAGCGTGCGGAATCCTTCCAGCCACTCATTGGCAGATTGCTCACTCATATCCATCAGGTCCAAGATACCCGCTTCTGGCGTGTCTAACAAAAGACCTGCATAATATGTATCACCGCGGAACAGCATGAGGATTGCCAAATAGATTTTTTGCGGCGGAGACATTCCCCAGCCCTTTAATCTAATTTCTGGTCTCGGCGTCATGAACATACGGTCGATAGAATGTTTGGGGAAAACAACTGTTTGGGTTGGGACCCCTGGAACGGTTTGGATAACAGGGAATTCTGGAACATTTGTGGGGGCGAGCGTTGCTCCATCCACATGGTTTACCCATAGGAGACGGCCATCTGGGTCATCGTTCTCTCGCCCCAATTCTGACAATGCGCCAAATGGTAGGTCAAGCATATCTTGACAAATTAATTCAATATAGATATCGAAATCCCCTTCTAGCTCTTGGAATAAGTCCTTATGGTGTTGTATATCCGTCTTTTTCCGAATGGCGTCGTCAGTCTCATCATCATCGGATTCTTCTGGCACGATATCCCATTCCAGACTTAATAGATTGGCGATTAATGTATCGCGGCATACCTCGGCAATGGGTTGCTGGCGAACGACCAATCGCCATTGCTCTCCAGTTAAATAACTTGGGAAGCCCCATGTCTGTGTTAACCTAGACAGATAGGGCTTAATTTTAACAGCGCGCTCCCCCTTATTTTTCATTGGAGAAGAAGATTTCTTTGCCATACCTAATTACTACACTATAGCATAATTGTATGCGTATTATATAACAATAACCTTTTCACCATTCAGGGATTATACCGATACAAATTTCGATTCCCTGAATCTGGTTTCTTCGCCCGTTATGAGCTTGTATGCGCCAGACAAACTATCTACTTGGTCATCATGGCCACCAAATGGAAACCCCGCCAATTCATTCAGCCATTCTCTGTTCCATATAGCTTTAAGAACCAATAGATTGCCAGCATTGAATTGACCTGCTATCGGAGTTGCGCGAACAGCTTTTTTGCCCGTTGGACTATCACCATCAACATCAAATCCCTGCAACAAAATTATATAGCCGTGAATTAGGGTTTTACCTGCTGCCCCGCCTTCCTGTTCAATTCTTATAGGAACTTTCGCGGTATCCAATATTGCTGTATCATATATTAGGTCGGCCACCCCTTCCGGGTCTAATCTGCGCCGAATAACATCCAGCACGTAGGGACGGAATATTATTTTTCCAATCGCATTAACTTTGTCGGTTCTATATAATGCCATTAATGTCCCAACAGTGTAATCCGGATTGCGGCTAAACATTTCCTCTTCGGTGGCTGCCAAATCCCAATAACGCACATACCAAACGCCTTTCCCAAAACCCAAGGAAAGTAATTCGCCAGTATCGGGATGTAAAGTGCCAACAGCTTCTGGAAGTGAATCAACATAATTAACATTGCCAATCTTAAACATTTGCCCCTTTGGTTTTGTGGGTCGCTGTTGATATTCAGCCAAGAAAACCCGCGGAGCGTCTTTCTCTATCTCACGTAGGTATTCATAGGAATACCGTGAAGGGGCTAGAGCTTCACCAGGCTCACGTCCCAAAATATCTGGTAAGATTCCCAATTTCTCATCTGGTTCTTCCGCGATAGCCGCATATGAAAGGACTTTCCATCTCCCGCCCTCCTCAACCCTTCCTTCGCTGGCCAATATCTGTCCGCCCAAATCTTCCTCATGCCAGCGGGTCATCATAAGGATTATAGAACCTTCCTCCCACATTCTAGTTTTGAATGTGCCTTTCCACCATTGCCAAGCATTTTCGCGAATAACGTCAGATTGAGCCGCAGCCCAATTTTCAATTGGGTCATCAATTATTCCTAAACCAAAGCCATGCCCAGTTATGGGACCATCCAATCCCGCTGATATAACGTATCCCTTATGATTTGCAACGTGCCAATCCTTCATGCGCCAATTTTCTTTATCAGGCATCATGTGTGGAAATACCTGTTTGTATTGCGGCGTTAAAAAAACATCGCGCGCCATCCTTGAATTGCGTTTCGCAAGTGTGTCCCCGTAAGATATTAATGCGATAGGCATATCTGGTCGTTTTGCTAACCAAAAAGGTGGTAGACGTACTGAAACCAGCTCGGATTTTCCATGTTGGGGTGGCGCGAATAACATAAGGTGGCGGGTTTCACCAGCAACTACTTTATCAAGATTTTCGCAAATGTGTGCGTGGAACTTTTCTGTCTTATAGCGCAGATAGGTATGTTCTGTAAAATCTATCAGGTTTTCGCGGGCAAGCACTACCTTCTTTGAATCTGGACCAGAAAGCTTTTCGCCCTCTAACGGTTCTATAAAATGCTCTGTAACAGCCTTGACAAGATGTGGATTGTGGTCATGAAAACCCCCCTTGGGCACGGTCGGCGTTTTAACTACCATTAAATATCGTTGGTCCCATCCCCAATCAATGTGTTTTCAGCGGCTGGAAAATAGCTACGGATACGATTAATATATGCTTTCCTATCCTGAGGATTGGGGATAAATATAAACGCGGCCTGCTGCAAGAAAACCATCACTTCAATGACCTCGCTAACTGGCACATTTTGTAGGTTCTCTCTTGCCCATTTCTTTTGGGTATCTGAATTTTTCCTCATGAATTCTGTCACCTGCAAGATTTGTAACCATAGGTTGTGTTCCCGATTCGAATCCTCAAGCAATGACCGAATCTCCCACAACGCCTCCTTTGCAGTAAGGATGCCCTTATCCCCTTGCCCCACATATTTTATTGCACGGTTAACCTGTTTTAAAACCGCTGCAACATCAACCCCTTCATGTTTCAAATCGTCCAATTTAAGTACTAATTGTTCCCACCTTGCACCCATTGCGGCCTGCTGCTCCACCATTTCCCAAATAGTGCTGTTCCCCATGATGCGATTAAATGCCGCTTCAATTTTTCTGGCAATGGAAAACTTTGAGCCGGGCGGACGACCGCCACGCGCGCCATGCATCCGGCAAACTTTATATCCTTCTACCGGTCTATTCTTACAACGTCTATCGGTTTTACATTCAGGACATTTCCAGGTCTTATCCCCCTTGGTAAATCGATGTTTACAGTTTGAGCATTTCTTTTTTCTTGCCTTGCACCTAGCCTTTTCAGCCGCGGCCTTTTCATCAGCTTTAGTCATTTATCACCCTTCCCTGCATCATATTATATTGTATTTGTGTATGGGGCGTGGCGGGATAGCGGTGCCTATTGCGCGCAACCTCTGCCTCTTTATTCATGGTTTGCGGCATTTATTTTCTGCTTTTATGAATAGCTAATACGGTGAATGATATAATATCATATATGTCTGAGATAAACGAGCGCGCCATAGTGATATTCTTGCTCAATCAGATGGGGTTCAAATCTGCCGATGAACGCAATTATAAGCGGCCTTATTACCAGTTGACAGGCGGCAAAATCATCTTATTTGCTGTGAAAAGCGAACCTGGGTTTTACTTTTTTCCTTTCAGCGACATAAAACATGCGTGGATGGTAATGAAGAGTTTGGGTAATGATGAAGATGCGCAAGATAAATTTGAGGGTTATTTTGTATATAACCAACTGGACATCATAGATATTACGCCACGCCATATTTGCATCGCCGCCGTAAAAGCACTTGCTGATGATGAGCAGTGCAAGGAGTGGGGATTGTGAGCGAACAAGAACTAGCAAAGCATGTTGTGGCATGGCTTGAAGAGCAGCACTGGGATGTTTATCAAGAAGTACAGATTTTTAGGGGCGGGAAAGTAGCAGATATTATTGCCGTAAGAGGCAGTTTGTTATGGGTTATTGAATGTAAAAAATCTTTATCATTAGCAGTTATGGAGCAGGCTTCTTATTGGCGTACTCATTATCGCTCTGTTGCAGTACCCAGACAAAAAAATGAAATGCGAAGAGTGGGAATTGGTGTGGCGAAAAATTATTACCAGATTGGTGTGCTCACAGTAGGTGAAGGCTATTTTGATTTTGGGGTTGATGAAATTGTTTCTGCACCCCTAAAAAGGGAATTTCATAGATTTGCAAAAGATATTCAGAAATGTTTATTGCCGGAACATAAAACATATGCAATGGCAGGCTCAAACGATGGCGGACATTACACGCCTTATAAACGAACTATGGATGCTGTGAAAAGCTTTATTGAGAAAAACCCTGGTTGCACATTAAAGGAAATAATTGATTCCATTGGCAAAGGACATTATGCAAATAGTCAATCTGCAAGAGGGACTATCAGGGTAGCCCTATCAAACTGGGAAAGCGATTGGTGCCATATAGAGATAGCTACAAAGCCCTATAAATATTTTCTTGTTAGCAGCGCAAGGGATTGAGGATTATGAGTTTTCCAAAAGATTTAATTAGAGAACATCCAGGTCTAGGGGATTGGAACATTTTACATGCCTATAGGGGTTCAATAGCTCATGGAATGTATATTCCTAAAAACGACCCTATTTCAATTGATGATAAGGACACGATGGGGATTTGCGTTCCCCCAAAAGAATATTTCATCGGTACGAAAAGGTTTGCAAATAGGGGCACAAAAGAAATCAAGCGGGATGAATGGGATATTGTCATCTATGAAATCCGCAAGGCAATCAGCTTGCTCACGAAGGGAAATCCCAATATGCTATCACTATTATGGGTTACCCCTCAATATTATATAAATATCACTTGGGCAGGACAACTCTTGATTGATAATCGCGACCTGTTTTCTGGCAGGCATGTTTATAAATCATTCGCCGGGTATGCCAGCGGGCAACTTAAAAGGATGACCAAGGGGAATCGGCAGGGGCATATGGGAGAAAAGCGTAAAGAGCTAATCGAACAATTTGGATATGACACGAAAAACGCTGCGCACTTAATGCGGTTATTGAGGATGGGTATTGAATTCTTATCAACCGGCGAACTCAACATTGAAAGGCATGACGCCAAAGAACTATTAGAAATCAAGCGCGGGGAATGGTCTCTTGTAAAAGTTAAGCGAGAGGCAGAATTGCTTTTCTCGGACCACAGGCAAGCATTGATAAATTCCCCATTGCCCCTAGCTCCTGATAAGGAAGCCATTAATGCCCTTTGTATGGCCGTGGTTGAACTAGCACACAAAGGGCACTAGAAGGACGGTGATATGAGACCAACACTTGCGCAGGGCAGATTGTTAAGATTGATGAGGGATAATCCAGAGGTTTATTTGCAGCGTAGTCAATATGGCAAAACAATACAATTCTCCATTGCGGGGAATTACAAAATGCGCAAGAAGATTCGTAGACAAACCGGGGAGGCATTAGAAAAGGCGGGGTTTATAGAAGAGTGGTCTGGCGGCAGAACGTGGGAGAATGGATATAAAATAAGTGCGCTTGGAAAGAGCGCAATCGAAAATTGGAAGGATATTGACTTTGAGGGCGACAAACACGGTGAGGCAAAACTGAGCCACCGCCAAGTATTTAGTGCTCTGTTGATAGCATTCTCTGAAAAACACCCTGGATGGCCAAGAAGATATATTTGCATTCCTGAATTGGTAAGCGACCAAATTGATAGGCGTATCGATTTATTTGTAATGGATTGCTGGAAACCATATGTGAAAAGCAGTTATGAAATCAAGGTGAACAGGTCTGATTTCATAAAAGAAATGAAGTCGCCAGAGAAGAGACAGTTTGCCTTATCCATAAGCAACCGTTTTTATTTCGCCACGCCAGAGGGACTAATTTCGCCAGATGAACTTCCAATAGAGGCGGGTCTAATAGAGGTAGCAGATGACAACACCATTTCAACTGTTGTAGAAGCCCCCTACAGGGATGCCATTCCGCCAACCTGGGGGCTAATAACAAAGATATTCAGGTCAATGAATGGTGACAAATGAGAAGGCCGCTAAATCCCCCCCTCACAATGGTCTAATAATGAGAAGCGATGGGCGCGATAGGTATAAGTCCGAGGTTTCTGCAATTGTCTTTAGTTATCGTCAAGCTCTTGGAAGAAAGAAAATAGGGAAACAATCATATGAACTTTCATTTCGGGACTTCGCCGCTATTCTCAACACAACTCTTAATCCCCTAGGAATGAAATGTAGCCATACGACGATATCAAATTGGGAGAACCAAATTCACCTTCCGACATGGCATATTATGTACTCTCTGTCTCAACATGCACCGATTGGTATTATTAGGGACTTTGCATTAGAGGTGTTTGGAGTCCTTCTAAGAAGACGTATGCATATAAAAGAAGAAAGGGAATAAATTGAGTTAAATAAACGAACTCCCTAGCTCGCGGAGGAAGTTCGTTTAAACATAGGTTGGGTAACTAACACTATTATTAGAATACAAAAAAGGCCTCCCGGATTTCGGGAGGCCTTTCACCTTATACAAGATTGATTAGATTTGGAGCCGCGGGGTTATTGTGTGCAGCTTAACGGGTATTTCAAAAATAGGTCTTCACAATCCGGTACTGATGTTTGGTCAACGCGCACGAAAAAGCCTGCCCCATACTCACCGGCGATTTCATACAAATGCATTGCACCATCACCGCGCCAACGACCAGGGAATTCCTTTTCATATATAACCGGGTCAGTGTCGGGAACGGCAATTGAGCCTTGAGCATTAGCAGCGTCATTGAAAACTTGGTCGTAACTGATGGCATTATATGAGTTGTAAACTACAATAACTTCGTCAGCACCAATAGTTTTCGCTGTGGGCACAAAGATGGGGAATCCGTTTGCGTTTATACCGACAAGTTCATATACGAACAAGTCTTGTTCAGCCTTTAGGTATAAGACGCCCCATTCTGCCGGGCAAGTATCCCAGGACATGCCTTCAACATCTTCCGGCCAGCCAGGTGGACAGGGGCTTTCTGTAGCGGTGGGTTCTGGAAGTGCCTCGGTAGGCGCGGCGGCTACAGCAGGGTCTACGGGTAGGGCTGGTGCGGGTGCCTCCGTAGCTTCATCGGCTTGGCCTCTCCAGCCACAGGCAGTCAAAAATAATCCCAAGATAAGCAGGGCTAAAAAGGTAGCGATTTTCTTTGGTCCAAATATCCTCTTCATGATGTTTTACTCTCCTTATGGTTAGTTGGATAAAAAAAGCTTATAATTTTCTATTTAATTTTCATTGGCAGCTCCCAAATAATCCTGCAATAGGCGGGTCCAATAATCCACCTTGTCACTATATGTCCAGCCCCCAAAGGAATAGCATCTATCAGCCAATAACGATGCCCAGCTACAATTATAAGCAGCCATTGCCGCCCTAGTCGCATCACGTCCGGGCTGAAAGCCCTTTTCAATGGCCTGCTCAATAATTTGGTTGATTATTCTTGTCCCGCATTCGATATTCTTTGCTGGGTTTTTGAGTTGCTCGGCAGTAAGTCCACAGTTTCCGGGTGTCAGTGCCATGAGACCGATTGCGCAAGTCCCTCTTTTGGTGTCAAAATCGTTGCATTCAGCATAGTTATCACCCTGCGATTCCTGTGCAATGATACCAAGAACTATTATATCCGTGGCATAGGGATAATCATTTCTTGCCAAAACATCATCAACTATGTATTTCCACCGTACAATTCTGCCCATCTGCCAAGCCAAAATCCTAGGCGGGTTTACAAACGTAATAACATTCTTATCCTCTGGAGGTGTGTAACGGTATTGTTTTATGGTGGGTAAGGATGCCTTTGGTTTGTTATTTGCATCATTGATATCTGGAACAGGCTTAATCGAAAAGGGCGAATTGAGAATCAGACTAACGCCATTGTTAATTGGTTTCGCAACGTCACTCCTTGTAATAACGGCTTGACGCGGATACTCAATAGCGTACGCAGGTTTAACCCTAGCAGGTCCACCGAGTACCAAATCAACGCCAGCGTTAACTGGCTTTCCGGTATCGCTTCTGGTAATAACGGCCTGACGTGGATATCCAATTGCCTGGACAGCTTGGGCATCAACGACCAAGAACATAACTGCCATAAAGACGCCCAGAAAAATATATCTAAATCTTTCCATTGGAAACCAGACGTACTATTTTTTCTCCGTCATGAATTAGGCCAGCCACAGGTACTCCGATTATCGCGGTCACTAAATAGCTCACATAATCGAAAGCAACTCCTGAGCCTTCAATACCAGACAATGTGAAGAGATTTATTTCGGTGGCCGCGGCCATCAAAAAGACAAAGACAAATACAGCGTAGTGCTCCAACTGCGCTTTGTCTTGCCTAACCAACTTGAAAACATTGATAGCGGAAAACGCAAATCCAGTAAGTAACGCGAGCGGTTCAAGTGCTTCCATGGGTATTCTCCTATAAGGGGTTTGTGGGGGATGCGCCTGACTCGGCGCAAGATATTCTATACTATACACAGTTTCAGGGAAATTGCAAGTGAATTAAATTAAAGATTCCATAAATTAAAATCACGGGAAGTCTGTTTGCCCGCCGCCAGACTTCCCTTTTGTTGGGTTTATATATTTTATCCTGGAAGGAAAACTTATTGTCATTTCCAAGATTCCCTTTTGTTATAGGGAATAAAATATTGCAACCTGCCCTTAAATTTGTAAACTACATCAACCGATTCTCCTGTGCGGCCTTCAACAAACGCGGCCGCTTCCTCTGGAGAGCAATGTGTGATAATCCACAAATCGCATTCAGGCAGTTCTTTCACGTTTTTAATTTCAATCAGTTTCACAATTTGTTACCTCCCAACTTAGTCTCATTGTTCGTTGGGGTATTTACCCAGTTTATAAACGGCTCTTTCTTACTGCGTTCCGGCATTCCCTGCCAACGCGCCCGACCAACCGTACCAGCCGACATGAGCCTGGGCTTGAGGTCTTTCCCTCGGTCACGCAGTTCTCTGCGAACGAGACCGGATGTCCAGGCCTCCAGGTAGTTCTCTACCAACGAGCCTTATGGGACAGGCAATTCCAGCACAAATGCCTAAGAAATAGGCATTTGTGTAGCACCTAAATTATAAGCCAATCCCAATTCTTTTGGTAGTTGAGTATATGTTTCCGCGGATAGCCAATCTTTGGGATGGGTGTTTCCCTTTGAATTATTGCATTCATGACAAGCGGGGACTAAGTTTTCCAATGCTTCAACTCCGCCCAGGATTTTCGGGATGAAGTGGTCAACAGTAAAAGCGGTAGGGTTTTTCATTCGCGGTTTTCCAAAATTCAGCTTTCTCCAACAATAGATACAGTTACCCTGTGTTTTTCCTAATATGCAAGCGCGCAAATTTATATCGATTGTTATCCAATAACCTTGTACTTTAACCCTAGGATTTTTGAAGCCGCCTAAAATACGTTTCATTTGCGGTTCACTAATTTTATTAATTCATATAGACAGCCGCTTGAGGGAATTTCAGGGTCAGGCGGCGGGTCTACCGGAGGCACATCTTGAACTTTTAGATAGCTATCCCAATCCCATAGGAAGTCGTTCCTATCCAATGTATGACCTGCTGTTTTATCCCAAGGGCTGAATTGATGGGCAACAACATCTTCCAGAACATAGCCTCTAGGGATACCAAAGCGTGCAAAGTTTATGCCATAATACGCCGCCCATAAAGGATGCCGGAGGATTGAGATGGGGATATTTCTTGGCAATTCATAATCCCACCACCATTTCCCGGTATAGTTCCAGATAAATTCTTCGTCCCACCACTTTCTTGCCTCTGCGAAAGCATCCACCAGCATATGCAGGCGCGCTAATTTACTAATATGTGCTATCTGCCGGGGATGCTGTTCCACGTCTATCGCATAAATATCCTCGTCTTTGTGGTCTCCAATATGGTCGATACCAAGTTTTACTTGCTGCGCAGGACTGAGACCGCCTGAAAGATTAGCGTCAAATGTAATAAATGTTGTTGCACCGCGTAGCTCAAACATGTTTGCGGCAGTCCAATTATTTTCAAATTGTGAATCAATATGCCCCCTATAGTCAGGCGCCATAAAATAGCCGTCTGATACTTTACACATCGCCCCCTTGACCCCGGCATCTCTAAGCCTATTCCAGGGAAGAACTCCATTATGATGCGAAACATCGATGAAATCCATTACTGGAGCCATGTCTTTTCTCCTGTTTGTCTGATGGTCTATGCTTTTCTTCTACTTTATCACAGATTTATTCCATTAGTCAATAAGCTGAAGCGGTAAATGTTAATGTGCATTTGGATTTTTAATCAAAAAACCCCGCAAATAATTGGGCGGTTAGCGTCAAGCATTTACGCTATACTCCAGGGCCTACTCCGCTTAAGCATCCGTATATCTGGCGGTCTTCCTTTAGCGTAATCTCTTGATTGGTTGGCTCTGTTTGCAGAGATTTCTCAACTAGGGTGCAATTATTCACCTAGCCTTCTTCTCACTATACCCCAGAAGCGGTTTTTCTCCTTGGTTTGAGTCTAGCGCGCCTAGCTCGGTATAGCGGCATCCACATCTCAGCTTGTTTTATAGCCAATCGCCCAATTAGTTACGGGATTTTTCGGTTTTTAAGGTTCACTTCTTTTCTTAGGATTGAATATTTTCTTAGGCCGACAGGACTTGCACCTGTGACCTCCGTGCTTTTGGCAACGGTGCTCTATCAGCGCTACTTACTTGGCCGGGAGCGACCCATTCTTTCGGCACCTATCTGAGCTACAGCCTAAGAAAATATTCAATTATTAATTTTCTGAATTCCATGTAATATTACCATTTGCGCTATAATTTGTCAAGTGTTTTATATCAGATATATATCAGAAAAGATTCTGCTGGATACCTAAACTCAACCAATAATCTAGCCGCGCTTTAGCAATGTCAATGTATGCCCGTAAAAATTCTACACCAACTATGCATTCCCAGCCTGCCTGGAACGCGCCTATCATTTCGCTACCAGTTCCCGCAAATGGCACGAAAATACGGCGTGGGGCATATTCATCTGGTGGGAGTAGCAGAGTTGCTAAGTGTTTGATTAGGGCAATCGTTTTTATGGTGGGGTGTACATTGCGCTTACAGGGTTCATCCTCTCCCTTGTCATTTATATGATGGGTGCTGTGTAGGTCCCCGCATTTGGCGCAGGGGATGTGATGGATTAATCCTTTCTCGCGCTCAACATTTCCGGTCTTTGCCATATATTTGAAGGCCGCTTCCTGTTCTAGCTTTTCGTATACATAATCAGCGTTGAAAAAGAATTGTGACGCGCCGCCAGAGTCGCCATAGGTATCCTGCAAAGTCGGTCTATCGCGGTCTCCTTTGTGCCAACCCCAGTTTTTAGCATTGTGTTCGGGAGTCATCAGTCCACTTTTCAAATGCCCGCTCTGCCTATCCAGTTCTCTTGCCGGACATCCTTCAACGCATTCCCAGACCGCACTTTCACCGCCAACTTCCTCGCCTTCGTAATCTTCGCCGACCGCGTCTCCGAACGGTTTTGCGCCGTCTGTAAATCGGTTGATAATATAGCCGTCCGGGGAAGTGCCAATGCGCTTGCAGTCTGGGGAATGTTGGATTATGAAGTTGGCTGGCCAGCGGCCAGAGGAACCACCCCATTCCTTTTCTTTCTCTGTTTCCGCCCACCCATAAATGTGAGACGGCCCGCTCCCGGTCGGTCCTACTGGTTTTCCAATCCTCCCCCCATCAATATTCAACGCCCCCGCCCCCGTGCGCGTGATGTCGTCTACCGGTCTACCTTTCTCTGTGTACGGTTTCTGGAATACGATTATCGGCTCAAGTGCGGGCTTTTGAGCTTGCAGTCCGTAGCGGTGACCTTCCCAGGTTTTGGCTAGGTCGGTGGTAGCCTGTTCTCTATAATTGGTGTGTCTACCATCAAATATACTATTCTCTTGAATATCTTGTGTTTGTCTAGTACCACCATCTCTATATCGGTCATACCATTCTGATTCTCTCTCTGCCCCCGCCGCCTTATCAATCTGCGTATCAATCCGAGTAGCTTTCGGAAATCCACTCCCATAAACCCAACCCATCATCGGGTGGATAATATAACCACTGTCCTCAATCGCAACCGCCATCCGGTGTGCTGTTCTACTGCCGCCGAATGTCATACAAAATGCGCCGGGATATAGTAAGTCCCAAAAGGCGCGCCATGTTTCTGGTCGGAATGCCACATCGCCTCCGTCCCATTCCTGTGACATAAAACCGCGGGATACCCGCTGAAATGCACCATCGCTCCCAAACTGAGCAGGTGCCGCGCCATCTTTTCCAAAACGTTTGGTGATACTGGTTAGATGATAGGGAGGGTCCGCGAGGAGTGCGTGAAAAGGCGCACCATCATAATGTTTAGCAAAACGTATTACATCACCATTTAATATTCTATTCACGCTCTGCCCTTTGTAATTTTATTTCTCTGATACGATGACATCTGGGGCATACAGTTATAAGATTTTTAATCTGGTTTGCTTTTGAATAATCATTAAATTTCCTAGAAGGAACGATATGATGTACATGTAATGAGTGCCCTATATTTTCCAGACACTCACTTTCCGTTATTAAACAATCTTGACATGTATTATTATCTCGGTTTTTTACGGCTCTACGCTGTGCATACCAGTTTGCTCCGTGATGATTTATACCATTTCCATGAATAAACTGTGGATGATTTTTACCAATTCGGTATTCATCTCTGCATGGCCTAGAGCAATATTTTCCCGCCCCTTTATGTTGTTCAAGTTTGCTTTTGGCTATTACAAAGTTCTTTCCACAATTTAAACATTGTTTTTTGGCTAACCTAAGATGTGGTCTTGCTTTAATTGCAGCGTACTGGCAATCTTTTGAACAATGTTTACCGCGGCCATGTTTGATACGTGAAGGATTCCTACTAAATATTTTTCCACAACATTCACATATGAAGTCCATTTTATTATTATAAGATAAATCATGGGACGAGGCAATTGAAATACATAGCAAAGGCTATAACATCCCCTGTAATTATCCTTGCATTTATGCTTTCCATTTCTTAATTATACCAATATTGATACTTGACATTTCACATCGCATCTGCTATACTTTGGTTATAACCCCTTGGCCTGCCCCCCTCAGGTCCGGGGGTTTATTTTATTTTCTGTAAATAGTCTTTCGGCATGATTACTATCCAATAGAGTAACGACCTCTTTAGTCGTGTTGCTGTAAATGGGGTAATAATCTTTATCTCCGCATCTCACCATATGCAGAGTCCGCGATTTTGTCAGCCTCACATATCGCTTGCTTTTATTCCTTCTTATCGAATGTAGAATTTCCGTTCTTAATTCATCCGTGAAGTTGATATCCAGCTTTTCTCTGGCTCTTTTTATCGTATGGCGGCGATAACCCACTTCGCGCGTATAGCGTGCCCTTTTCCTTCTTCTTCTTCGCTTTGATGACCCGCGCCTACGCGGCATCTAATGTCTACGCGTTGCCGTAGATATTATCAACCATGCCAGCCTTGATAGCCATATCAGCATTGAACCAAGTATTATGCTTTAATGATTTCTCAACATCCTCCCGCTTAAGAGTGCTATTATTCAGATAAAATGTGGTGATGCGTTCTATCATCATATCCAATAGCTTAACATCGTCTTTAATTTGTGTATATGTACCCCACATAAATGCCGACAATTCGTGGATAAGCATGTAGGCCGAGGGTTGGATATATCTTTGTGAACAGGCCATCGAAATGAACGTGGCCGCACTCGCGCACATTCCCTCAACAATGGAATAGATGGGCGTCTGGATTTGTTTGATTTGGTCTGAAATCGCAAACCCATCAGTCACCGAACCGCCCCAAGAATTTATATGAAGCCAGATGGGAATGGGTGGAAAGTCAGGTGGGAGTGCTCTTGAAATGTGTTCACTACGCAAGAAATTGTCCGCTTCCCTAAGCCGCTGCAACAATGTTAATCCCCTATCCGAATTAACATCAGCATAGAAATAGACATGATTATTAATTGCTTCGACAGTAGTTGGTGCAATAAATCGTGGTCCCTCATCTGCCGTTGGGGGAGTTGGTGATTCAAATGTTGGTTTTGGATACATAATTTCTTTCTCCTTTTGTTTGATTTTCTGCCGGTGCAAGTCCGGGCAGATGAACGCTCGCTAATAAACCTTTTGCCATTTTACAATATTTTTCTACAACTTCAATTCCAATCCCCTTGCGCCCTATATCTTGGGCTGCCCGCAATGTAGTGCCGCTCCCCATAAATGGGTCTACAACAGTATCGCCTAGATATGAGTACAATTTTATCAGACGTTTTGGCAATTCATAGGGAAATGGAGCTGGATGTTTAGATGCCGTTACAGGCGTAAAGAACCAAGTCTCTTGGGTATAGGTCAAAAACTCTTTGCGTTCCCAAGGACCTGATTCCATCCCTTCCGAACTACGTTTCTCTCCCCATTTCTCGGCCACAATAATATATTCATGGCGCCCTCGAAGAACGGGAGCACTGGCACTTTGCCAGCTACCCCATGCGGTCGTACCTAATGGAGTTTGTTTGTCCCAAACAATAATCCCAAGTAGCCGCATTAATCGGCGTAGCTGAATCGTGATATCGGCATGGATAGGGTAGTAAGGATTACGGCCTTGGTCATTAATATTTATGCATAATCGACCGCCACCAATTAATATTCTCTGGCAGGCTATCCAAACAGAATCAAGCCAAGCCAAATAGTCCCAATATTCTTTGCTGTCATTGGTTTGATGATTCTCATCGCCATATTCTTTGCCAACATTATAGGGTGGCGATGTGACAATAAGGGCTATGGAATTCATTGGAATCGCACTCAATATTTCTAAACTATCGCCATGAAATATTGTGGAATTTTCATTCTGATAAAATGGCTTAAGATATCTCATTTATTCCGCGGGGTCAACTTGAATGTAGGGCATTAAATATGTGCCCATGTTCCGCTGCGTTTGTATGAAATCCTTCCCTATTTTGTGGCGGATGCGGGAGACAAGATTGGAAAGATTGTTCATTCCAAGCTGCATTTCTTTCATTATCTCATCTCTTGACACGGCATCCCCAATATTGTTAGCCAGCAATAACAAAAATTTATATTCCATCATCGTAAGAAAAATCTCCCTATCATTTAAGAATATTTTTGCACGGTGAAAATCAATCGTTAAATTTCCATTTTGTAGCATTATGTCACCACAACTTCGGGGATTTATTGTTTTGGTAATTCTGATAGAGGATATATCCGGCAGCAAGAAGAATCGATATGACCACCGAAATTATATTTATGGTATTCAGTTTATTTTTTGTCATTGGCAGCTCTACTCTCTTCTGTAATCGAATAATCGTCGATTCCCCATTCCTTTAATTGCTCCCATGTAGTAGCTAAAACGCGCGCCGCGGCGATAGTTCTTTGTTTGGGGGAAGCATGAGCCAGCAGAAACATTTTTCTAAATATGCGCTTTTCCAACACTATTCTATCCAATTCAGATGCATATTTAGCCATCGCCTTTTCCCCCATCTTTTCAATCATATCTTCCGCCATATATGCATGGTCAATATATCTCATAGGAAACCAGCTTTTTGCATACCAATAATCAATAGTGTCACAATAACTAAGGTCATGTTCTGTTATCCAGAAACATGGGCGCGGCAAAGACTTGATGTTTTCATTGGTTATATTTTCAATGTCCACTTCTTCCCATTTCATTAACTCTGATGCCAGAAACTTAACTATCGCTAGTTCTTCCGTTGAGGGATTTCCCTTAAGAGAAAATTTGTCTTCGCTCAATGCGGTCCTCCTGTAAGCGACCCATTTTTAATATCGCTTTTGGCCTTCCTCTCCCAGCCCGCCTCCTCCAATAATTCTGGGTGTATATGTTCTAAGCTTATCAAATCCCCTTCCTTCGCAAGGATGACAAAAAAGCTTTTGTTGGAAAACCTTTCTTGTAAGTTCATTATGAGGTCAGTAATAGGCTCATAATCAACCTCTTCTCCTATTGTCATGATATAAATCGCCCCGTGATTCACGTCCACGCGCTTGATATCAATAATCGTTTTCAGTAATTTGAATAATATTTTTAACACCGTTCAGCCATTTCCTTTCCGCGCTGATTCAATGCAAAATAGGTGACTGTCCCCTCGGTATGCCTTTTCTTGATAAGCATTTTTTTCCAAAGTGAGTAACCTATTTTACCCCCAATCCTTGTCAAATCACAATACCATCCTCCGGGTACTGCGCACACCAAATCTTTTCCGGCTACCATTTCAAGCAACACAAAATGCTCACGCGGGGTAATGTGCAAGGTGTTTATATCAGGAACAGGAATGCCAATAATCATCACAATCCCCACTCCTTGCACTGCTCATCATCAGCAAGTGCTTTTACGGCGGCGATGCAGATGGCTTTTGCCGCCTCCCCCGCATTCCTTGTAAAAACATGTCTGCCCATTAGTTGTTTATTGAATTTGTTGAGCTTTTTATTGCTACCATTTTGAAATATCCGCTCCACCACCATCCACGCGTGTTCTATCTTGTTCATGGGGTCGAACAGTTTAGGAAAAATAATGTAGTCTTTCCTCATCTGTTCTGCCAGGAACTTCACTATCGCGGATTCGTTCATCTCAGCCGCATCTTCTTAAACAATTCTACAAAGTAATCCATATTGCGCACATAATAAGTATACGTTCGCCTATGCTTCAGCCAGTGCTTGCAGACTACCATGTGACCATCAACAATCGCGAGAATGTACAGTTTGGCAATGTTGTTTGGGTCATCCTTGCCGAAATCTATCCTATACGTCTTGCCCACTTCTACTACCGCCTTTTCGTTCATCTCAGACATTCAGCACCTTGAATTCCACGACCCATACCCAGGGATTGGATTCCCAGGGATAGCCGCGCTTGGCGTTGATAGGATTCCATATCTCTCTAAAGGCCATACCTGGAATATCATTGGGATGAAATTCTGGAAACTTAGCATATTTATCAAGATGCCGCTGATGTATTCCTTCTGCAATAACATCCCCTACCGTGATTTCATGTAGTCGCTCCACGCGCACATCTGTTATTTCTAAAGTAATACGACTCGCCCAACGGGGCATGTGGATTGAGGGTGACCAACGGTAGTTTTCTTCAAGCGTAAATGGGTCAAGATAGTTTGGTTCATCCGCGCGGAATATTATTCGGCAATCCTTCATATCTTCTGGTGGGTCCATGTCAGGCCATTCATAGAAAAATGTTTCCCGTACCCACAACCTTTCCCCAGGAACACCATAGGGACAATGATACAAAAGCCCATATGCTGCTTTTAGCTGATGTAATGTTGAGCCTGAAAATCCGCCAGCCCCCTTCTTCCATTCCCAGGCTTCTCCAAAAGATTTAATTCCCTGAGACTTTGGCTGAGGCTTAATAACCCGCCTCGTCTGAGACTTGCGCCCATCCAGAATAGCGCGAACCATATCGCTATTGAAAATAATCGGGCGTGTTTTTATCTCAATTGCTGAATTCGGGGACATCACCTATCAAACATCGTCTCCAATTTTATCAATTATTATAGATGTAGATTAAAAATTCCTAATATATTATAGTCCAATAAATGACTAATTGCAACACCCGCTAATGGTTTATGTTACGTAATCCAGATATCTTCTACATCGTCAAAGCACAATACTTCTGGTACTCCGCCAATTCGGAAATCTGCCTCGCGCAATCTTCGGTCGTAGGAAGGGGAATAGTCGTTCTTAGCGCACATCTTGCACAATCTGCCTTTTCTGCTTAATGTGAGGCGGTGATTATGTCCAGTCCAACATATCACTTGACATGCTGGGCCAATTGACGGATTATCGGTATTGGTGCCATACAGCATGGCGTGGTGTCTTACATTTCGTAGTGGTGATTTGTAATATATGAGCCTGTTGCTCATTTCCTTGAAAACATAGCTTTTATGTCACTATAAATTTGCTTGAGCAAAGCTTGCCCTTTTCCCGACATCGGCTTATCTTCAAATACCTGCTCTTCAACAGATAATGTGGCCGTGCAAGTGACAATCACCATTCTCTGTTTTTCATCAACGCGGACTATTTTGAAAATTATTTGCTCATCTTTAATTTCTTCTTCTACAATCATGCTCGTCATTCTAATAGCATGTAAAAGATGTTGGCGGCCATAGTGAATGCCATCGCTGTATGGGCCAAGTTCGTTGAATGGATTTATATACTCCCCCTTAAAGTTTTGACTTTCGCCAAACTTGGTCTCTTCCTCTTCAATGAACTTCAGCATTTCCTTAACTAGTCTGCCCTTATCTTCAGCCATCGCTCATCCCTCCGCTTCCGGCATTGGGTCCAACCAATTGCCAACAACCTCATACTTTTGTCCAGCCCAATAACGAAAACCCTGAAACCCTTTATATGGAATCGGTCGAATCCATGTCCAGGTATCAGCCGGTATTGCAATATAATATCCTGCTCCCCACTCCTCCCCGCTTACTTCATCGGTCATATATCCGCGCCATGCAGTATTGGTAACTACCCCAAAACCGCGGATATAGCCATCTTCAACATAAAATATTTTGGTCTCGCCTGTACGTAATAGCTTTGGTAAGCGCGCGAATTTACGGAAATAATAACCACCGCCATGTTTAATACAGGCCGCCGCTTCGCGGGCAGCATGTTTGATTTGGTTGATGGGCGTGGTGACCAATATATCGTGATTGGATGAAAGCATTATTCCTGCTTCTCCTCTTTCAGCGTTACGATAACACTTGAACTTGTGGGTTCATGCCCCAGCTTTTTCCCGGTGGCCGTCACTGCTTCAGAAAAATACCACCACATATTAAACTTATCTGTGCCAAGTAATGCCAATAATTTGATTAATCTGCGCACAAGCAGTTCCTGGTCTCCCTGATTTTCAAAAAATCTTATCGTTCCCTTGAATGGTGTATACGTGCAGTGGCTAATATCATTATTGTGACTATGCTCATCCACGACCCATCTTCGCTCATCAATCTTTCCATAACAGTCAAAGCTTGAACCAACATCGCTATCATCATGCGCAGATACAAGCAATAGTTCACAATTCAAATCAGGGCAACATCTTGGACGGGCCGGACCAGGACATTGGCTCCCGCTCCAGGCATCCTTTTCATGCCATGTAATTTGACACCATTCACATAACCAGATACCTTGCTTGGTTAGTGATATATTAATTCTATGACCAGTCAATTTTCCTCTAGCCTCCACCGCCGCCGCCAGATGAGCCGCCAGATGATTTTCCCCCGCTTCTAATACCGGGGCTAATGCCGGGGAACGGGCCAATCACCATTCCAGTTTCTGATTCTATCAGATGGGGTGTACCGCTTAATGAAAACTCTTCGTAACCCTGTTGCAGCAATTTGTGCCAAAGAGTTTCCAGTCTTTCAAACAAAAGCTTCACCTCTTCCAATGGAGTTAGATTTTCAATATTCAGAGCGTCCTCCCATTGGTTCTCTGTAATCTCATTACCTTCGCTATCCAAATATTTAAATGAGTCTGAATGTTTGGCCTTGATAACCTCCATGGCCTGGCTTAATGCGTCGCTGATAAATATCTTGTTCATTCTCTCAACCTTCAATTCCTCCTCCGCTTGCGCAAGCCGCTCCAGCTTCAACCGGACATCTTCCCCTATTTCCTTAACTTGTTTTTCAACGTTTTTCATATCAACCGGCATCTGAAACCTCCATACAATTCTCATTAAGCCGAATCTCATAAAGTGCCTGGGGAATCACTTCGGTAAGGCGCAGGTCTGCCTTATAGCCATCGTCCCAGGGCGCGCCATCATACCAAGCCGTTTCGCGGTATCGCTTCATGACTTCATATAGCCCCACAAAGCCATCAATCAAAATGGCCCCTACAAGCGGGAGATTATTTATTGAACCCTCTAACTCGCGCTCCACTTCAGGATGTTCTATCGGATATTTGAAATCAAGCTGAAGCTGCTCAGGCCTAAACATGAACATTCCTTCATAGGGCGGAAATGGAATGCGATTCTTGTAAGGTGAGGATTCTTCCATATAAGGCCTTCCAGCGTTCATTTCCTTATTTCGATGGTGGTGCCATTCACCGCAATACCACCATCGATTTACTTCCTTTGGCATCTTCAATTTTGCGCGCCAGCGCGCGGTGGTAATATATGGCGTCAAAAACAGCCATTGCCAAGGCGGTCGTACATATTTCATGTTCGTCATTTTGTCTCCTGGGAAGCCTCTGTCTTTACGAGTATTCCACATATGGTTAGCCCCCTGTTTATGTTTATGCCCCATTGAACTTTGGTGACTACCCCGACCAATTCGCTTTCTTCTTTTTTGGTAGATGGATAAACCAAAAGGATTTCATCTCCGAGCCGTGGCACATCTTCCATTTCCATTTCCCAAACAATACTTTCTTTGCCTGCGTGAACTTCATAAATTATGACCTTTGTTATATGTATCATTTTGCAATCCAGGACTCTACTACGTTCCCAGATACAGTCCTCATCATGGGAAAAGGGTTTGCCTCGGACTTCTGAGCGACGGCAATATTTACAATAGTCCAAACGCGTATCATTGGCCTCATTGATATGCGTTCCTATGGGATGGCTTTTTGCTATTTCTGCAATTATCTTAACGTGTTCATTCATCCTTGAAAACTCCTTACTTTCCTTTAGCATCCTTTCTGCTCATCTACTCAATTAGATAAATGAACAAGGTTTTGTTTTTCCAATTGGCTCTCTCTTTTCCGCACAAGTAACTCTAGCCCAAGCAATTTGTCTGCTAATCTATTTGATTTATTGCATTCTTTAAGGAACGCTTGGTCGGTTTTTGACAGGGAAGATAATACACCAAATAATGTGTCGTAATTAATAGTTAGATGAAACTCTTTGCTCATATTATTTGCGTTATGCCAATAAGTTAGCTTCACAATTCACACCTTTCTGCTTGCGATAAGATAGATTATAGCAAGCTAGTCTTCTCTCTGAACAATACCACCTAATTTGATATATAAATCCACAGCTCCCTGTGCCTTTTGGGTAAGTATATTGTATCCATCATTGGTTCGCTCCACCAAGCCCAATGCCACCAATTTATCTCTTTCGATTTTTCCGATTAAATCCCCGTCATAAACTCCAGCTTTTCTTGTGACGATTGATAAAAGCTGGTCAAACATTCCTATAGTAAATATTTGTTCCATTGTCTTGTTCTCCATTTGCTTTCATGTATTTCTTATTATTGTTTCTCCGCTTTCAACCGCTTCCTTGGTTTGAATAATCAAAAATCCCGCCCCCGCCATCTCTAAAGCAAGCGGGGCGTCTGCATCAATCATCATTGTTTCAGGAGTTATCAGCTCCCAAACCCCAAGTAATTTTCCTAACCCCATTGCCGCCATCGCAAGCCCTTGGTCGCCAATATCTGCACCCATCTCCAAATAATTATGTTCTTTGCCGTCTAACCAATGGGGAAATTGGTTTTTGATTAGTTCTGTAAACTCTTCCTTGTCACCTCCTATCTTAGAAACCTTGAAGAAAATCATATCGGTGGTATGGCCATCGGGCTGATGTGCTTCCGGGTCTTCAGGCGCATCAAAACAGCGACCGCACTTACATGCCCCCTTTTCGGCATTTTGGTTAACGTAGTCAATCAATTCTCTCAATCCCATACTATTACTCTCCTTTGATAACTCATCCAAATAACCTACTATACATAACGATTGAACCTGCAACCGCCACATTATAAGATGGTATGTTGATGGCCTCTAGTGATACTAGCATATTGCAATCGTCCACAATCACATCGGGTAATCCGTTATCTTCCGCCCCTAATATGTAAATGGCGCGTTCAGGATGGGCAAATGACGATAATGCGGTACCGCCCATCTCTACTGCCACAGTCAGGCAATTCTTGGGCATATGACTCTTGAATTCATCCCAGTCTAAATAATGATAAAGCGGAAGATGCAAATATGCTTTGCTGGTATCGCTGGCTTGTTTTTTGTAGCGGCGGCCAATGGTAAAGATGAATGCCGCGCCAAGCTGTTGAGCAGAGCGCCATAGAGTACCGATATTCACTTCCATTTTAGTATGATAAATGCCTATTCCAAAATAGCCGCGTCTCATCTTGTTGCAATCTCCTCTGCCAAGTCTATCTCTAAATTAAGTTTATCCAGGGTCTTTAAAACACAACCGCAGCATATTTTCGATACGCCGGATATGCCGCTTGGAAACTTGTAAACGAATTGCGGCTCTTTCCCGCATCGCCTACACATGAAGGCCTTGTCCTTAGGCAATACATATATGAAATTATTCATAACTACTGAATGCTATAAATACAGAGTCCATCCGGTCCTCTTGCCGATAATCCTGGTCTGAGTATTGTTTCCATTGTCTAACAAATTCCTTTTCAAATCGGCGTTTCCTTATATGCCGCCAAATGCGTAGCCCAATCAGATATAAGAATATGTAGCCTAGTATTTCAATCATTTATAACCTCAACTTCAATTCCGCTTGCATATTTATGTGCCCCATAACCACCCAAAATCAACCCAGCACAATACTCACAATACTTATGGTTCTCCCAGTGTGGCCTATTGTGTAGTATGTACCCGGCAACATTCGGGCAGTATTCTGTGGGAACCATCTCATTATCAATTAAATCCCATGCTCTCCAGGAGCTACATGCAACGTCAGCCATCAATCTTACTCCTCAAATCCCCTACCTAATGCAGTACCAATAGCCAATATATCTTTTGGTAATTTGGGTTTCATGTACCTAGTATTTCAATCATTTTAGCCTAGGTAGCCAATAGATTAGCTCTTTTCCATTAGGGTCGCGGTAGTCAAATACCCAAAACTGATAATGCCCATCGCTATCCCCAACCGCAGTCCACATAAATATTATTCGGAAATTCTTTGGCTCTCCTGCTGGAAAAGCAAAGTAGTAATGAATTAGTCCCCAGCATATTGAATCAGAATAATATTCGTATGTTAGAGAATTAACTCTAACCTCTGTGGTGTTCTGCCTTCCAACACAGTCTGGATGACCATAGCCAGGTTCTGTTTTTACTTCGTACGGCACAACCAAAATCAGTATAACCAGTAAAACTATCCATTTGCGCTTCATAACTTCACCATTTCCAATCAATCAGGGTCCGAATTAACTTTAGGTCTTCTCTGGTATAGTTTTCCCAGTCAAATGCTCGGTAGTCACTTATATGAAGAAAGTTGCTTTCATCCCAACACTCGCACCAAATGTAATTTACAGATAATGACTTTGGATAATCACCCCCAATAATTACTATAATGGCAAACAAATTATCACATTTATATTCTAAATAAGCCGAATAAATGATAGCGTCTAGCTGTATGGATTTGTTTTCTAGCCCGGCCTCACAGTCAGGCCATTCGGGGACATCAGAGGTTCTTGTGCTGTAAGGCATGAAGAAAACCCCGACCAGCAATCCTACAAGTAAATAAAGAAACGTTCTTGGCTTCATATATCACCACTCCCAGTCAATAAGTAGAACATTCATTTTATCTTCCCATGTTGGGTTTTCCCAGTCATATTCCCAAAAGTTTTCCGCAGTGAGCATGTTCTTTTTTTCCCAGCACACACACCATGCATACCTTACGGACAAAGCCCTTGGGCGGTATTCTGCTCCAAGATACATCCTGAATATATATAGCTTGCCACACATAAAATCGGCATTCGCAGAGTAGACTAATGCAGCTATTTGTATTCTTTTCTCTTCGCGGCCACATATATGCCATGGGGGATTATCAGAGGTATCTATTTCATATGGAACAATCAAAATAAGCAACGCAATCAGTGCTAACCCTAGCCTCCACCTTCTCTTCATTTGCGCATATCCGCGATTATGAGCACGCCGATAATTAATAAAATAAAGCCCCCAATTTCCTTTGTCGTTTCAATATCAGCAAGTAAGACGCCCCAAACTACTAGGATAATACCAATTATTATTTCTACCATTCTACGCTCCAATTTCAGCTAACAATAAAACCGCCTACAGGAATAGGTCTTTCCGCAAGGTCGAAAAGCCACCGCGTTCTTTCCTTCGCCCACTCCAAATCGGCCTCCCGGTTGGCAATCATTTCAGATATCTTAATAAGGTCTGAATCTTCTGCTTCACCCGCTTCAATTGAATTCTTGACTTTCTTTCTATAATATTGCTGAAGCCCGTAGGCAGTAGTAGATAATCCTAAATAAGAAATTTTTGGCGCGTGTTCATTAACGTTCCATCCCCAAAAAACTCCGCCAACATATAAACAGGGTTGTGCCGTTGCGCCTTTGTCAAATTCTGCGCTTTCCCACTCCTCACCCTTTGGTCGATTGTTCGGATTACACCATAATGAAAAACCCGCCATTAGTGGTTCGTAAACAGCATTGGGTGCAGGTGAGCGGAACACATCAAATATTCGTGCCTGCTCTATGACCGACGCATAAATCAAATGTTCCATTTGGTGACTCATATTTTCTGCCTTAAGAATTCTATATAATCTTTTTCAATAGCCTCCACGTATTCTCTCATTCCACAATACACGCTTCGAGATTAATCATATTGCTACCATCGCGTTCTTGCACAAAACACCAGATTTCCCGCGGTTCAAATATGGTGTCAATGATTTCTTCATCGTGAGGAACAAGTGGTGCTTGGGGCTGACTTTCGAGCCACAGGTAAATCAGCATATCTTTTCTTTTCCTCATATCCTTTTGCATCCGTTGTATTTCCGCCGAATACCCGAAGCGCATCAAATCCGTAGAACTTTGCGCGTCTACAAAATAAACTTGTAGTTGATGGCGATTCTTCGCGCTCTCGTCTGCCACAACTTGTTGTAAAACTACCCATGATAAAGCTACTGAAATTATTACCGTCAATGCGTATTTCCAAATGTTCTTCATCGGTACTCCTTTGTGTAAATGTTACTTGGGAAAATCCTTATGCTTAATCTTGGTAATTATGCGGTTGCCGCGCCGATTAAGTAATTCAACTTCAGGGCGCATCACCATTCCTTCTGCTTGGAAGTCCCCCCAGCGGGACATAAATCCATTCCTGGTTTGCTCCACAGCAGTATACAAATTGCCTTGGCCGATAATAGGCGTAATTTGCAACCCCAGTTTTTCTGCGACGTCTTCAACGTTTTCGCGTTCTAAGAACATTTCACCGACCTTTACATCAAAGAGGCAAAAGTCAACACCATCAGAAATGTAATTCCCGCCGCCTTTTTGAATCCGTGCCCCAAACCCTTCGCCGTAGAGACAAACACCAGTGTCATAATCAAAGGCATTCTGTACGTTTTCCAAAGTGAACACCTCTTGTAATTTGCTTTCCAGGAACGGTGGTATCTGTGCTTTATCGGTCTTACCGCCAAATCGTATTCCTTCAGCATCATACATTACTCGAATGTTAGTGCCGTCTACCTTTTCGGTAAATACCCAATTGTTGCTTTTGAGATAGTCGAATTCAGGATGTGCAAATTCGTCTAACAATGTCTTGTAATTATTAGTTGGGTCTCGCTTGTAAACTGTTGTGATTTTATGATATGGGTACATCGGGTATTTGCGGTCGGGCATCGTTACTATTGCTCAATTTCCATTATTTGTTCCAGTTCAAAAGTTGCATATTGCCCACCATGTACCTTATGTGCACGCAACTGTGCTGCGATAACAATTCCAGTATCGGTCATGCGCACGCCCCCACTCGTGAGCGTTAGAAACTCTACAAATCCTGCCTTGACCATATTTTCTAGGCAATCCCAATCATCATGCTCTTTAATTACATTTGGTTTCTCTTCGGTGTGTCCTTTGAGGCGTGTTCCATATTTATAGCCGTAGGGAGGTTTTTCAAGAGCAAGGATTGCCCTAGCTTGTATATGACCTACAAGTAATGGATGTGTTCTGATATTCACGCGTAGTTTGTTCCGGTCTATTTGCCCCCATTGGTCCAACGCATCTACACAAATGGTTTCAAGATAAGCTAACAAACTCCAATGGTCGCGTCCAAATTTTTCAACTGGCACAGTTTCCATGGTGTGAACTCCTCATCATTAACATTCCCGCCAATTGTAGCACCTTGGTTAGTATATGTCAATCGGTTTGCCTCTTTAATATACGAAGGCATTTTTTACAAGTCACATTATCCTTTTCGGTTGTCCATAAAGCTTGTCCCAAATTTATTGCTCTAGGCCGCTTAAAACAAAGGGCCGACACATGACCATCTGACCTAATATGTGATGCCATATGATAAATCTTGTCATCGTAATATGGGTCATTTTTAGGTGACATATTTCATATTGAATCACTGCTCCCGCTCTTTTGCCGACCAAAGCGGCAATAACGATAAATCTTTTCCCTCCCCATCCTTCCCTTGGCCAGCTTCCCAGCTTTGCAATGCCTTTAATCCTAGGCGCTTACTTGCTAGTTTTAGATAATCCATAGCTATGTCTAGGCCAATGCCGTGCCTACCTAACTTGCGAGCCACGATAAGCGTTGTGCCAGAGCCGATAAAGGGGTCTAAAACCAAAGATGGCTCAAGCTCAATTTCCAAAACGCCCGCGCCCAAACAATCTGAACAAACAATTTCCAGTTTGTCCTCTGGGTCAATTCCTATGCCAGCACACCTATCACAAGGCGCAAATTCCAATGGCCTTTTTCTGGCTCGCTTAAACCATTCGTCTTGGGTATCCTGTTGATACTTTTTGCGCGCACTCCTTACTCTTGGGAATGCGCGATAGGCATCATCATAATGTTTACAGACAGGACGCCAACCGAGGGTTTTACTCATTGCTGGCTTTTCCATTGTTCCGCTAGAGCGAGTTCTGCCCAGCTTATGAGTTCGCTCTGATCGTCTGATTTTCATGGCTATCTTCTCAACCGTCCTCTCCCAAGGGTTACCGCATTCAGGACATACACCCTTCTCAGATACACCTGCTTTAATGCAAGTTTCTACAAGTGCAGGAGGATAAGTTGCGAAATGTGCACCTGAATATGGGGCTGTGGCCATTGTCCATACGGAACGTTTGTTGCGGCCTCGTTCCGAAAAATCATTGTCCCTTAATCCTGCATGTGGCTGGCCGTTCGGCATCACCCCTTCAGAATAACGTTTTTCGTTGTCTCGGTTTCTTAGACCCCAATCTTTCGATGGCTCACGAATGGCATCCGCATCATAGTAATACTTCTTGCTCTTTGTGAGCAGGAACAAATACTCATGCGCCTTTGTTGGCCTGTCCGTGACGCTCTCCGGCATCGGGTTCGGCTTGTGCCAAATAATATCCGAGCGCAGATACCAGCCATCGGCTTGCAATGCCAGAGCCACGCGCCAGGGGACTCCCATCAGGTCTTTGGGTTTGAGATCTAATTGTTTGCCAGCTCTGCGGCTATTCTGTTGACCTGATTTATGTGGGGAATTTTGTTGTGCAAACCCCGTTGATCTATTTGTGCCTGGATACTTTGGCTGTCCTTCTCGCAATCCGCCTTCGTTGTAATCCCCGCCAGCTCCACCACTTCCCGCGTAAGAATCTCCGAGATTTAACCAGAAGGTCGCGTCGTCTCTCAACACCCGCCAAACTTCCCGGCACCATTCTACGGTGTGGTCAATGTACATTTGCAGTGTCGGTTCGAGGCCGTATGCGCCGCGCCAGGCGTTGCATTTGGTACAAGAGCCGCCATGTAATTGCGCAGTAGTTTCCCATCCATCAGGATTGCTTTTTCGCGTATGCCCATGTTGCCAGCGCTTACGTGATGTATAATTCTCGTCTTTGATTTCAGCGCCAAACCACTCGTGCACACAATCCTTATCGCCCCCGAATATGAATTCCTGCTCGCCAGAATATTTTCTGAGGGAATAGTAAGGGGGGCTGGTCACGCCCATATGAACAGACTTATCCGGGAGTGGTATCTGGAAAGCGTTTGCCTGTGCTAGTAACAACATTGAATCTAATCCCCATCATCAGCGCGGCCGCCCATAATAACAACTTGCGGTTCAAGGCGCGCTACCCGATTAATAAGCAGGCCGTCCTGAATCGCCATTACATCTTCAATATCCTTATATGCCTGGATAGTTTCATCTGAGGCAACGCCATGATAAGAAATATTTTTGTCCTCCATGTGCTTTTTGAATTTTGCCTCGGAGTGCACCCGCTTGGCCTCTGTGCGCGAGTAGGGGCGGCCAGCACCATGCGCGGATGAAAATAATGCCTCAGGGTTTCCTAGCCCACTAGTTAAATAACTTGGAGACCCGCTCGTACCGGGGATAAGTCCAATCTCATCCTTATGTGCTGGCGTTGCGCCCTTGCGATGGACATAATTGCCCTTTGAGTTCAACCAAGCATAATTATGTCGATTGAAAATCGTCCCGGCTACTTGCAATCCACTAGAGCGCGCAAATGTAGAGTGGATAATTTCGTGATTGGCAAGAGCATATTCACCCATAAGCTGCATGACCTCCCAATATTCCTTTCCAGCATCTGTATCCATACGTAACCAACCATGACCCTTTGGAACATTTCTGGTAGTCGCCTTGGTTTCATTTTCGGCCATCTTTGTATAATGCGTTGCCAATTTATGACCCGTGCCGCGGCTTCCAGAATGTGTGAGCAGGCCTATCCTTTTTACCCTATGGTCCATAGGCAAAAATTCTGGAGACACATTCGCTCGGATTCGTGAAATAAGAACTATATCAGCAAAGTGATTTCCGCCGCCGCTTGTGCCCAACTGCCGATTTGCCAAATATTGCAGGGCTTTAACTTTGGGGGCTATATTCCATTGCTCATTATCCATGACAGCATGTTTACGCGGGGAATCAAATTCTAAACCCACACCAAACTTTGTAGATGCTTTTAAATAATCTGCGAACATCTTGCGCCTGCTAATAAACGCATTTGGTGGGATATCATACACACTTAACATGACCATGCAGGAAATGTCGAAACCGATGTAACCTGGTGAAATCGCGTTTTCCGTTTCGATGACCCCGCCAATGGGTAGGCCGTAACCTTTGTGGGCGTCCGGCATCAGCGCAGCTCTTATTGCGGGCGGTATCCGCGCGCACACTTCCATTTGGTCATAAGCGTTTTTAGGAATTAGGGCGCCGACTTTTCCAAATGTTGCGATTGGCACGGGCACATCTCGGTATGCTGGAGAAGTATCCTTTCCGAATTTCTTTTCGACCGCCTCTAATATCTGTTCCGGGTCATTGCCGAGTTCCCCGGTCAGGCTCGCGGCGTACTTGGCAATTTCAGGATACCCGCGCCGTGAATGATATTCCTTTAGCAATTCATGCGTGTTGATTCTTTTTGTCATATTTAATGAGCCTCCTATCTTATTCTGTTTTTATTGTTTTTGTACTCTTTTGAATACGATGAATCATATAATGTGCTGATTTATAGGTAATGTCTAACATATGGCGCAATTGTTGTGCTGGAATTCCCCTCTTGCTTATATTCATCATATAAATTGCGATTAGCCATTTATTCATGGGAATATGAGTGTCTTCAAAAAGCGTGCCAATGGTGACTGTGAAGTTCTTGCGGCAAAAACCGCATCGATATACACCAGGCCGAATTCTATTTTTATACTTCGTTCCTGGTTTTGATTCTAGTTTCCATGCGCCTCCGGCACTCCCGCATTTTGAGCAGACAATTCCATTAGGCCATCGGATATCCTCAATAATCTCGCGGGATTCATCTTCTGATAGCTTCGCAATTTTTATTAAGTCAAGATTAATCAGATAGTTCTGTATTTCTTCTATTAGTGTCATTCAATCAAGAATCCTAATCCTGCGGTCATACCAAAGCCAATGAATAGGATTGAGAATCCTTAATTCCTCTGGCATCATCGCTAAATGTCTCCTATCGCATTCTCGTAAAATACATCACTGGCGCGTATTTCTTTGGTCCCGGTTATCAACTCTAATATGCGCAATTTACTCAGTGCGTTATTGAACCCGCCGCTGGTTACCTGATAATCCGTCATTATGGCTATCATTTCCTTGGATAGGCTCTTCGGATATTCATCACAAAGTACGGCTAATATTCTTCGCTGTGCGCGGCCCAATTTCCGTTTCCAATATTCTATCAACTCCTGACCAACGGGTAAAGGCGCGTATTCTTCCCCCAAGGCTTCAAACCCGCTATCCGTGATTATAAACTTTCCGAGGTTATCCACCTCCATAAATCCAGAGATTTTAAGATTGCTTAAAGCATTTGCAAACCCTCCGCTATTGATTGAATAACTGGTAAGAATAGCGATTTGTTTCTTGTTCTTTGTGTTTGGATGATGCTGTGCAAGAGTTCTTAATATCCGATTCTGCGCACGGGGCAACTTATCACCATCAAAATTTGGGAGCGTATTGTTTGCTATTGGCTGCATACTAGGGCGAAGTGTGCTGGTCTCTACTTGTGACGCCCTTGCCATCTTCTCCATTACCACTTTGCCACTGGCCTCCTGCTTCTTCATCCCAAGGATTATCTGGTCAATAGTTTTGGGCAGGTTTACGAATTCCTTTGTAATGGTAGTCAACTTCGTAGATAACTCTTGCAACGCTTCATAGGTTTCTTCAGGAACAAACGGAACTCGCACAGGAACTTTGGTTTCAATATTCTTAATTACGGTATTAGGCGTTGCTACTATTTTCTCCGATGCCTTCGCCTTCCGGCGTGCTTTAGCAATATCGCGTTTCAGTTCTGTGTTCTCGGTCTGTAACTGCACCAATAGGTCGGTTTCCCTTTGCGCCTCCTGGGGCAAATCCCCCATTTGTGAAACCAATGTTAATATCGCCTTCGATGCTGGCGGAACTCTCATTTTGAATCGTTCACCTTGTTTGGGATGCGTGCTTTTAACTTTGTCAGAGCGGAACTCCACAACACCTGCCATGGAAAGGGCTGCCCCAAATGTATAAAACATTCCAGGTTTCAAATTACGCAACTCCATCCGCTTGGTTTTGCCCATACCCAATAGGTCGCCTGCCCGCTTTTGGTCAATATCTAAGGCTGTGCGCCCGATAATGATATTGTTTGCTTCGGCCGCGGCGTCTTTATGTAACTTGCTTAATCGCTGCGTGGAAAGGATTCCAGCGTAGCCACGCTTACGCCCCTGCGACATCAGGGCGATAACCGCCTCCGAACTTTCCGCACTTCCTGCAGAGCGTTCTGGGCAGTAGACATGCGCTTCATCTAAGATTACCAAGATAGGATGCCAATATTTACGCGGCAAATTCATCAAGCTATCTAAGAACAGCTTCACATAAGTTCTACGGTCAGCTAGTTTCAAATCGTACAAATCGATAATCGCGCTTATCTCTTTCTCTGCCAATTTGCGCGCTAACAATTTTGCCGTCTTGATAGTGGTGGCCAATTCGCCATCATTGCCAATAAGAGCAATGGTAATCTCTTCCCTTAATGTTATAAACTCTCCCTCCGGGTCCAAAATAATGATTTGGACATCTGCCGCCGTTCTTTCCGCGATAAGACGTAGTAGCCAAGACTTTCCCCCGCCGCTGTTTGCTGACACCAGCATACGTGTGTCAATCAGTTTTGGGAGGTCAATTTTTAATTGCTTATCCTTTGCGACTTGCCCAATTACGAATTGCATAATATGCCTCTTTCATTTATTATAACAATTGTTAGTCCCTAAATTTTTCCTTCATGGCTTCCATAAAACCTGGTGGCCCATCAAAATAAAACTCTGCTTTTATAGCATATGCGTTTTGTAAATACTGTGCCATTTCTTTAATGTCGTGTATGGATGCAGTATGTAGGTCCAGCCGCTTGACAATATCTTGCCCCTTCTGGTGCGAAAGGATGAAGACCACAGTATTGCCATGACTTTTTTGGCTATGCCAATCCACGCCCACTTCCATATTCTCACCCAGGATTAATTGCAATGCCTTTTTAAGCTGCGCAAATTCTGTCCGTAGTGCTTCGTCCCTAGGGATGAAAAGGTTTTGGAACTTACGCCGGATAAACGCTTTAATTTTCATTGGTAAATCCGTCCCCAAGCTTCGTCCAGCTTTTTGGCACTCCATATATTGGGGACATATTCAATGAGCGGCGCATCATGGTAGCTGCTGATGGCGGCTGTGCCTTCAACCGCATCCAAGTACATTGAAAATCTACCCTCGCCTTCAACGACTAAAATATCTGGTATCTCGGCCGCGTCAAGCACATCCTTATACTGCTCCACAAAAGCGGTATCTACTGAAAGCCTTCCAGCACTCAGCAATATTTTTGGGGTTATATCCTGTTCCTTTTCCTCAAAGTCTGCCCCACGCCCAACGTTTTTGAATCCGAGTAGCGTGAGTGGCAAGCCATGTTCTTTACATTCTTCGATTACATAAGAAATCTTATCACTATAATGTGCGCCCACAACAAAATGGGCAACACCGCGCAGACCAAAGGCATCGTTAAGACCGGCTATATTTTTAACATCGTAGTGATTGTCAAGAGAGAGCGCATATGAACCTGCATATTCTCTTACAGCTCGCAGGACTTCATGGCTCCATTTATCGGGCCGGATAAAGGTCGTGAAATTTGGGATGATGTCCAATTCTCTCGCCCTTTTAAGGATGGCCGGGAAATCTGGATGCAGCGTTGGCTCCCCGCCGCCAATGGCAATTTCAAACACGCCGCGCGCAGATAAGACTTCTAAATATGTTTCGATAGTTTCATAATCGGCATGGTTGCCAGCAATGGTGCTGTCTTGATAACAGAAAGCACAATTGGCCGGGCAATAGTTGGTTATCTTCAGGTCAACCAATTCCGGAGTCGCCGAGCGTAGCAATTCATTCGGCTTTTTATCAAAGGATAACCTTAACTTCGCCCCGGTTACTTGATTAAACAATGTCCACCAATGGCCTGATTTCTTGGCAAGATAATTACTGCCATCGACCTCTCCCAGCATTCTTAGTTCCCAATCGATGGTATCCCTGGTCTTATGCTCTCCCCATTCATCCGGGTCATCGCCATTATCATTGCCGCCCAATACCATAATATCTGGGCGTTGGAGATAATCGCGGAAGTCTTTAATAAATGCGGTTGAAAGGCGTTTTGTATATGCATCGCGCGGGAAGCCTAGGTGAGATTGATGGTCAACATATGCGCCTTCAATTTCTTCAACTTCCATTTTTTTCCCTACCAATTCAGATATGATAACTGCGGCAAGGTCTTCGCCCATTTCCTTTACGATGGCTTGATAGACTTGGGCTATGAAATAATCCATTTTGGGTCCTGGGTCAGAAAGCACAAAACATTCCCATCCAAATTCATATCCCATATGTCCAGGATTAGTGGGCAGGGCAGCTTTCCCCTTTGGCAATATAATGATTGAATGGCTGCTAGATGAATTTGTTGCTAAACCGAGTCTAATATTTGCAAGTTGCATAGTTTCACCTCATTTGTAGGATTGTCCAGATTGCGATTAAATGGAATGCTTGGTCATCCATTTGTTGAGCATATAGCTTTTCCTCATCATTGCCAATTAAACGACTCCACCAATAGCCTAGCCGGAAGCCATCGATAATTGCATGGCTAATCGCAATGAAAAGAATTTGTGCGAGAGAAAATCCCAAGACCACAAATGGTAATGATGTAATCAAAACGTGTAGTATTAGGATATAAAATTCCTTCTGTTTTCGTTTCCTCAAATAGGCCGTATTAAATAGCCAGTCCCCAATTATGTGTGCGATTAATGCCTTTGAAAACATTGCTTCCATAGCTGCCACGGAAGGATTTGAACCTTCAACCTCGCGATTAACAGTCGCACGCTCCACCAATTGAGCTACATGGCAATGGTGACAGACCGCGACCTCGATTACGGCCAGCACCTCACGAGACGGAGTACGCTACTTTTGAGACCTGTGCTGAATGGCCGCTTCCAACACATGGTAGCAATTCCACTGGCGGCCGGGACAGTATAGGAATCTCACTTAAGCCTCACTGGTTTTCCGGCGGCCTGTCAATAGCGGAGGCGGGAATCGAACCCGCGTAGGTCCAGGTTATGAGCCTGGCAAGCAAGCCAACATGCTCAACTCCGCGATGTTGAGAGGGCAAGCACATAGGGGTTATGTAAAAATAAAAATACTATGTGCCCATTCGTTGGCCCTCTCAGTCAGGATGGTAGGATTTGAACCTACGCCCTCCTGGTCCCAAACCAGGCGTTCCACCGGACTGAACTACACCCTGAATGTTAGACAAAAGATAGTCTTTTTAATTCTCTAGCGAAAGACGGATAATGTACAACTCTTCCTTCATATTCTTTACCTCTTTAACCTGCCTCGCAATTTTGCCAGCCAAGGGACATAGCTCTGATATAGGCTCTTTTTCACTCCCAGAGGTCGTCGAGGTTAGCTGTATGGATATTGCGTTTTCCAACCGTGTACGCAATTCATCAATTGCTGGACGTAACTCAGCCAGTGCATCCTCTAAATATGAAATCTGAGCCGTTACTTGTGATTCTTGTACTGCTTCGTTCATTTTGATATCCTTTCAAATAAATTTCGTTTAGATACTCAGATGGTGGCGGCAGCCAGGCCTCGCACGGTTTCAACCTGGGTCACTTTCAACATTCGTCTGCCGGCTATCCTCCCGTGCTCTGGGAGTCTTGATTACTCGTAACGCTTTAGTCGCCTTCCGCCACCACTTGAATATCCTTCTTATTGGATGCTCACTATGGGCGAGGAAGGGCTGACACCTATCGCCTTCGCCCATCCTCTCATTCTCTCTGGGCGTTATCCCGCTCTAATCAGGAAAACTTACGTATGCTTTACCGATTGCAGTTCAAACCCCTGCAACTAGGTAAACAGCCTTGATAGGATTTCCGTTACTAAGGGGCCTCTGTCAGACTAGAGCAACACGCCACTATATGCCCATAGTGAGCATCCAAATGTTAATGTTCTGGGGAGATTGAATATCCAGGAAAGCGGTGGGATGAAATGTTGGCCGCATCCCATCCCGCCGCCGTCTCGGACATTCAATTTGTGAGGGGGAAGGCCAGCTAACAAAGATTGTAAGTCTAATGCTTAGCCTTCCCCCTCTGTTGTAAACAAGGGCTTCCCTGCCCTTGCATACTGTGCGGGTATTGTGATTAACGATTGCGCCAATTTCTATACCGATGCTCTATCGACTGAGCTACGGACCCCAATATAAACAAACCATTCTTGATTTGCTTATGGAGGGTCCAGTGGGACTCAAACCCACGACCTTCGGTTCTCATTGCTGTCGTTTATCACACCCGTGGGTGCTGACGCTATTGGAGTAATACGCTTATCTGATTCTTAAGCGGAGGCTCACAATAACGTTACTCCTTAATTTCTCGGGTCTCGATATAGGCAAACAGCTTTGCGGCCATGCCGATGCTATCAGGTTTTGTTTCGATGTCATTGGCACGCTGCCGCGCCTTTTTGACTTCATATAACAAATTGTCAAGGCGCCCCAATCGGTCCCGCTTGTCCACAATGGTTATCATACCGGATTGGCTGACGGTTTCCCATTCGCCAACTTTGGCATCCTCGTTGTAGGGTTGTACCTGCGCCGGATGTTCAAGCGTGGCCTCATACAAGACATGGGTTTTCATTTGTTTCTTCATTCGGTTGGTAATAACCGGGTCAGAAACATAGATACCCTTTTGCTCATCGAAATCCCATTTTTGACCGGGAGGAAGCGTGGGGATGGCTTCATAAACCCTGCGTAATTCTGCCAGCTTCCCTTCCAGATTCAGCAATGCTGTGGCTGGCAATTCTCCAAGCAGTGGCGTGCCATCAATTAATATCGTGTCCCTAGCTTCGGTATTGGCAATTTCTTTACCAACCGATACGTCAATCCAGGCACCGACTTGCTCAAAGACGCGCGCCAACTCTGCCTCTACCGTAGTAGCAAGTTCAGTGTGCTCTTCCGGGTAAGTATCCTCTCCCTCAACAATCAACTGATATTTGCGGAACTGCCCCAAGAAATGGGCTTGTCCCGCATCAAATAATCCCCGGACCTCATTGATTATTGCTGTCGCCTTACCTCGCAAATCCGGTTCAACCGCTAATAGTTCGTACAACTTTGTCATGCTGAAACTCCTTTCGTTAATTGGGTGCTCAACTGGTGGCGTGTCGGTTTCTCACCGACGGCAACGCGCTGTTGATATTCACCAATCCGCTATATGCTTTCCGCCGCCACCACCTCAATATCCAAAGTGAATGACAAATATATCACTTACGCTATATATAGTCAACCCTGATTATCATTAAATATCAACCCCATCCCTATATCTCTATAATTTTCAATAGGATATCCGAGGTCTGTTAGCACCCCTGTAAAATAAGCCAACGTATTTGGGTGACAGTAATTCCAGCGGTCGATATTTTTCTTAAGCCATATGCTCATATCCCAGCCCCCGGTATACTCCCTTGATGCGCCAAGTAAGTCAGCCACCCATTCGCGCACATAGGCTTCCGGCATTGGGACTGCCCCATGTGCCCACTCAAATATCCCTACGGTAGTCCAGTATTCGGGATGATGCTTATTGTTTTTTTGGTGGTGCATCCATGCTTTGATAAACGCGTCAGGATATTTTTTTCTGCCACCGGGCAATTTATAGTTTTTAGCATAATTCACAAATTCGACCGGCATGAACTTTGTCCAATCATGAATCAGTAACCGCCAGAAAGTTATACCCCCAACTATTTTCCATCCGGCCCAAAACACAAACGCCTTATGCCGGACAGTGCTTAATAAATATTGAATTATTGCTTTTGATATTTCCATCATGAGATATTCGCAGCCCTGCACCTTTCTATCCACTCAATCTTCGCAGCCATTAAATCATTCGGGCGTATGCTTGAGTCGCTACTTGCATTCATGACTTCCAGCCCTTCAATTAATAAGGTGGAGCGTTGCAGGCATTCTGCATTTGAATATTCTAACGCATGGCCGCAATCATCCGCGTGACCTTCATCTTTTGGGAAGCCGCAGGATGTACAGGCAATGACATACCCATCATTTTCTTCAGTTAGTTCATAGCCATAGTTGCGCAATTCTTCCTGTAAAATCTTTGTCTTTGCCAACGCCGCCCTGTACCTTTGTAGCTTGTCTTCGTTTTCGCTCATTGGTTGCCTCGCTTTCTCACTCATCACTTGTCCTCTATTGTACATGGCATTGTTTCAGGGTCAACCTTTATTATATTGAATACGGTCCCATCATGAAACGATATTGTTCCTGGCGATTTCCCATGCCCACAACAACAGCCGCCAGTATAAAGTCCCGCATCATTTAATGCCTTTATATATGGCGCAAGACACTTATCAATCCCTTTTACAGCCCACCGGAATTTTCCTGTGTAACTGCACCTTGCCGGGATAGGTACATTCAAAACAACGTTATCGCCCCAGTCACACATCTTCTTTCCTTTGGAGGGCGTTTTCTACCCAATGCGTTACTTCATTACTTGGCATTGCCTCATTACACATGTCGGCTAAATGAAATCACCCCGTACCTTCAACGTTTTCTCCATCAGCATCCAATCCAAAGTCGTATACGGCCATCCAAAGCATTGCATTATCTAGTAAAACAAAATAGAATGTGGGTTTATGCCTTGGCAACTCTTTCTCTACGTCTTTCCAAAGCCACGCCCCATCCAACTCCGCTATGCGCCCCTGTGCCTCTTTTAGCTTTTTATTCCTGTCCACTTTGTCATTATGCCATTTCAATCCTTGGCTTTTTAGCCTACTCTGCACCTTTGCTAATTCTATCTTATTGTCTACAGCAGCCGCGATTACGCTATCTCTAACTCTCCGCGCCTCTTCTAGCTCATTTTTATCAATTTCGTAGTCATTCTTCCATTCTACAAACCGCTCCAATGATTCTGCCCACCCTTTCTGCGCCTCTGCTAGTTGCTCATGTAATTTAAATGCCTTTCCTTGCCAATAAGTTCTATCTGTGCCTACCCCAGCTAGTTGCTCCCGTAGTTTGGCGTTTTCTTTGCGCAGTTCATCAATTATTACTTCTTTATTAGTTCTGTCATCAGCCATCACTCACCGCCTTTAGCCACTATCGTTGCTTTTTGCCTTGCCTGTCCCCCTCACGGCATTTTTGAACTCCCTCATCCTGTCAATCAATGGCGGTACTGTTTCCGCACCGCCCGCCAATTCCCCTCGCTGAATCGCCTCCACAATCTCCACCCCCTCCGCTATCTGCTTTTCTAACATAAGACTTTTGGTAAAATAGTGAGTTGACCAATCTTTTGCTTTTATAAGCTGCCCTTCTACTTCGGCTATCCCCACGGCTTGGGTGTCCACTAGATCAAGAAGTTTGTTTCCAATTTCTAGCAGGGTCGATTCGGCCTCGCTTTCAACCCTAAGCAACTTGTTCATTGCCTCTAGCTCGTCGCGTATCTCTTCCAACCGCTTATTCATTGCGCGCCTCCAGCATTTCTTTTAGTCTATCCGATGCCCAACGAACTAGCTCTTTTGAACTAATGGGGACTGCTCCAAGTTTTATCGCTTTCTCATACAAATCCGCTACGACATCAATATGTTCAATTCCGGTATGGTGAACTGGCAAATCTAACTTCTTGCTAAATTCGATCAGTTCGAGTATATCGTCCGCAACCAGGAATGCGGTAGGAGTTCTGGCAAATGTATCAACTGGGGCAATATATTTACTCATCGTCTATTTTTTAATAGGGGTTTTCTATCTTTAGATCTCCGTCCATCCACGCGTGTTCTTCTGCTTCGCTTTCTAATATTACTCCATCTCTTTTCGCCTTCCTTTTACACTTCTCGCAATAAACAACATGGCTAACGGTATTTGCAAACCCGCCTTCGTCCCAGTCAATATCCTTTGTGGCTATCGCACACGAGATATTAGCAAATCCATTAATATCAAATTCTTCGGAAACATCATGCCCACAAGTCCCAATCATACTACCCATCGTCTGCTGCCTCGCTTTCATTCCATCTAGCAACGCACTCCTCACAATATCCCCGCTCACCTATCGGGCTTAATCCCCAATAGTAGCACGCACTACACGAACGCGGATCATCAATAACATGTGCAATACCAGCCGCCAATTTGTCTTTGTCCGCTTCTTCAAAAAGCCAATCCTTATCCCGAAGCCACCTTACAGCACCGTCAATATATTCATCTACAATCATAAGGTGCCCTGTCCCCCAGCCCTCCCTACCGGCTTCCCGTGCAGTATTCGCGAATACCAGTATAGCCCCTTCTTCTGATCCCCCACTGCGGGAATAATACATATAGGCTCTCATCACTCCTCCCGCTTGTGGCCGTCACAGACCATGTAGCCGGTTCTGGCTATCCACATAAGACTATTTTCCCTATCCCTTTGGCAATATACTTTGTCATTGTATCGCTTATCTTTCCCCAGAATAGCAGAAGAGCCGTGGGCGCAATTTACACAACACTTTGCTTCTCTATAGTCTATTGGTTTTTTTAATTTCCTGCTCATATCACTTGTCCTCCTCAATTCTTACACCAGCAAACAACATGCTCATATTCTTTCCGTAAATATCAACCAGCTTTTGGCACGTTCTCAATGACGGCAAAGTCCTGTCCCGCTCAATGTCACTCAGAAACGAAACGGATAAGCCAGTTCTTACCGCGGCTGCCCGTAACGTGGTTGTGTGCTTCTGCTTCCTCCACATTCTCAGCCGTTTGCCTACAGTCGTATAACTGGTTACACTCATCACTTGTCCTCTGGGGATGCCTCGTGCATTATCTTCAGTGCTTCCGGCATTTCTGGTAAATATCTTGGCCTCATGTCACCAACCATCAATGCCAACTGTGAGTGCATCTTACACAGATACTTCAATCCAAGCAATGGATTTTCACATTCGCATTCTGCCATTATTCCATAGGGCTTACATTCATCATGGTCACACGGCACAGTTTCTCTATATGGCTTGCTCACCGCTCGCCTCCAATACTGCCAATAGTGCCTTTGCGTACATGCCCGGTTTGTAAGAACCCAAAACAAGGTTCAAGTGGAACGCAGGCATATCAACATAACCATCCGGCACAGGAATAAGACTAATAAGAGCTTCCTTAAATATATTCAACCTAGAGTTGCTCCGCACCCACTCCAATATTATCCCGTCACTTTCCCAAGAGGGCGCACTGTCGAATTTGGGAAATGCATTTCCGTACCCGCCATAACCCCCGTTAACGTTTCTTCCCAACACCACCACCGCTATGCGTATGTCATTCTTGGTCATTTTGGTTTTCCCCTATCGGCTAACTTACTTGGCCAACCAACAAGTTGAATACGTAGTCCATCAGAATATTTCACGTCAATATCCAGCATCCCCAAAGACAGCAGCCACACACCAAGCCATAAAATTGTTCTACCCATCGCTCACTCTCCTGTATCACCGGTTATACAAAATCTCTTGGGTCATCCGTGCTCTTTTCCTTACATTCCTAATATTTATACCCAAGTGTTTATGAAAAATTTCCTTATCTATTCTTCTCATCACTCCTCTACTGAACAAGCTCTCTGCCCGTCCACACTATAACTTCAACGTATTCGATATTCAATAACTTGGCAATTTCTAGCCGATGGTTGCCATCTATGACATACCACTTCATGTCCATAACGATTGGCTCTCTTATTCCCCTCTTCCTCACATCTTTCAACATACGGTCAAATCTCTTATTTCCTGGCATTAAGCCTGAATTGGGAGGCCAGAGGGTTTGGAGAAGCTGTGTCGGAATTTTCATCTATTCATCCTCTATTTTGGCTTCGATTAGATTTATCAACGGCTTGCGGTATATCGCCCCATCTATGGGATGAGCGTACCTATTGATTGTCTCAATATCCTCCCGCCGCGCCGCATTACGCTCTTGCTTACCTTGCTTTTCTAGGAACGGATCAAGTAATCGCAATGTATTGTCAGCCTCTTTTCTGTCACTGTCTTTTTCTTCTTCGGACAATTCGGAATAAGGTGTACCAATCTGTCTTTGCCAACGCTCAGCATATATAAGAGAGATCATAATGTTCCCAAACTCATCTTTCGTACATTGGCTAAATAAATACTTCATCCACCCGGACCAGCGTTCATGTTCCTGATCTGCCAATTGCTCACGTAGCCGGGCGCGCTCCTCAGCGCTTATCTGCTTATCCTTATTGATATGTAGCGTAGTTTCCGGTGCTACGCGACCAGGGAAGTCAGTGTTTTCTGTGTCTAATTTCATATTGCGCTCCTTACGCATCACCTTATTTGCTGGTATCTCAAAGTTTGCCTTTATCCAGCCAGTTGTTCAAAGAAACCAGTAGTTTTTCTACTAGTTCTACATCCAGGTGCATTCTTTCCCCATTCGCCGTACCCAACCACACCGCCGATGAACCAGGTTGCGTATTGTCCGCTAATGAACTTTGCTGGAGGCTACAATCAAGTCCATATCTATCCTTGAACACAATATATTGAAATCCCCGTGATGTATTTTTTATTTCGCCTAACCTATCCATACGCACCAGAAATCCGGGCTTTTCAGGAACATGCATATCATTGTCGCTTGCCCTCAAATGTGTCGTTGCCGCCCACCCTTCCGCTTGCTCCCTTTGTTCCAATGTCCAGCCTTCTATATCCTCAATTTCTACATGAACACCAACCAAACTTAATAAATCTTTCAATGCTTCCATAATCAACCTCTCTTACATACTGCCTAGTATTTATCTTCCAGACCATATTCTTCTGCTAGATTCTTGAGCAATTCGTGGTTTGGGGAAACGTGCTTTATAAATTCCCCAGCACCACCACCACGCGCCCAGACTTTGTATGCCTCAACTTCCGCGGGGAATCCCACGGCTAGTTTTTTGAGATTATTTACGTCAGCGATGTGAATTGCCTCAAATAGATTCTTATAAAAGCTACCGCTTCTCCTATACTGAAAGTCTAAATATTTGTCAAAGCCATTTACGGATTTATCTACCGCCGCATATCCGGGGAGATGGGCTTCAATAAGTCGAAGCGTATTGTCGGCCTCTTTCCTGTCGCTATCCTTTTCTTCCTCAGACATTTTGGCATATGGCGTATCGATTTGCCTTTGCCAATGTTCAACACTTTCAGCGGGAATCACCATCGCCTTATCCAAGCCATAGCATTTTGAAAATAAATACTTCATCCACCTGGACCAGCGTTCATGTTCTTGAGCCGCTAACATCTCGCGTATCTCTTCCAACCGCTTATTCATCTGCTGCCTCTCTTGCTCTGTTTTATTAGCCAGTGTCCGGCTTTCCATAACAAAAACCTCCTGAAGGTTTTGAGGGTTGGTTCTACTACATACCAGCCATTGCCAAAATCAAGCGTTTTCATCATTCACTCCTGTGGCCGTCACAGACATATAGGGCAGCTCGGCCCAGGTTGTCGTATTTAGGGCCATCTGGACGTCTACAATCCCATACCGAACTTCTGATAGATTCTCCAATTTTTTTACGTGAGTACAACTCGTCAAGTAGCCCACAACCACGACATGATTTTCTTACTGGCAACATCCGCAAATTCCGTGGAGAAACTCTCCTTCCTTTCGTATGTTCAAATCCCATTCTGCACCTTCCTGTACTTCTTTGGGGGGTTTAGTTTAGGCATCATTGTGGTTTCCTTACTCTAAATCCTGTTAGTCCAGCCAGAGGATGATTTGATTCGTCTTGTGGAGCGATAGCCAAGCGCGCCTCCGTCCCATCCGCAGACATCGCTGCGCCATTCAAGTTAACCCCTAATGGCAAACCTCTAAACACAAAGGGCAACTCACAATCCCTGCACCGAACACGAATATCCGCACTGAATCTGCCAGAATCCACTAGTCTATTCACCTCAACAAAAGCGTCAAATTCCAAGTGCTTACACTCACTCATCACTTGTCCTCTGGGGGGATGCCATCAAAATGCTTGGCGGGGAAACCCTATTGTTTAGGGTGTTTACCGCTACATCATAATAAGCCTTGCTCTCTTTTGCCAAAGCCTCTACACACAAGATTAGCATTTCCTCTTTATCAACATCCCCCCTAAGATAGCTTTGATAACCAACGTATACTATCGGGCTTTCCCTAGCCACCTCTATTATGCGCATCAAAGTGTCACTCACCGCTCGCCTCCAATACTGCCAATAGTGCAGTTGCGTAGTCGCCTTTTTTGCCATACGTTAAATACATGCGTAGCGTGTTGTTTATGACAGGAAAAATACCCTCTCTTTTGACAATTAGGCGTTCTACCTCATCTGCAATGGCCTGTATGAAAAAATCATCCTGCCCCTGCACCCATTCCAATATTATCCCGTCACTTTCCCAAGAGGGCGCACTGTCGAAGGGACGAGCGACCCATTTTCCGGGCTCTTTACCAACGAATTCAAGTATCCAGCAACCACTCTTTGAAACCCAAGGAAACCCGTCAATACTATCTAATAATGCTTGAGCCATTCCCCCACCGCCCAATAAGTCTGGTTTCGGTTCAACCGCCTCCGCTATGCGTATGTCATTAGCGTTTGTCATTTCTATACCAACGTATTTCAACCCTTCGCAACATCACGTAGCTAAATACATCTTCATCATTACGCGCCCACCAAGCTGAAAATCCGCGGTTCATCGGCCAAATAACAACACTTAATCTGCCCAACCTTTTTGATGGTACAACATTCACCATAAATTTACTCATCGCTCACTCTCCGTATATCCGGTTACACTGGGCGGTTCTGGGAGCGGCATCCAGTGGGTAACAGGTTCAAGCCTATTGCCAATTCCTTGATTCTCCCCCACAAAATGCCAGCCATTTTTTTCCAACCAACCAATAGTTGTAAGACGAACACCCTCCAGCCCAATTGCTTTTATCTGTGTCCCACATACCAAAACATCCTCAGACGAAACATTTTCGTCAACTTCTGGCGCTCTCTCGCCAACACTAATCCATTCCATCTTGCGCCTCCAGTGCTGTTAGGGCTTCTCTTAGCTTATCTTCTGTATGAAATCCTGGATCTTTTATTAATTCCCGCGCTGCCTTACGCAACGCTTCGTAGTGGGTGAGTTTAGTGCGCAATTCCGTTATCCTCTGGTAATCATTCCACATTGCATTCTTTATATCGTCTTCGCTCATGTTCTCAAAATACGCGGCGATAAATTCTTTCTTCGTTGGCATGTCACTCCTCTATTTTGGCTTCAATTGCTTTTGCATAATCTGTAAGAGCTTTGTTGTACGCCCTCCGCTCCCTCGCATTCTCTCCACGCCATATATTTAGGTATCCCGTATGCAATTCCGCCCGCGCCGCATTACGCTCTTGCTTACCGTGGACTTTGAATTCATCCTCCAAATCTTTTTTTATGGCCTTGTTCGCATCCATATCGCCATGTTCCAAATGATGTTCTAGTGCCGTTACCGATGCTTGGAGTCGGGTGTTTTCTTTTTGGCAATTTTCAATGCGCGTCTCTGCCCAAACCCGGAGTGCCTCAATCTGTTCCTCGCGCAATTCTCCAGCGCGTTGAATGTTTTTAAGCCCCTCGTCAATATTATCCATTATTTCATTTGCTTCATTATGAAAGTTGCTCATTATTCGGTTTCTCCTTTTCGATAATCATTGCCCCATGAATCTTCGCCGCGCGCCATGTCGATTGCGACCCAACCTGTCACAGTTATTATCCAATCGACCGACCACCACCCGCTAAAGCGTTTAGCAACAACTGCCGTTCGCGCGGTTAGTTCTAATACTTCGTCCTTGCTTTCTTGATTAACACGCCAAAGCAACTCTCCCCAATTATCCGGGAGTGGCATTCCATAATAATTGGTTTGAAAGACTTCTTTTGGCCAATAAGGAATGTGATGCTCAACCTTTCCGTCCCTAAAAAAGTAGCGCCGCTCAATTCTTATTGGCAATCCATTAAAGGCTGTGAATGCGGCGGGGTTTCCAAACTTCAATCGTTCCCGGACCGCCCAAGTCCCCATCGGCAAACTAGGCATCGCCATGCCAGATTCTTCAACCAATGCAAAGATATGTGCGGCAAGTCTTTCTGTTGTTTCCAGTAAACAGGTTTGCTTGGCATTATGCTTACCTGATGTATGACCGGTGCGCAAGAATACTGGATGTCCTATAATTGAAATGGCATGTTTTAATTCACCAAGAAACTCGTCCATTCTGTGCGGCACCTTGCCATCCAGCATGTCCCATAAGTCACCAGATGTTTGAATGATAATTGTTTTGGGCACAGGCTGTTCTGATAGTAAAAGCTTCGGGAACCAGTATGCTATATCATTCTTGTCTATTGCCATTAACCTATCATCCTTTATATTCTTTAATATGCTATGAAGTATATTATCACGTTCCGCTATAATATGTCAAGATTGGTAAATCGTGGACGGACTTTTAAAGGGCGGGGAGGGCTTTATTATAGGGGTCACAAGTTTGCAAAGGGTTTTGTGTTCTGGCACCATACTTTGGACGTTTAATGCGCAGCCCCAAATTTGCTTGACTTGACGAATTATAGCACCTGTGGTATAATTAGGTATATGCGTTTTACAAACCATAAATGATTGGAGGTCATAACTATGGCAGGGCGTAATAAAGCTTGGTTCGTTTGTGTTCTAAGGGCATTCCCGCGCTACCCCTATATCGCAGCAGTATATGCTACATCTAAGACTGCCGCGTGCCAACTCTTTCTGGAATATCTGGAAGATGGCGATTTCAGATTAAAGCGTAAAACCACAAGCGCGGTCGAAACAATTCTGGCCAGCACGAAACGGTCGAAAAGTTTTGCCGGTGGCAAATCCGGGTATGTGATTCTTGGCTTTGAATTTGAAGAAGAATCGGCTGACGAGAATACTGATGAATCAGAAGTCACGGGTGCTGAAATAGTTTTGGTGGCGGCATAATTATGGGGAGTAAACGAGATACCCAACGAGCGCGCGTCTATCGCGCCGAGAAGGATGCCTTTTACACCTATAACGGTTCTGGTAACAAACAACTTTTGTTTGGGAAGTCATTTAGTTCCCTGAAAGATATGCGTATCCGGGTCAAAAACATATGCTCATCAAAATGGTGGCGTGACAAATCTTATACATTCTGGATATCGTTGAACCGTTTTGAGAAACAACTTTATGGAGCAACGGCATATAGTTATAAAATCCTGATTGGGAAACGTGAAACCGATGAGTGGGTATTGATTCACGAACTGGCCCATGTATTGCAACGCTCAGTGCGCGATGAATACTCTGACAGGTTGGGCATTCCTGCTTTCATAGGTGATACACGCGGTCATGGTCGCTCTTTTTGCCGTATTTATCTTGCGATGGTACGGCGGTTCATTGGGGTTGAGGCCTACAATGCCCTACGCCTCTCATTCAAACATAACAACGTCAAATACGCAAGGTCGGCAGAGGATTAATATGGCACCATCATATGATGAAAAGATTTTTACCGTTCATAATGAAAAGTGGCATACACCTGCCAGCAATTATCCTCAAAATGAATTTGGGGAAGTCAGACTCAAGTCCATCAACTACAAGCCCGGAATTTACCCTTGCTATGGAATGCGAGGATATCAATACTTCCAGGTTATCAAGATGCTCCCGGTAATGACGCTCCAGCGCAAATTCACGCCCATCAAACAACGCCAAAGTACGCATTGGCACACATGGATGGTAGACGATATTCCCCATTGGTGGGCAATGCAGGATTATGCATCTAAGTGTAGCGGCGATGTGTTGGTTGGCGGATTAGGTCTCGGATTGATAATTCATGCCCTTTGTGCCAATCCTTCTGTTCAGCACATTCATGTTGTTGATTACGATTCAGACGTAATCAAATTGGTTGCGCCTCTCCTTCCAAAGGGAAGCAAGGCTTCTATTGAAATTGTTGATGCCAATTTCTTTGATTGGTGGTACGATGACGAAAAGGATTGGGACAACGTCATCCTAGATTTATGGGTCACCAAAGGAAAGGACCAAACGCTGCGTTTGGAAAAAAACACGATAACCCCTTTATATCGCTATCTCTGCAAACGCTACCCCTGGGGCAAAAGTTTTATTCACGGATTTATGTCTGCTCATAGAACTACTGAAGGGAAGTATATGCGGCACATCCACCTTTCAAATTATCCGGGGGTAAATTTCTTACGCCCTTCATATAATAATATGCTTGACAATCTATAGCGCACCTGCTATTATATGTATGTCTTATAAAACAGGAACAAAAAAGGAGAAAAGTTGATGGAAAACACCGCTAGTATTAATCTCATCGGCACATATAATTTCACCAACGCCAATGCCCGGCAGCCCTGGGGCGTGGTGGAAAATGCAAACCACCGTTCAGGTCTTCTTGACGTTTTCTTTCCCCACAACCCTGAAGACAAACAGCACGGTCAAGTAGCACTCCACGAATTACTGGCCTGGTCATCTGCGGGGGTTATCGAAAAGGTTGATAATTCATGAGCACGCCATGGGGACGTATCCAGCAAGTAGATGTGTATGAACGCGGAATCGCTTTCGTGCACACAGGTAGTCATGGCGGAGTAAGGGTTTCCCCATCCTATGCTAAAAAGCATCTCAGCCCACTTGCCATTGAACGGGGAACACGTTGGGGAGGGAGCGATACCTATCTTTATTATGAAGAGGATTGCCAATGGGCAATAGTGGCATGGGAATTGCCGCACCTTTGGGATAAGTTCTTTTCCTACGCGCATGAGAAAACCGCTGTTCAGCAGAGGGAATTCTTGGCCGGAACATTGGCTCATTGGGAGCCGGAATATGCTATACAAATGGGCATAATCGATTTACAGAATCCGCCCGAAATCTTTTGTCACGGCAACCACGATTCTGGTCAGCCGCTTACTGGCAAACCTATTGTCTCGGTCAATGGTAGCAAAAGCATTGTGTGTGATATATGCGGGGAGACCATACTTGATAATGTTTCCACCCCGCTCCCGTTTACAAGGGTAACAGCAAAGTTCCGCGGTACTGAACATGTTGGAACCACATTGCCCGTGAACTCGCGCTATGCATGGGCGGGTACTTGGCATTTTGGTTGGGAAAGCGACAATCTTCCAACACAGGTGGCCGTGGATATCCACGTTGAGAATTGCAAAGCGCGTAGCACGGTATTGGAAATCCCGGTTGCGTGGGATTTTGGCGAGATATATTTTGAGCGCGCTGACCAACTCTTGGAGGATGACAGAGCATATGACACAAACTAAAGTCATCCCCAATAACTATGTTTGGTATCACGGCGGCATAATGACCGAATATCATACAAACATGTACAACGAAATGAGCCGCGAAATTGCGGAATTGCAGCGTAGCGGATTTAACAAAGACCACCTTGAACGCCTGTTAAATTCCCGCCACATGTTGGTTGAATTTTACATCCCGACATTGATATAGATGGCTATCGCTCTCCAGAGGTACACACAATGACACAATTTGAATTAATGCTAGAAGGCAGAAAACGCGTAATATGGGAGGGCAAGAATTGGCAAGATGCTATTGCGCGCTATCTTGATTGCCACCCAAACCAAACCGTGATTGCTTGGCGCATTGCTCCTCAACACGGTATTTTCGTGGGAAACCACAAGCGTATTGCCCAATAACTCTCTCGTGGAGGCTTCATGACAAAGGATATGAAGAACCTACTACCTTATTCGGCCAACGGATTTAAAGTTCTCAATAAGTACGGCGATTTGGTCGTTGAAACTTTAAGCAAGAAGCAAGCCGAATTCCTCGCCACCGTAACTAATGCCCATTACCCTATGTTAGATGCCCTTGAAAAAATAAAGCGGCAATCCTCAAAACGAGTAGCCGCCGGACGGAAAAACGAGGTTGATTATTTTAATATTGCAGTAGCCGCAATCGCACAGGCCAAAGTAGAGGAGGCAGATAATCATGGCTAGGATATCTTATATTCCAGAAAACCCCACCGAAGTCATTGAAGATGAAGGCTTAAAGACCATTATATATAGTTCTGATACGATACATGGAAAGCCGAAAGCCACGGCATTCAGCGGTAGACGGCAAGAGCCAGACTTCAATTATATATTCAAAAGCGTTGAGCAACGTAGTGAGCACATCGAACAGTATCTGGAAAGTCTGCGTAATGCGCGTGCTAGAAAAGACGAAGCCGCTCAACGCCGGAAGGATTTTGAGCACGACTTTATAGTTGGCGACATTCTCTATACATCGTGGGGATATGACCAAACCAATGTAAACTTCTTCCAGGTGACTGAGGTAGTTTCAAAGAAGAGCGTCCGCATCCGCGAGATTGCAAGTTCTGTTAAACAAGCCGGCTTCATGAGCGGTGAGGCTATTCCACGTCCTGACGCTTTTTTGGAGCATTCTGCCGTCCTCAAAAACAACGATGGGACCTCCCTTAAACGTGTTCAGCCCGGCAACACGCTGTCGCTCACAAGCTATTCCAGTGCCTATAAATGGGACGGCAAACCCAAGTATACAAGTTGGTATGCATAATATGTTGAATGATGCCGCTAGTTTGCTCAAGGGAATTGGTCTAGAATCGGTGACCAGCGTATTTGCTGAATTGGTAGCTGCGGAAGAGGTTATTGTTACGGCTCAGAAAAAGTATCCAGATAAAGCGGATGAATTATCGGAACTGTTTTTAGTATTGATGCCCCCGACGGCTTTATGACGCGCACTGCGAAGAACTTGTAGAGCGTGTTGTAAATGGCAATGGGGATTCTAAAAGCCTTGCGGTTGCTACCAAGGCCGAGGTTGTGGCTCTGCTTTCCCTGCTATCTCTGGCCTCCCCGTTAAAAACCGATTATGTCGTGCTATATGAAACCCTCTTTACAGAAATATTTGGTGGTGTAATCGCCGATAAATTATTTGATTATGGACCCATGCGCGAAAGCTATAAAGGCGCATGTGATGAAATTCTTAACAAAATCCGAAGTAAGTACGAAAGGAAATAATCATGCGTAAAGATAAAAAAGGTGACCAAGTAGAGGAAGCCGTTTCCGTTCTAATCACCGGCAACAAGGCTGAAAGAAACGCCATAAATTATTTGATTCTGGCAGTTACCAAGGATAAGACTAGGCCAATTCTTGGGGGTGTTTTTGTAGATGGCCCCAACGCAATGGCTGCCAATGGCTTTGTTTTACATATCGTGCCCACGCCTAAGTGTTTGAAGCCCTTTGACGGCAAAGTTGTCAAGCTGGGGAAATTAACAATAATTAAAGGCGCAAAGGCCTCTGATGAAAAATACTTTGTAGCAACGGCGGAAGTTGTTGAAGGCGATTTTCCTGACTACACCAAAATTGCCCGCATCAATCATGCCAATTTCCAAATCGGCGTGGACCTGGGGTTATTGCGTAATGCCATTGATAAAAACATTCCCCGCAGCCCGCTGTCCTCTTTTGGACTTATCACCCTCCAAGAGCCGTACAGCCCCATTATCATACAATCCAGTACGCCAGAACGCCATCCGGGGTTTGGTCGCCGCCGAAAAAGAAAGGGCAATAAGATAGCTGATGAAGACATACATGATGACGCTTATATGGCGCAACGCCTAGCCGTTGTTTTGCCAATGCATGAAGCAGCAAGAAAGCTCAATCCCTTCTTGTCCGATTCAGAGAATGGGGACCTAACTTACAGCCCCGTTGCTAGTCAGCGCCGGGAGGTTGAAACTTTGTTGGATATGATAAATGATGCATTTCCCCATTACCTGGAATTGTCAGGCGAGCATAAAGAATTTGCCGCACAAGTTATAAAGGTGCGGCGCAAATTCGCCCTAGACTGACATGAGCATTGCCCAATCATTAGCCGATGAACTAGCTCTCACGCCATTTAAGGTGTGGTTTGCAACCGATGGCTTTACCTTCCGTGCGAATGTGCGCGCACCAAATAGCTTTGCGGCGCGGTTAGCCTTTATGACCTTGGTACGTGAGTTAGAGCCAGAAAAGGCAACCCTTTTGCCCCCGCTGATTAGCCTATTGTCTTTGGATATTGGATCGGATAATAGTTGGGCTACATTAGAATGCTGCCTACAATGTAAGGGTGCCGGCGAAATGATGAGCGGCTTTAACCGAGAGGGGTACAATATACATTTGAGGCAATGTACCAACTGCGGCGGCGCGGGCGGCTTTCTTACAGTAGACGATGCAAGCAAAGGCATTATAGGTAGTACAATATAAAGAATGTCAAAAACAAAGATTGAATGGATGCTCAAGCAGTATGAATGTTTTCGTGACACGAGGAACAAATTGTCAGTCCATTTTCTACATCGAACCTTAGTTCAGGATAATCTGCGAAGGGCTTAATGTGATGAGCTACCAAATTTCCCCCTTTGTCATCCCCACATTTTTGGCAGGTGAATTTATCTCGCAGGTAAACATCATAACGCCAGCGCTTATATTGCATCGACCATCTTTGGCCTCTGCGCTCTTGAACCTTTCCGTCCTTATAAGCCGGTGCATCTCTCCCACTAGGGCTTCTCTCCCTAGATATTATGCTAATTTTGGCTCTTGTTTCAAGTGTGTGTTTTTTGCCAATTCTATTGGATGGTCTCTTCTTAGCCGCTTCGCTCATTTTCCTACGAGATTCCTTGCTCATCTTTTTCCCCTTCATTGGCGGAATAAAATTAGGATGACGAAGTTGCCACATTTCCCTCATCTTTTGTTTGGTTTCCTCAGTGTGTTTTCTGCCAAAGAAAGGGTTGTTTTCCCCCTTATTATTTATTTGATTTGGTTTGTTTTTGGGTTTCTTAGCAGTTACCATATATAATTATATTATACGTTCAAACTTGGAAAAGATATATAAATGGGCAGTAACACAAAAATTGAATGGTGTGACAGCAGCGGCAATTTGCAAATGGGCTGCGATGGATGTGAGCTGTGGAACAAAAAAGTTCGTACATGCTACTCTGGCATTCTCACAAATCAATATGCTGGCAATAAAGGCTGGCCTGATAGTTTTGATAAACCCAAAATATTTCCAGAACGTGTAGACACAATTATCAAGTGGCGTTCCTTGGTCGCCAAAACACGTCCCAACAAACCCTGGCTGAATGGGTTACCACGGGTAGTTTTCCTGAATGACATGGGGGACACATTTACTGAAGGCTTACCCATTGACTGGCTGTCGCCCTTCATTGATAAGTTAGAGAAATCCCCCCACATCTACCTCATACTCACCAAGCGACCAAAACGGATGCGGGAGTTCTTTGGGTCACTTGGCTATGTTCCTGAGAACTTTTGGTTGGGAACTTCTGCTACAGATCAGGCGACCGCCGACATCCGCATCCCCGAACTGCTGAAGATACCCGCCAAAGTCCGGTTCCTGAGTTGTGAGCCGTTATTGGAAGAAATTTCCTTGTGGCAGGCGTTGCCAGCCGGTGGACATCTTTTAGATATTCATTGGGTTATTGTGGGTGGCGAGAGCGGAACAAGGAAAAGGGCATTTAATTCTAATTGGGCGCGCAATTTAAGGAAACAGTGCCTTCCTCTTGGTATTCCTTTTTTCATGAAGCAGATCGACAAAGTACAACCAATCCCAGACGACCTAATGATAAGGGAGTTCCCCAATGCTTGAACTATTAGGCTACATATTCTTATATCTGATTATAGGGGTGGTGTTGTTGCCGTTCTATATGATAGCAGCACGACTGGAGGTTACAAAGTATGGGAAAAAGAACTTGGCCGTGGCTATAATATTTTGGCCGATTGTCAACACATTTTTATTTGTTATAGCTTTGGTGGGTGGTTGGATAGAACTCAAAAACCACTTATGAACAAACGCTTACGGAAAGTGCTTACCGCAATAAAACGCGGCATTGAAATAGGGTTGTTGGATGAGGGCATTGAGTTTGTTTACAAAGACTTTATAACAGAAGACGGCTATATATATCCTAGACAAATAGAATGGGCACGTAAACCACATCCCGGAAAACGATTTGGGCGTTGGGATGAATAAGCGCGAGCAACTAAAGCGTGACTTAATAGAAGACCGCAAAGTCTATCAGAACGGTTGTGAAGGGCAGGCATTCAAAGAACACGAGTGTACTCAGATATTCCACCTCAATGAAATTCTATTCACAAGAAATCACTTCAGACACCTAACGCCCAAGAAGAAAGAATACTTTTGGGATGAGCTTAACTGCGCTATTCACTGTAGTTGCTTTCATGAACAATACGGACATTCAAAAGACTATAGAGCATTCTGGAAAGAAACGCATAATATGGAAGAATACGTCAGGAATGCGCCGTTGGTGATAAAGGCATGAAATTCGGTAGCCTGTTCTCCGGTATTGGCGGTATGGACAAAGGCTTGGAAGATGCAGGAATGGAATGTGCTTGGCAGGTCGAGATAGATGATTACTGCCAAAAGGTATTAACCAAGCATTGGCCGGATGTACCAAAATTCAAGGATGTTAGAGATGTCGGAAGAAAAAACCTCAAACCAGTTGACCTTATTTGCGGGGGATTTCCCTGCCAGGACGTATCTGTGGCTGGACGCCGTGCTGGATTGGGCGGAGAGCGGAGCAGCCTGTGGTGGGAGTTTGCACGAATTATTGAGGAACTTCGCCCGCGATGGGTCGTTATCGAAAATGTCCCCGGACTACTATCTTCTTGGACACCTACGGAACCGCCGCCGTTCTCAATATCGCCTCGAACCTTTGATAAAAAAGAAGAAGCTGAAGAATGGGGAAATAGTTTATCAGGTGAGTGGGACGTGGAAGAAACAAACGACCTTGAAACCATCCTTGTTGAATTGGAAAAACTCGGCTATTTTGGGGCCTTCAGGATTTTTGACGCTCAATACTTCAACTTGGCGCAAAGACGGGCGCGCGTGTTCATTGTCGGACATCTTACAGAACCAACCTATCCCATCAAAGTATTATTTGAGCCAGAGAGCGGCGAAAGGCATTCTCCGCCGGGCAGAGAAAAGGGGAAAGTCACTCCCCCCCGTACTGCAACAGGCGTTGGAGCAGGTCGCACAGAGAATGAGCGAAACGAATTAGACTTTGTGATTCCATTCAGCCACAGTCGCGGACATGGTAAAGAGACAGATATCGCGCCAACGCTAAATAGCAGAACCAAAGATGGCATGATGAAAAATCAGGAGGGGCTGGGAGTTGTTGAAATAGGGCAGGGATATTGGGAGGAAGGCAAACCCAAATTGGATAAATCTTTTGCCGGAAAACCGAGGAATTTAATCGCATTCCATAATCGCCAAGACCCCGACGTGAGCGGTGAAGTAACACATCCGCTAGGAACCAAAGACAATGGAATGGGGGTAGCCTATGGATTGAACAGCCGCGGTAATAGATATGATGGCGAGAGCCAATCACTAATTACTGAAACCGCGGCACCATTAACTGTAAAGCGCGGCGGGGGCAGCAATCAACGGCCAGCACATAATGAGGCAGATAATCTAATTGCATGGCATGAAAACAAAGAAGGGAATCTGTCGTCAGACAATGAAACGGCCAGAGCCTTGCGCTCTAGTGCTTCCCATAGTTATCAGGGTATTGGTGTCCGCCGTCTAACTCCCCTAGAATGTGAGCGGTTGCAGGGCTTTCCCGATGATTGGACAAGAGTTCCTGCAATAGGGAAAGACGCAGGAATAGAAATTGCCTCACACCCAGAGGATGAAGATGAAATAATCAGGGGAAAAATCATGTCGGATGCCCAACGCTATAAGATGATGGGAAATGCCGTGAGCGTCCCCGTGATTGAGGCAATAAGGAGAAAAATTTTGGAATGTATCGCATAAAAAGATTATGACAACTAGAAAGTGGCCATCTGATTTCGTCAATAAAGTAATCTGCGGGGACTGCCTTGAGGTGATGAAGCAAATACCGGACGAATGCGTTGATATGGTCATGACTTCGCCGCCTTACTGGGGCCTCCGGGATTATGGAATAGAGCAGATATTTGGGGGAAATCCAGATTGCGAGCATGAGTGGGGAAATCAATTATCTCATCCGAAACAAGAAAAGAGAACAATTAAACAATTAAGATCGAGTAGTGGTTTATCATGGAATCGTGGAGAGAATGCGTCTATTTTTAAATGGCAAGAATACAGTCCTAAGAATCAAGGTAATTTTTGCCTCAAATGCCAAGCATGGAAGGGCCAGCTCGGACTCGAGCCGACTCCTGAAATGTATATCGAGCATTTGACCATAATATTCAATGAAGTCAAGCGGACGCTGAAGAAAGAAGGGACGCTCTGGCTGAATATCGGGGATACTTATGGAGGGAGTAATACTGGCCACACAGGTCCGGCTCCTACTAAATGGAAAAAGCTACCAAGGGCGAATGGAAAAAGCCTACAGAGCCAAATTAATTATCAGCCTAAATGTCTCTGCATGATTCCCGAGCGGCTGGCTTGGTCGCTGATCCAGAATGGTTGGATCCTTAGAAATAAAATCATCTGGTATAAGCCTAATTCAATGCCTTCGTCAGTTAAGGATAGATTCAGTAATCGTTGGGAAGGTCTATTTCTTTTCGTTAAAAGTAGCAAGCCTGTTTATTGGACAAATAGAAAGACAGGGGAGCTTGTTACTAAAAGTCCTTTTGGGATAAAGGGGCTAGAGGGAATAGATTGGGAATGGAAAAAATTAAATAGCAAATTAAAAAAGGTCTCTCTCTGGCAATCGCATGATTATTATTTTGATTTAGATGCAGTAAGGGAGCCTCATAAATATGATGGGAGAAAAGATACTTTATACAAAGGTGGACCAAAAGATATGCAAATAGGAAAACATGAAAGATGGCCAGACCCCGCAGGAAAAAATCCTGGCGATGTTATTAAAGTAGACAGGAAATGGAATGAAGTCCCGGGCCAAGAAACCCAATCAATCGCGCAAGATCATGGTGGTTGGTATAGGAAGGATGGCTCTCCTATAGTAGATTTTGAGAAGGGTAAAAACCCTGGCGACTTCTGGGGTATAAATACCCAACCATTTCCTGAGGCTCATTTTGCCGTGTTTCCTGAAAAGCTATGTGAGAAGCCGATAAAAGCCGGTTGCCCAAAAAAGGCATGTAAGAAATGTGGAAAGGCGAGGGAGAGGATAATTGAAAAATATGACACTGGCGGGACTCAGAAAATGCCTGATTATTGGGAAACAGATCCAGGTAGTCACGGAGCTATTCATAGAAAAGGAAGATCAAAAGGAGTGGCGGGAATTCCTATTATGGCGAATAAAACCATCGGCTGGACATCCTGTAAATGCAATGCTGGCTTCGAGTCGGGCATAATCCTAGACCCATTTGCAGGAGCTGGGACAGTCGGTGTCGTGACCAAGAAATTTGGCCGGCGATTCATCCTGATAGACATCAAAAAAGAATACTGCGAGATGGCAGAAAAAAGGATAGCTCAAGTCGGCTATCAGATGGAGCTGAGGATTTGAGAATAGCGAGAGTCTTTCCCACGAAAACAAGCATGAGTCCTGATGACCATGATGTATATTTTGGCGAGCCAGGACTCTTCATGCCTGAATACGATGAGGTCCACATTTCTGTAGCCTTCACATGGGATCTCGAGCGAGCTAAATGGCTTAAAAGGCAATGGGAATTCATAGCCCCGGTAAAGATAGGTGGGCCTGCAATAGATGGTGAGGGCGATGGTTTTGTGCCTGGGAAATATCTTAAAAAAGGCATTACATTCACATCACGGGGTTGCCCTAACCGATGTCCTTGGTGTTTTATAAATAAGCCACTTAAAGAACTTGATCCTGTCCTAGAGGGAAACATAATCCAAGATAACAATATTTTAGCGTGTTCCAGAAAACATTTGGATAAAGTCTTCCAAATGCTCTCCCGGCAACATGCGATCAGATTCCCAGGCGGACTTGAAGCTAGACGCATCAGATACGATATTGTCGAGCGTTTCAGGAGTTTAAGGATAAATGAGCTTTGGTTATCTTATGACAATGATGAGGCTATTTACGATCTTATGAAGGCCGCCTATCTTCTTAAGAAATACTTCAAGCGATGGAAGTTGAGATGCTATGTCCTTATAGGCTTTAAAAATGACACCATCAAGAAAGCCGAAAAAAGGCTTGTAAAGACTTGGGAGTTTGGTTTTCTTCCCTTCGCCATGCTTTATAGAAACAAGAAGGGGGATTATCCAAAGCCTGAGAGAGAATGGCGACATTTTCAGAGAACCTGGACTAGACCTGCTGCTATAGCCACAAAAATAAAGGAATTATTAAATTGAAAAAATGACCATAATTAAACCGCTCAAATCTTGGGATACTCGGGTCCCGATTTCTAAAAGCCAAGAAGATATTCGAAATCTATTGGCAAGATTCGGAGCAACAAAAATAGCTTTTGAAGAGGATCTTCAAAATGGAACACAAATTTTAAGATTTGAATATCCGATGAAAGAAAAAATGAGTGTGCCTGTTCAATTTAAAATAGAGGTAAAGGGTGTTTTTGATTGGCTGGAAGAAAATGGCCGATCCTCCTGGAATAACGATTATCTTTGGAAGCAATCAAAAAAAGTAGCCTGGAGACATATATTCGATTGGACCAAGTCGAACATCAACCTTGTCGAGTTTGGATTGATTCCCTTTGAGAATATGTTCCTGAGCTACTTCTCGCATGTCCTCCCCGACGGGAGCTACAGAAGCTTGGGAGAGTTCATTCTGCCCAAGCTCCATTCGGGGGAACTGTTCAGGAAACTACTGCATCAAGGAGAGGACAAATGATGAGGGAAACCTCCCTGCCTTCGGGCCATACAATGAAACTCAAATTATCTGAAATTATATTCGATGCAGAAGTCTATCCAAGAATAGAAAAAGACGATGAGAAAATTAATTTATACCGCCAAGCTATTGATTTATTACCTCCGATTATCATCTCAAAAAATAAAAAACTTATAGATGGCTACCATCGGCTAATTGTCTATCGGCTTGAACAGAAAAAAGAAATAGAAGCTAAAGTTTTAGATATTACCGAAGACCAGGATATTTATTTAGAAGCGCTAAAAAGGAATTCATCTCATGGCATGCAATTAAACTTGGCAGAGAAAAAGAGAGCCGCCATTGCCCTTTATGAGAAATACAAATTCACAGAAGCAGAAATTGCCGAGATTCTATCGGTTACCCAAAAATCTATATCTAACTATATTGCAGACCTAATAAAAATAAAAAAGGAAGAAAGAGCCAGGATGATTTTAGACCTCTATCTTAAATGTTATCCAGAACATGAGATAGGAATTTTACTTAAAAAAGCAGGTCATGGCAATTTAGAAAGAAGGCAAATCCATAATATAATTGAAGATAGCGAGATTTTTAGTAAATTTACTAAAATTGCCATCACTTCGCCTCAGCACTCTAACTCCTGGAAGCAATTCAATTTAGATAAAAGCCAGATAAAATTTAAAGGTCAGCTGCCAAAAGAGTTGGTCCAGAATATTATTTATTACTACTCCGAGCCGAGGGATATTGTTATTGATCCAATGGCGGGAAGCGGAATAACCGGAGTTGTCTGCAAAGAAATGGGGAGAAGACACAAGCTTTATGACATAGATCCCATCCATGAAGAGATCGAACAGAATGATATATTAAAAGGGGTCCCAAAGTTAAAGGTTAATAAATTAGCCGATTTAATCTTTTTTGATCCCTGGTATTTTTCCCTATTAAAAAATGATTATCCGCCTTCAAAATTCACAGAAAGCTACGATAGCTTTTTAGATTCAATAAAAAAAGCCACTAATAATTGCTTACCAGTTTTAAAAAAGGGCGGGAGATTGGTTCTGTTGATGAAACCTATGAGAGAAAAACTTTATGAAGGCCGATGGTTGCCGAGTTCCAGGGATAGTTCAATCCTAATTGAAAAAAATGGATTTGAGTTGATTCAAGAGATTTCAGCGCCTTTGAGTTTTCATGAAACCTTTTCTCCTCATCAAGTAAAAGAAGCAGAAGAGAGAAAAGTTTTATTAAATATCGTTAACCATATTTTGGTGTTCAAGAGAATGTAAATGGGAGATAAGAAATACATTGAAGAAGAAGAGACCAGAAGATTAGGTTGGAATCCTTTAGAGCTAGAGGATATTTTATGCACAAAAGTTAAGCCTCATAAAGATCATATCCTAGAAAAAAACAATAGATTAGATAAATGTACAATTGACCTGAGATTGAAAGATCGAAAAACTGGAGAAATTATCGCAAGAATCGATTTAGAGTCAAGGACAAATGAATTGTCTAAGCCATATTTTAAGACTATTCATGTGCCAAAATTTGATTGGAAAGGTTTCAGAAACCAACATTTTCTTAGAAGAAGTAATAAAATTTTATACTACGTAAAACATCCCAATAATTCTTTTCATTTATCTTGGTCGGTAAATGAAAAATTGGGCTATCTAATGATAGCCAAGGACATTCTTTCTAGCCCTGTAGTGAAAGTAATAGATAGAACTGGAAGATACGGAAGAAAAATACAAGATATTTTTTGTTACGATGTTCCTAAAGCTAAGGCTCGTGAAATAAATGTAAAAGACGGCGGTAAGGGTTTAATCGAGCTAATAATTAGCTGGGTTAAGGCTATGGGGATAAATTTTTAAATGCCCGAAGGACGCATACATAAAAAGCACATATCGGAAAGGATAAATTAATTGAAAAAAAGAACAGGAGACGATTGGTTCCCATTCTGGATCGACAAGTGGCTTTTAGGGTCCACGAGAGACGAGTTGACAATCGAACAGTGTGCGGTATGGGTGGACTTCCTCGCTTTGAGTTACAAAGACGAAGGCTACATAAGAGCCAACGAGGGAATCCCATATCCAATCAAAAGGCTTTCCGGGCTTTTGAATAGGCCGATAAAACTTATACAACAGACAATTGACCGGTGTCTGGAACCTAAGATAAACAAACTGAGGCTTGAATCTGATGGCACTCTTTACGTTATTTCGCACCCGGAATATGAGCTTTCAAAGCGCCATAAAAGAAGGCTCATGGAAGATGATGTCCGCCAAAAAGGACACGATGACCGACAAAAGGACACTAAGAGAAGAAGAGAGAAGAGTAGAATAGATAAGAATAGAGAAGATAAAGAAATCCTCAATCTTCTTTCCAAGGTTAAAAATTATCCGCTCAATAAAGAAAAGGACTTAGAGTTTATTAAAGAGTTGAAGGTTGAATTTCCCGATGTCGATATCTTGGAGAAGGTTAAGCAAATCTGTGCAAACTGGCTTGATAGGCCATTATTGAAAAAATCCAGACCTCGAGTCCAGATTAGGCGATGGGTTTCAAACGAACAAAAGTGGCAACAGGAGGGAGACAAAGAAAGGAAGGTCGGCAGACTCTATGCAAAAGAACCGCAATTCCTGTCCATGGAACTATTGAATAACGTCTATCGGATAATCAATGGAAAAGGAGGAGACAAGGGGAAATTTTATATCAAGGCAAAATTAGCCTTTCCTAAGATTAAGACAAAATGGCAACAATCCGACAAGAAGCCGGAGACGTTCATTAGGCTCGTAGAGAGTGTGCAATGAGGACAATTTACAAATACCCGATTCCGATCGAAGGTGCATTCGAGATTGAGTTGCCAACGGGGGCGATGATTCTGTCTTTCCAGAGCCAGAATGGGGTGCCTTGCATATGGGCGATGGTTGATACGGGGTTTGTCGAGGAAGAGAGAAGTTTCAGGCTATTTGGGACAGGGCATCCGATCGGGAATATTCCGAAAGGTGTCAGTCTCCATTACATCGGCACGATGCAGCAGAGCCAAATCCCTCCGCTTGTATGGCATCTGTTCGAGGAGGCGAAGAAGTGAACTTCGCAGACAGGGTGGACTTCTCGAAGAAGATGATAGAGGTAGCTACGGTCGTCGGCCGGGCGATAGATGATGTCGAGATAAGCGCCTATTTCACTCGCTTAGCCGAATATCCGCTGGACTTGGTATGCAAAGCATTTGATAGAGCATTAGACGATCGTGACCATGAGGATATATATTTGGCGACACTGATTCCCACCGATAATGAAATCCAGAAGGCGATATCGGCGATCCTCGCGGAGGAGGGAGGCCCGGACGCGACAATCGGATGCGAGAAATGCAAGGGGACGGGTTTCATTATGGGAGAACGCAAGAACGGTTCAGTTGTCGCCGGGCGCTGCGAATGCCTCCTGGCGACCATTGAAATGAGGAAAAAATACAGTCCGAAGGACAAAAAAAAGGAGGGATAAATGATCGTATACGCTGTCGTAGGCTGGATGGTGTTCGCCATTGTGCTTTTGTTTCTCATAGCTGTTTTTCTGGTGTCAAAAGCGAAGATAAAAAACCTGGAAAAATGCAATCGCGAACTCATAGACGAGAAATCCAAACTCTCTGATCAGGTCCAGATTAAAAGCATGGCTGTGAATCGTTTGACCAAGGAGGTCAAGAGATTGGAGAAAGAGAATACCGGATGCAATACTGATCTAGAGATATCTAAACCAATGACATTGCATAATGAATAAGCAAATAATAAAGAATGACAAGCTACTAAACGAACTCGAGCCTTATTGCATCCTGAAGGGGTACAGGGGAAGCATAGCCCACAACACTTACGAGGAAAATGTGACCCATGACGACAAGGATGTGATGGGGATTTTCGTCCCTCACGAAGATGTTCTTTTCGGTTTGGAAAAGATGGAGACGATTGAGAGGATGGTCGAGGAGAAGCTAAGCCAGAAGAGAACGGTTACCTGGGACATCATTTATTATTCCCTCCCCAAGTATCTGAATTTGGTTTTGAAGCAGAACCCGAATGTGCTTAGCATACTTTGGCTTTCGGAGAAACACTACATTAAAAAAAGTTCGTTGGGAGATAAACTCGTCAAGAATCGGCATAAGCTGATATCGAAGGAGTGCTACAAGTCATTCACCGGCTACGCTTACGGGCAATTGCACCGCATGACCCATATGGCTCCTACCGGGAAACTCGGGGCAAAGCGCAAAGAGCTAGTGGAGAGGTTCGGGTTCGATGTGAAAAATGCAAGTCATCTGATAAGGCTCCTGAAGATGGGAGTGGAAGTCCTGACAACGGGAGAACTGCTTGTGGAGAGGCCGGACAACAATATGCTTTTGGAGATAAAGCGGGGGGAGTGGGAGTTGCAGAGGGTTTTGGATTATGCGAACAGCCTGTTCAGGCTGGTGGATGAGGCCTTGATCAAGTCTCCCATGGCCAACAAAGTCGATTACCACTTTGCGAATGAGCTCTGCAAGTGGATAACGATAAATTTCTACAAAAACAATCCGCCCATTCCATTGGGCGAGGAACCATGACAAGGGAGAGAGTATATAAGCAGGATTATGTCAACTAAATGGGAAAAATTAGAACCGCTAAAAGGCAGAATTAGTGGCTGTTTGCATTGTGGTTATACAGAAGGTAAGGCTTCAATGAAAACTAAAGTCATTGCAGGTTTCGGAGAAGCAATAATAAAAAAAGATTCGGAGTTCATTTACCAAGCCCTATATGACTTGGAGTGGAAAGATGCTTTCACCCTTCAAAAGTTTGAAAATAGGGCAAGAAAAGACCCTAACCATGATTGGCGATTTGAGCTAATTCTTCCATTAAGAGAAGCAGAATATCAAAGGCAAGGTGATAATAATTGGGTCTTGGTAAAAGTCGGAGAAGGCTTCGCCTAACGTTCATGAGAAAATTTATGTAAAATAAAATGCAAAAATCAAACATTGAATGGACTGATTACACTTGGAATCCCATTAAGGGAATATGTCCTGTCGGTTGTTGGTATTGTTATGCAAGGCGAATGTATCAGAGGTTTGGATGGAACCCTGAAATAAGGCTTGATGGGGAATTATTTGGGTCATGCCAAGATGCCTTTGCTCCAAATATTAATGTATATAAAAAGCTTGAACGCATAAAGGCAGGAAGTAAAATATTTATCTGTTCTACGTTTGAATTATTTCATCCTCATGTTCCCAAAGAATGGAAAGATGCAATATTTCAGGCAATCAAAGACAATCCCCAGCACACCTTCCAAATCCTAACCAAACTCCCCCAGAACATAGACAGAGAGATGCCTGATAATGTGTGGTTAGGGGTGACGATAACTGGAGATGATGATCAATGGAGTAAGGCATTTAATCTTTATTCGAAACTGCCCAAAATAAAATTCATCTCGTTTGAGCCCCTATTCCAGCCGATAGAAATTATAGACGAACTCTGGGTTTTTGATTGGATTATCACGGGGAGGGTTACAGGACAGGGAAAGAAACATCAACCAGAAAGGGCCTGGATTCAAGAAATAGTGGATGAATGTAAAAATAGTGACACTCCCGTTTTCATCAAAAACAACCTCAAGCAGATTTGGGGTGAGCCTCTGATTCAGGAGTTTCCCAATATCGCCGAAGAAAGCATATATCAACAAAATATAAATTCATAGGAGGTAAAGATAATGAATTATCAGAATGATGAGACAAAACGGATTAATCCCGCTCCGTGGGTGGTTTTGGGCATTATCGGTTTGGTGCTTTTAATCGCCTTGGGAATGTGGGGCTGTCCGAAGTACAATGTGTGGCAGAAAGAGCTTAGTGGAAAAGCTCAGTTAAAGGAAGCCGAGTGGAACCGTCAGATTACAATTACAGAAGCACAGGCCAAGGAAGAAGCCGCTAAGGCCTTGGCAGGAGCCGAAGTTGAAAGAGCAAAGGGCGTCGCTGAGGCAAACAAAATTATAGGCAAGAGCCTTAAAGATAATGAGGCTTATTTGCGGTATCTGTGGATTAACGGCCTGCACGATGGAAGTTCAGAAGTTATTTATATTCCCACAGAAGCCAATTTACCCATTTTAGAATCGGTTCGCAAACTTCAATCCAAAGCGAAAAAGTAGCGACATTTTTAAATATATAATGGACATTATTGTGAACAATAAGAATCTAAGTCATTGTAAATATTAAGAATAACATGGACAAAAAAAAGTACAAAGAAATATACAAAAATTATTTAAAAAAAGCAAAGTAAAGGTAATTAAATTTTAGGAGAGGTAAAAATGCTTAAAAAGAAAAAAGAAAGTCATGTTGCATTCCTTTTAGACCAAACTGGCTCGATGGAGTCATGTAAAGGGGATACGATAGGAGGCTTCAACAATTTTCTCAAGGAACAGAAGGAAAAGAAAGGAGATTCATTGAAGTTTTCTCTCACGCTTTTTAACTCTGCAAAGGTGGAAAAGCGTTATGTAGGAGTCGACATTAAGAAAGTGAAAAAGCTCGATGATAAGAATTATATTCCCTTATATCTCACTCCTTTGTGGGATGCAGTCGGGAATACGATTCAGGAGTTCCCCAGAGATAAAGATATGTTCTTTATTATTCTCACCGATGGCTATGAAAATTTCTCCAAAGAGTTTAAGGCAAATGCAGTAAAAAGGCTAATTACTGATAAGGAAAAGAACTTCGGCTGGAAATTCCTTTACCTCGGAGCTGACCTTGGAAGTTTCCATGATGCACAGAGCGTAGGAATCGGGCTACATTTCAAGGTAGATAAGTCGAACATGAGGCAAACTTATGCCTGTGTTTCCCAGTCCGTTTCAGGCTATCGTGATACAGGCGATATAAAATACGGAGATAAAAAATAGCGTCGGATAACTAACGATTATGTAAATAAGGAGCCATAAATGTGGAAGGATAAAGATGAATATATAATTAGGTGTGAATGTGGTGATTTAAGTCATCCTGTCCACCTGTGTTTTTGGGCAGAAAGATACCCGAAGGCAGAGAAAAAATTCAAGAGAAAATATATAGACTTAGACATTTATCTAGAAATTGAGAATGTTGGATTTTGGCAAAGAATAAAAAACGCCTTTTTATACATTTGGAAACAACGGAAATTCTGGCATTATGG